GCAATGTGTCCGAAATTTCCGCTCTTTTTGCCAAATTTGTAACATTCTCTGAAAAAAAGGAATGGAACAAGGCTTGAGAATCTTGGAAAAATCGGGTATAATATACCTAATTTTGCTCAATGGTTGAAAAACATCGATATTACGACTAAAATCATCTATTTCGGAATCGTTTTACACCACTTTGACACCAATTTGAATTTTACACCACTAGCGCCGTAGTCGAATCCGATTTTGAGTCTTAATCGTAAGAGCTCTGATGTGACACAGCAGCCCCGGCGTCCTAGCGACGCCAGTACATAAGCAGCGTTAAAATTGAAAATCGCATTTGAACAACGATGTATTCATGATGGGCGTGGGAGTAATCCTACGCCTTTTCTTGAATTCTTGCTATCCGGATGATACAATTTATACAAAGGAGTGGGATACCATGGATAAAACTATTGATGTAGATGCTGTCGCCGTCATTCGTTGTAAGGATTGCGATCTTTGGAACGCATGGGATAAACATGGGAATCTGTGTAGTTGTGCCCACTTTACACAAGATGATGCAGCGCCTGTATATACTAAACCTGACGATTTCTGTAGTTACGCAGTAAATGCTAAAAAATGGGGTATCAATCCTTAATTGGACTGATACCCCATTCGTTTTATATCAGCTCGATATCGCTTGACTCAACATAGCCCGACACATTTACTGAGATTGGATACTTGCCAATACGGCTTTCAAGATTTGTCACTCGATACCGCCCATTGACGAGTTTTCCATCATAAATAAACCACTCACCAGAGCGGCGCATCCCACAATGTGTTTGGCTGTTTGAATATAATATTCCGTCTAATTTGATTTTATCTCCTACGCGAAGAGTATTCTGATGTTCCATCAAAACGAACCCCATGTAGCTGGCCCACAGATACCGTCAGCAATCAAGCCATGCGCCTTTTGCCATTCCATCAGTTTTGTCTTAGTGCCTGCTCCAAAGATACCGTCCGCTTTTACGCCTAGATGTCTCTGCAGCACGGTGACTGTATACGAGATGCCGCCAGTGCAATCTTTCGCGCCCTGACGAATCGTAGGCATGATTTTACTCACTGATACATAAGCAGTTCCAGCCTTACTAATCCAGCGAGACTTCCAGCTCCGCACATCAACATGAACAAAGCCTCCTGTTAGCTGTACTCGACTGTAATAGCCGATGCCGCCCCGCTTCTGGAAATAAGGCATGGAGGCCAAATATAGCGCAATCCGAATTGGGTCAACACCTTTGATGGTAACATCCGCTGCCGTACCCAAACAATGCTGACTGCGAGGACTGCCGCCGATGGAAATATTGTAAGAAGGGGAGCGGTAGCCGGAGTTGATATGGACAGGTTTGCCAAAATGAGCCCGCACCTGTTCAAGAATGTAGACAAGCTCTGTATCGATTAGAACGGTATCACTGTGGTCGGAGCAGGCGAACTCATAGACGGAGAAATGAGCCGACACCTTTTTGTTCCAATCTTTTTTCATTGAGTATGTATTTACTGCCATGTGGCGCACCTCAATTCTTCTTCAACTCGTTCTCAATCTTCTCATTCTGAATGTCCAGCTCCTTGACAGCAGCTTCAATCATCATATCGATAGTCGGGGTGACCTTGACACCCATCTTCTCAAGAGCAGCGATAACATACTTCTTTTTGTCAGCTTTCTTGATAACACCAGTTGCGCCGACCTTCTCAGCAGCGCGAACGGTCATCTGGACAAGCTTATAAACGCCAATTTTCTTGAGATAGGGGATGCCATAGACCATAAAAGCAGTACCAGCACCTGCGACGACTAGCTGGGCAATAGTAGCAACAACCTGATTGAAAAAGTCCATCATAATATACCTCCTGATAAAAATAAAAGACCCCGAACACATCGTTCGAGGTCATGAATCACGTGATATTATTCTTTTGGTTTCAAAAAACCATTAGTGCGTAGCATTTCGTCATATACGCGCCCCACGTTCTTGATGGCGAAGGGCATCTTGTTGTTCTTGTAGTTGGAATGAGTCTTACAATAATCTTCATACTTCCCAATGACATCAAGGATGTCATCAAAGTCCTCTTCGGTGTGGCCGAGTCCGCGAACAAGCTCATTATTGAAGCGCAACACCTGACTACGATAACCGTCAGCTTTGGTTTCTTCACCCTTTTCGATGTGATTGTCTAGCTTTTTACGAGTCTCTTCTTGCTCGGAGCGAATATCTTTAAGCTCGGATTTGGTTTCCTTAATCTCGTTCATCACACCGGCATTCAGGGCGTTTCCAATGTGAGTGGCCACCTAAGACCACGGATTGATCTCTATTTTAGAGACTTGTATCACTGACATAACAACGGCGATCAGTCCACTGCTCCCGGCCATCACTGAGCCGAGATGATTTAGGAAAAAATTCAATAATTCGTCCATACGATTTTAATCACCTCGATTCTTTTTTATATTGACAAATTTTGCACATCATGATATAGTAGTGCTACAGCATGATTTACTTTCGTCGAGCAAATTATGTGTTACCTACTCTAATATGTATGTGGGGAAGAGGTCCTTAGCCGAAAAGCTGAGGGCTTCTTTCTTTTTATTCGGATGGTGTGTCTGTTGTGTTTTGATTTTGTTTCTGCAGTTCCTCTTTAATGGCGGTCAGTTGTTCGGTGATACCTTGCAATGCTATTACGATTTGCTGACCGGTTTCATCAAGAAGAAACGGTTTTAATATTTCTTGAGACATAGTTCCTCCTTAGCTTAAAGATACTGGTATCCTTCAAACCACAATGAGATACCACTACTATATGTGCTGCTAGAAGATATTTTAAAAGTATTATTTGAATTATAAGATATAGTAGAACTAACTGTAGAACTACTGCCTGAATAAAATATCTCTGTTGTACAGCCTTTGACAATTTTAATGTCATCAATAGGGGTAGAGAGTCCTTTAATAACTATATAATTTACATAGGAAGGAATAGTAAGATTTATAGAACTATGGTAATCAATATGACCGTATCCAGTCCATACTAATTTATCGACAATCATTTCATCACCTCTTTATCAATAATACTGATAAGCTTCAATATAATAAGTGCAAGTGTCACTTTTACTGGAGGCATCGAAACCAACACAAGTTATTTTGCCGTTTGTATCAAAAGTTATTTTTCCATAGTACCTACCATTAGTAGTATAAAGAGTAGTTCCAATAATCATTTTTGTATTTATGGGAACCAAATAAGAACTATGCCCGGAAGCGCTAACTATTTTAATGTAATCGCTCGTGGACGGAACGACTAATGTGCCATCGCTATTATAACTATAAGTCACGTTGCCGGTTCCTACTAGTTTTCCTTCACTGTACATCGCTTTTTTCATGAGAGTATTAACTTCAGCTTTAGTATACAATTCTGGTTTACCCGTTATACCAGTCTATGCGTGTGTATGCCCAGCAGTAGCAAATTGACTCTTGTTTACGGCGCGAAGTTCATACCCATTCCAGCCAGCAAGCCAAGTGTAATCTCCATAATTCATGCCGGCTTTTGAATATGCAAATGTTGTATTTGAAGAATTATTGCCTATGTCTTTTATACTATTATGAGTGTGTCCATTAGGCGCTTTGCCATCCACCAATCCTTTTAATGCTTTACCCTGTGCAGCGGACAAGCTATCCGATGTGGAGTCACTAGTGAGATTATTTTGGATACCGCGCCAAGTATTTGTGTCTGTGAGTTTATCTTGCGTCCATTTGGTCCAAGTTCCCCCATTGCAATAACGACGATATGATGTGTTCTTATTGACCAAAAAGAAAATTTGAGTGTAATATTCTCCGCTTGCATTATGTATTACGATTAAACCAAACGCATCAGAAACAGGGACGTTTGTACATCCATTTCCGCCACCAGCATTATAAAACCCGGGAATTTTAACTGTATTCAAATCTACTTTTGAAAGCGTTTTACTTACTGCTTTTTCATTTAACTTTCCATCGACTTCTCTCTCTGTATAGTATCTATCATCGTGAGTGTGTTCTCTCGCAGCATAACTACCCTTGGGTTGATATATGCCATCCGTCTTACCTCTGATGTATGCCCATATCGTAGAAAATTTCACACGGCCAAACTGATTCGTACCACCGGTATCCTGTCGAATAAAATAAGTATCATCAGTGGGGGTTGAACCCCAAGATGTGGTAAGTTTGGAAAATAGCTCATTCGCCCCTGCTTCGTTATTGTTTACTTTGCTGTTCAGCTTGTCATCCATTTCAGCCTCAGTATAATACTTATCATCGTGGCTATGACTTTTCGGAGCAAACTTTTCTTTCAGCTTGTCCCACAGATATTGCAATCCAGCAAGATCTAAGTATCCCATAAATCGACCTCCTGTCTCAGTAAGAACTGAAATCAGCTTGCCAAAACATTGTCGATTTCAGTATTTGTGATCTTTGTAATAGTAAAAATTTCGCCCAAAGCATCCCACTTAGTACCGTTCCAAGCATAATTCATACCGTCACCAACATCATAGACGTCACCAATGGTCTGACCGCTTGTGGGCAGCTTGTCCGTAGAAGCAACGGAACCCTTGTAACGATACATTGCCGTGATATCGCTCTTCAGGGCATAAGTGTTTGCCGCGCCAAATCCATCCAGTTTCTTCTTGTCAGAGGTACTCATTAAGCCGTGAGTGCTCTGTGTTGCGTCACTGTATGTTGTATTAATCGGAGTAGACTAAGTACCATCGCCACGCAGATATTGACCCTGCTTGCCAGCAGCCGGAGCAGGAACTAAGCCAGAACCACCAGCTGCCGAAGCAGTGGCGGCCTTAAAATTAGAGTAAGTGGTATTCGTACTAGGGATGCCCAGTGCGGTAATATCACTCTTGCCAACCGGAGCTGTCGCACTGACATGACCATTTCCGTCTACAGTGATTTTGTACAGTCCGCTGTCTTTTGCCGTGTAGGTAGGATGGACGTACTTTGTCGCCCCCTCTGCAATGCCAGCAAGCTTCTTTTTCTCAGCACTGGTAAAATCATTGGAGGATAGCCCCTTGCCATCAACTTTATCGACCTTATCAGCTAATTTTGCTTTTATTTTTTGCCAGAAATACAGCAGGCCATCATAATCTAACTAAGCCATAAATTTCCTCCTTTACGTTGATAGGATTTTATCTATATCTGAATTAGTCAGAGCCTCCATATACATAGAAGGGTCACCAGTATTCACAACCAACTCGCCATTCTCATTGGTCATAACGGTGGTAATGCCCGTACCTTTGATAGATACAGAACTTTGCTTTGCGCCGTCCAACAGGATTTTTGCTTTGCCATTAAGTGCGCTCTTGTTTGCGCCAAGTGAGAAATTGTTATCGTTCAGCAATGTCCAGTTGCCGCCCAAGTACGCATATAGCTTGTCAGGTTTCAAATAATAGATTTTTTCAGCGAGAGGAGCCAAAGGGAGTTCGCTCACAACCTCCAAATCGTTTCCGATTTTTACATGAGCTATAGAAGAATCTCGATAGGCGTTTCCGGTGTCAAGACAGATAATGATTTGTCCGTCAATCACTGGAGCCGTGTCAAGTTGCGATTGATTGATTTCACGTAGTGATAATATTGACATCGTTTAACTCCTTTTCGATATAAAAATAAGCCTTCCACATCAAAATTGACATGGCAGGGAATGTAAGTTTAAATTAAACAATGGTCTTCCATGTAATAGCACCTTCGACAACCTTAACACGATTGTCCATTGCGGTGTTCAAACCATCAGAGTAAGTTTTTGCATCAGAGAGAGCGGATTCGGCTTTCTTGGTGGCGTCAGCTGCTGCTATAGATATGGCCTCATCTTTTGCAGAATTGACCTGTTCAACAGTAGCTTTTTTATTCCATGCTTCGCGTTCTTCAGCAGTGATATGAATAATAGTATTTGCCGAATGGTCTGCCAGAGTATCACTCACAGCTTTGATTTTTGCATCAGTCTCAGCTTTTGTGTAAGCATCAGGAACAGCTACATACAGACCATCTTCTTCGATAACGATACTGTTATCGGCCTTTGCAGATACACGTACTTTGACACTAATTTTATTGTCATCAGAGACCGTAACCTCTGCAGTGGAAGTGGCGATACCGATGTAAATGTCAATCAGAGAGCCAACAGGAATTTTAATAACCTCGCCGGTAGTGATAGTCAGCTCAATATTATGAGTCTCAGTGTTATATGTGCCACTGGTAACGACCAAATCTTTGCCGAGTGCAATAGTCAGCACATCCCCGCCAAACACGGGCATTTTAATAGTGCGAGTCTCGGCGTCGTATGTGGGCGCATGAACCACACCGGTCAGAGTGGTCTTTACAGGTTCACCGTTCTTGGAAACATTCAGTACGCCGTTATCTGTTTCATAAGTGACATCTGTAACAAAGAGTCCTTCTTTACCCTCAACTGCGGCAATCTTTGCATTGACGTAATCAGCAACAGCCTTTGTGGTCGGCATATCGTCATGGGTTGCCCCGTTATCAGGAATCTGAGTAACAACTGGGCGATTCAACTGGATAAAGTCAGTACCATTCCAAATGTGAAATGTGAAATCAGTTGCTTTAACGTAAATAACACCTTGGATCTGGTCAGCCTCTGGCAATGAACTAACCAACTTGCAACTCTTAGAGTATTCCTGAGTGCCTTTATAGAATTGTCGTGTATCAGTCAGAAAGTACAGAGTATCGTTATCTTTGGTGGTCAGGGCTTTATAATTGGCCGCTGTACCGTATGAAAATTTGACTTCCGCCATTATATCCTCCTTTATCAAAATTCAGTCCAACGAAAATTTGTTGGTGCAACGCTGAACGGTTCAACCATCAACTGTCCATTCTCTCCGGCTTCGCGTTGTACAATCCAAGGAGAATATTTACCTTTCTCATCTCGAATCATAACAGTCTGACCTTCATAAGAATCTTCAGAAGAGTTGATTTTTTCGTTTGCAGTGGACACAGAATCAAAGACCAATTGACGTGGCCTAATGGTTTGCACCGACAAATCATCGCGGACATAAAGTAATTCGGATGTATCTTTAGTGATGATAATATCCTTACCATCGATCATTCCTAGAGCAATGGCAGCTTCAACATCCTCTGCGTTGCCATAGCCCAGCTTCGAGTATTCTGCCATCGCTAGTTACCTCCAAAAAATAAAAAACGAACGGTCAGAATTCAACCACTCGCAAACTGCCATCTTCAGTTTCAACACTCTCCTGAGTAATCTTGACTGCATTACCGATAGGCTTGCCATTTGCGGTCAACTGCAGTTTCTGGTCGATATAGCTCAGGTTATCAGCCTTACTATCAAAAATAGCAGCGTTACGGTCACTCAGAGCCTTCAGCATCGCCTCAGCAGCAAGCAGGCGCTGGTCAACAGAGCTTAAAGCAGCATCAGGAATGAGATCACTCCAATTCTGGATTGGGACGATATGAATGACGCCCGGTCCAACTTTTCGGACGTGCTGTACAGTTGTACCGTCTGAATCCATCGTTACAGCCAAAAAAGTAAGCTGTATCTGAATATCTCCGGGCTCGCTGGTCAAATCAGTGTCGAATGGAAGAATATATTCCAACTTATTCTTATACAGCTCATCTGACTTGGTTAGAATTTCCGTTTTATAGCGCTTACTGATAGGAAGGACATACTCAAGATTAACTGTATAATCAGTCATATCAACGCCTTTATATGTAGGGTCTGCCAGGAAGTGAAGCTTGTCTACCATTTTGCTTCTTTCCATAATCGCGTCTTGAACAGAACAAGTCAAAGTATTGTCCTCGTTAATCAAAAAAGTATACATATTACACCTCCTTTCCATTCACGATGTACAGATACTCATCCATTGAAATACGCTTATCTGCAAGCTTATTCTCTAAAAAAGAGTCCTGTATCATATGGTCACGATAAAGCCGTCGCAGGCTTTCAACGAACGGACTAAAATTCTTTTCGTTCATAACAGCCCTCCTTGAATTAAGCTCAGAGTGTAAGCGTCAATAATAGCCTCAGGCGTTTTACCACCCAAGGCTTTCAGCTGTTCATACTCGTATTTGTCTATCTCTTCAAGTAAGACAGTGTCATACTCAGGAGAGGGGATAAGGTAATACCCGTCAACATGCCAGATATGACTGCCGTCACTACTGATGATACCTTGAGCGTCATCCTCAGTGCAGTTCACCATAATACCGTGCTTTGGCTGATACCGTACAAAAGAAAGACGGTCAAGCGCATCAATCACTCGACCGTTCAAAAGAACCTTATAGTACACACTTCCACCTCCTTATACGCAGAACATCAAGCGAATGCCTGCCTGATCACTGGGGAACAGATAACCATACAAATTGCCCGTCTCGCTAACACTATAGAAATAATTTCTATAAGAAATGAAAGGAGAACGAGTCCAATAGTTGGTTTTGTTTCCGTCGAGATCTGTACAAGCACGACTCTCGTTTGTAGTCATGAAACTAATAGAATCACCTTCATTGACATAAGGTTCGGTGGTCATTGTTGGGTCAACTTCAATTGCGCTGGGGATGAAGAAATAGCTATCTGCTGTGACAATATCCGTAGACGTACCACCTGCGGAACTCGGGACCTTGACTTGTTTAATCAACTGTTGCCAACCAATAGGCAAAGCTTTAACGATTCGAGAGTCAAGGTAAGTACGGACAGTCGTTCCGCCCCAGCCGTTTTCATTGCTGGATGCTTGACTCAGTGCCATTTTCTTTCCAAGGGTGGTTTTCTGTAGGAAGGTAAGAGAACTACGTTTGCTAGAGTTGCTGAGATAATAGCGTTTAAATCCACAAGCTTCAAACTCAAATTCTTCATGAGTCCACGCAGCGAGTTGTCGGCAGGCAGCGTCACCGAGGTCGGCATACCAAAGCTTCGCCCAGTAAATGACACCAGTAGCGAAGTTCTCGTATGCGCCATCGTCGGCTTTAGCGCAACCGAGCACCAGAGTGGCGTCAGTCTTGGTCAAACGATTCTTGGCGATTTCAACATAATTGATGTTGTCACCATAGCAGTTTGCGCAATAGATATGGATACTATTTTCACCTTTGATGTGACGCAGGACCAGCATATCCCGGGTATCAAAACTTGCTCCGTCGGTAGACCCTGTACCCCAAGAAACCTTTGCAAGGCCATTTGCCCAGAGACGGAAGCCATTTGTTCCATTCGTCTCGTAACATTGCATCAGAGTAGAATTTCGACTATTGGAACCAGCCATTGAATAATCAACAGCTATGACCCAGTCACGGTCCTCGTTGAGCAACTTTATACCGGTGTCGATATAGTTGCTGCCATTGAACGCAGTTTCTCTGGAGATGATAACATTCTCAACGATGTCATCATAAGTGAAATCGTTGCCCATGCGAATTGTAATATTATCCTTGTCCTCGACTACCTGATTTGCGATACCGACCTGATTCATTGTATAAATTTCAACAGGTCGGAGATTTCTCAGTTCTTTGCCATCAAAATATCCGGTGGTATAAGCGCAGCTATCGAACACAGCATTGATATCTTTCTCTCCATTAACGTAACCGCCTTTGTCCCAGCCACTAAACAGATAGAACTTGAATGCAGTCTCTTCAGCTGTATAAGATGGAATATCTCCATCGTACAAAACTAGACTGCCATACGGAGCCTCAGTATCCTGAAGGATATTACCGTGGTTCATGTAGCGAACATGATATTTACGCACGGATTCGGTATATACGGCAGTAACAGTTTCATTGCTGAATGCAGGAGCAAGCTCTGTATCCCATCCTTTGAAAGTAAAATCAGTGCTGATAGTGCTTTCATATGTAGGAATCGAGATAGGATTATCAGTGCGAGTAGTAGGGTCAACTGCTTTAGCTCCCTTATCAACATACTGAATATCCAACACAGAACCGTCTTTATTGACGAATGTCCATGTATACTGCTCGATAAGAGTGTTGTATTCAATAGTCAGATCAGGCCACTGAGCTTTAAAGTTTTCCAGCTGTTTTTCGCGGATAAGCGGCAGATGTACAATGCCCTCGATAACAGAATGATCAGAATTGTAGCCGTTCTCGTCCAGACCGGTCATGCCATACAACTTATCAAGTAGAGTTGTATCGCTCAGCTCCCAGTTGATTCCAGTGACGCGAACACGATTCAGAGAAGTACACTTCGGTAGCATCTCTTTCAGGTCAATCGTCAGGCAGTCCTCAACAGTCAGAGTAGTGATATTCTCATAGCTCGCGATAGAGAAGTCGGTTAGATAACGCAGATTCTGAACCGATAGATTGGAAATTGCGGGCAGTGTGGCCTTTTGAATTTTGCCACCTTTAGCAAAGGCAACGCCTGTCACACCTGAACCATTAGCAAGGAACTCGGCCAGATTGACACATCCAGTCAGATTGATAGATTTCTTCAAATTCGGAACATTCTGCAGATTCAGATGTTCAAGCAGGGTATTGTTGCCAACAGCAAAATCGGTCATGTTGGTATTGGCGTACCCTTCGACACTGGAACCAATCTGAAGATCTGTCAGCTTAATACCATGACTAAAATCAACATAGCCTGGGTAGAAGCCGGAAATATCACCGATGCTCTGGATGATAGAGGCGTTATAGATATAGACCTCAGTATCGTTCATTGCTTCGATGGGGCAGGGAACTTCATAAGTCTGACCACGTTTGCCGCGCATTTTCACGGGATTGGAACCGTACCGTACAGAAATGTAAGTATCGGCATACGGAGTAATATGGAATGTACCGTCTGGCCGTACACCAGTCCAATTGGTCGGAGTGTAACCGCGAATGGTCATATCATCCGAAGTGCAAGTAGTACCTGTATACTTGGACGCCATATACTTTTCCTGATACCGCTGGAACTGACGCCGCTGATGGCGCTTATTACCGTGCATCATGGGCAGATAGCTTGTCGTACCATTGTCCTCATAAGTGCGGAAATACTTGCGCCGCATATCCATGACCCACAAACGCTCGGGTTTCACATCCTGATAGTCCTCAAACTTCTTTAAGATACGAGTAGAACTCCATGCTAGGGCACTCTCGCGGTTTAGGAACATCTTTGCGAGGTCATCTGCAAACAAGTCGCGAATCTTGCACCACAGCTTAGAGTCGTGCGCGTTAAACACACTCTTTGTGCCAATAGTATCCATGTCCTCGTAACCATAAGTCAGAGTTAGACCACCCTCGTTATCGTTGCCCATGGCAGTATCGTTATCGTAATCAAAACAGAAATCCCAATGCACAAGGTCTGAGGTGTGCGGGAACACGTTCTTTGCGCGGTTATCGACCATGGTGTGGCGCTCAGTAAACAGGTAATGGAACAGTGCAGAATCCTTGACAAAGTAATTCTCGAAATTTTTCTTGAACTCCTCATCGTCTGCATTCACAACCCAGTTCTGCACGCGAATCCATGCGTTTTTAGCGTCTTGAATCTCTTGTTCGCTACAATTCTTGTTGATGTAACGGAATTCAAAACTGTGGTCGCCATCCCAAGTTTCCTCAGAGAAGTCGCCACTCAGGAAGCGGGTCTGCGCATCGGTGTTGTTATCAATCTCAACAATGACTTCTTTGTGATTGTTCGGGTCCATACCCATCGTGTCGCTATTTTTCTTGGAGTTGCCAAAATCACCACAAGCATAGAAATGCCACTGACCATCCTTAAAGACGGTTGCGTTTGTGGTATCTGTCTCTTGAATAAACACAACACAGGGGTAGAACGCCATGGTGTCGCGTACCTTCGGGTTGTCCTTACGAGCTTGACGAATGTACGGGTTGAACTCATTAAACTCATCTGCCAGCAGGGCATTGTTTGCATTCTCAGAAGAAGCAACATTGACTTTGATATTAAAATACTTCTCACCAACGCTGTTTTCTGTAAATGCATACTTGCTGCCAGTGCTTTCATCACCAAAGGTAAAGCCACCAGAACAATCGATATCAATATTACGACCAGACTCACCGTATGCGTTAGAGCTGGTGCCCTGTCCCTTGTGGGAACCGGTAGCGATCCAGTTGTCTTCCACAGCGCGGCCATTCTTATAAATGTGCTGGATGGTCGTATTCGGGACTTCGTTCTTCTTACCAGTCGTGAAGGTCGGAGCAGAGATTTTGATAATACGCAAGTTGGGACATTTTTCAGCCAGTAGGTCAGGATTCAGTTCGCCGCTGACGTCTGTAATATCGTTACGGGTATAACGCTCAATCATCTCTTCTGCATTTTTAGCATCAGCAATAAAGTTGTCGAGGATTTCATCATCAGTAAGATTCATCATGTACGACTTCATGCGGTAAACCTGAACATCGCAATCATTAGAACCAATCGTAATGCCAACGGGTTTTGCCTGAGTGAAGTTGTCGCTGGAAGCATACAACTCAACCTTACAGGGAATACCATCAAGCCACAAAACCATCTCATTGTACTGACTGTCAGGCAGGATATTGAACTCAAACTCCATGAAATCATCTTCACAGGTGGGAAGGTCAATACTGTTCTGTTCACTGGTCAGGGTGATTTTCTGAGCCTGAATGTTCAAACCGATATTGTCGTTCAGACAGGTAACGACGGTTGCATCATAGTTCCGTACATTGGTGGTCTTGAAGATGAGCTTAAAATTTTTGCCGGATTTCTTCGCATCGTCAGCGAACAGCTTATAATCAATGGTTGCGGTTGTGCCGGACTTCACACAGAAATACGTGTCTCCGTCTGCATCGATCTGGTAGCCGCCATTAGACCAGTCAAAATTATCAGAAACAGTCATCTTAGTGTTGCCATCAGTCCAAAGGCGATTTTCGTCTGCATTAGTTTTACCAGCAGGATTGAAGTCAAAAGCCAGATTGGTCTTGACAGGCTCGATAGTAATACCCAGCTCAGTCACAGTCACAGAGATGGTTTTAACAGTATCGCCACATGTGATAGTCAATACATGAGTGCCAATCGCTGCAGATTTGAATGTCCATGTTTGCATAGTGCGACCAACGGACAGAGTAGAAGTAGTGATGCCGTCTACAGCAAGAGTTACTTTTGCGGTTGAACTGCTGGGGTCATACACGGTATAGGTGATAGCGATGTTACTGTACTGTTTTGTAGTGTAGTTACGAACAGCACAGCTAATAATCGGAGTGGTATCGAGATCGCTCACCCACATAATATCCTTATAAATCTTATTGGATGTGACCGTATTACCGTTGATTTCCGCCGTCATATGAACTTCCAACAGATGAGCACCATGTTTCTGGAGGGGTAGAGTATAAGTAAGCTGACGACCAGTAACAGTGGTGGTATTTGTGCCAACCTGTACGCCATCTAAGGTAAAGACAATAGTCTTACTAATATTGCCATACGGAGTATAACGGAAAGTCACCTCATCACTGTAGATAAGGGCATCATCGAAAATGCTCTCGATGTAGAACTCAATGACATTGATACTCCATGTTTTAGTGCCGACGCTGCCCACGTTATCAACAACAGACAGCTTAATATTATTATCACCGCTATGAAGATACTGAGTAATATCGAAGCTGTTCTTACCCTGAACAATAGTCTGTGTAGCGACTTTAGTATTTCCAACATACCATGTGCCAGTTGCATTGCCGGTATCGTCTCCAGAATTGTCAACTGACCTGAAATTGTAATTGATGATAGCAGCATCGCCAGAAATAACAGTCAGAGCAGAACCGTCCAAGCGCTCAATAGTGATAACACTGGTGCCGCCTGTGCCACCACCGCCACCCTGAATAACAACGGTAGTCTTAACACCGCCGTTCTCCAACAGACTCAGCTTAGAATCTTCATAAGTGATGTCATATTCCTTACCAGACTCTTCGGGGTTGAAGTCCTTCAGTTTTTCCTGAATCTCCGCAATGTCCGAATTTGCGGTATCAACAGAATCCTGAATAGAAGAAATGTTGCTCTTGATGTTGGCAATATCGGTCGTAAAGCCACTCACTGCGGTCTTGTCGGCTTTGTCAGCCAAAAGCTTATCGGTTGCTCCCTTGTTGTAATAGTCGCTCTGAAGAGTAGTAGGGAGGTCGCCTACTTCGGTCTTCAGGTTGTCCAGTGTCTCTTTTGTTTCAGTAAGAGTGTTCTGAACAGGGGAGAGCTTTTCATCAATTTTCGCATCGACAGTTTTGTTATATGCGGTCACCCAATCAACGCTCGGGTCAGTGCTCAATGTAATACGAGAAATTTCCTGTTCTCCGTTCATAAACTGAATAATCTGGGTCTCAGGAGTGTATTTCACGTCAAAATTAGCCAATCCATCAACAGCATTGATTTCATCACGAAGCATCTCGACAAAGCCATCAACTTCAGTTTTCTTATAATACTGGGCCAACTTTTTATCGACGCTTGCAACAGCATTTTTTGCGTCATTGGCGCTTTGTTTGGCTTCAGCCGCCGCGCTCTGTGCCTCGCCAACTTTCTGGTTCATAGTAGCGAGGAAAGAGGTATACCAGTCATCTCCAGTCGGATCAGTCATCTTTTTACCAGCAAGAGACTTAATGACGTTTAATTTTCCATTGGGGCGAGAACGCCACAAATAACTTTTTGTAGTGCTGGAATTTGGAATTGTGACTGCACCACTTGCCATCAGTTCAAAAGCGAGCGTGCCATCCTTTGCGGTAGCATTATCGCTCAGCAGCCATCCGAATCGAATCTTGGTATCATTGAAAGTAACATTGATGGGGGCAGCGTAGTTTTCCTCATTGCTGGCGTTCATATAGTGAATCTGAATAGTCATGCCCATCAGGTCGATACCATCGTAAAAACGAGGCATTTCAAACGGAACAATTTGACCGTTGTTTTCCTGAGTGACATCCACCTGAGCAGAATTCACAGTAATATTACGATTCTCGTCGATTGACGAATAAACCGTATCCTCATAATCATCAATCCAAACGTACTTGTCGCTACGGGTAAAGCCGGAATCTACCGCAGCAAACGCCGCTACGTCATTTAGATCCATCGTCGCCACGTCTGCAACAACGGGTTCATTTTGGATTGCCATAAAACTAGTCGTCATCACGGATTTTGAGGCCATCCGTTTTGACTCTTCAAATGATAATGCCATTTACTCACTCCTTTGCTTTACTTCGCACGAGCGAACTTATGTAGTAGTTGTGGGGTTATTGTTCTTATTGACATCAGAACGAAGGTCTGGAAAATATTGATCAAGCATCCAGTCCTGATAGATGTCGTATTTGCTTTCTTCTTTACCATGTCCTACAATGTAGGGATAATAGGGGAAATACCGGCTCATAGTAAGAGACATCGTTCCCTCGCCAAGGTTGATACTAAAACTCTTGATAATCCAATCAACAGGTGTTTTACTATTCAAATATTTAGCCGCATACTGAATTTTTTCATTAACATCAAGCCACGGAACTAACAAAATAGGCACCACCAACCCATCGGTTAATCGTGCCTTCTTCCATAATTCATATTTAGCAACTTCCATTGCCTTTTCATCCGTGGTATAGTTGTCATAGTCTCCGCCCGAAAGTATTTCATTGCGACGACCAATTTTTTCAATTGAGAATTTCGCGTTATACAAATCATCGATATTGTCTGGATCAGTCATGCAGACATATTCAAGATTATCGCAGTTCTCTTCTTTTTTTTCTGCGGCAAGTTTATCGCCGGTCGGTACAGTATCTACCAATTTGACCATAGCATGAGATTGCTGCTGTCCAATAAAATAAAAGTGCTTTGTATCAGGGAACCACTGAATAACATAATACTTTCCCGCTTCCATGATAGAAGGTTCCTGCTCAACGTCGTTACCATCAGCGTTAGGAACAGATTTATAAAGCAGGGAAGTTTTTGTTGTAGTCTTCTGTTCAGTCCCGCCACTTCCGTCGGCCTTAACTTCTGTTGTCACAAAATTAACAATGATATTCAAGGTTTTGCTTGTGATTTTCGCAGGCATAATAAACGATATATTCGCTTCATCATCAACAGCAAGTTCTTTTACGGTCAGTGTAAGAGAATTCTTTTCGGAAGAATAAGTTGCAGTCGAAGAATATGCGTCAGAATCGATTGTAGCACCAAACACTTCAACACAGTTTCGAACCGTAGAATAATCCACTGTGGCCGACTCACCATCTGCCGTCACCAAACTTGCAAATAAATCTGGGTCGAGTACAGGCGGGTCATCAAATCCGCTCGGAATTTCGTGACATACGAACACGTCATCATCGAAATACATCTCAAATGGATAATAGAGGTCGCGCAACTCAGTCAAAATCTGCCACAAAGTTGTACCAGTCTCATATTCCAAATCGTAGGGAACATTACGCGTCCAATAATCAATCACACATTTGCTAAACTCGCTCATCGGTTGTTCAGTTAAGACTGTTTTAATGACAGGAGCGATACGTGTTCCTTTGTTGATTTTGGTTTTTAGACCAGTCAACTGTCCAGCCAGATCGCCATTCAGTCGTGCCACAAGATCTACGCAAGAGCATTGCACCGTATTCGTAGTTGCGTTATATGTAAATCCATTTGATGAAATGGAAAAGCAACCCTGATTAAACCAGTGAACATCTTGATTTTTAGAAAATACATTTATACGCTGCACGGATACTTTTTCAAATTCTTTATTGAACGAGTCGTTGAGCTTTTTCTTGGCTTGAATAATCTCGTCTTGAATATCGTGCATAGAATAACCAACATAAACGCTAGTAACAGCATATTCTTTTTGAAGTTCTTCTTCACTCTAACCAGCAATAGCACTGACATCAGCAGCAGATAACATACTACCGTTTACTGTTTGTCCCTGTATTGCCGCAATCATATTATGAACCTTAACAGGTTTTCCCCAAAGTGTCATAGAAATACCTGTTTTATCCTTGAGTAGAATCGTGGCCGGGTCTGTAGATGTACCAATGACTCTTGAAAGATACCTGGATATTTCTGAATTACATAGAGGAATTAAATCGCCATCGTCAGTTTGAAAAAGAGGGGTGTATGCAATTTGTAGACCATTAAATTTATCATCGCAACCAAGAACAGTAGAATAATCTCCTTTATTGATTATGGCTTCCGGGTCTGGTTCAAATGCTTTTTTAAATTCTGAAAAAACTAAAGAACTAAGCCATTTCCCAACGGTAGTCCCAAAAGTTGTCTCACCATTCATCTCCTTTACAAACTTAGAATAGTAAGACATATTATCATCGTTCCACTCAATCACGCCACGATTGATGTTATCGATATTCCCGTATTTTGCATGACCTTCTTGAGTGATTTTTGAAACTAAAGCATTATATTCTGCTTTGGCTTTCTTATATCCAGCAGATTCTTTTGTCTTTTTTTCAAGTTCTGGGTACGAGAGGGAAGTAGTTTTGGTTCTTCCTTTTAGTCCGATAAAAACACGAACATTTTTGCTTATCCAGTCCTCCTCGTCAAAAGCGGAGACAACACTCTTTTTGCCGAGATACAGCGTGGTATTAAAGGTGCGTCGAATATCCGATTCCGAATCAACACTTACAGTTCCATCAATCGCAATGCCTTCCAAAGAATCGACAGTTGCAAAATCTTTGTCCAATAAATCAATGCGACAATATATATGAGGAGAATGGCTTTTTAAAAGAGCGAGGTCTTCATCTGTAGGTAAGTACTTCATGTTGTACCTCCTACCGGCAAATATTCGCTCAGTCCATTACTGTACATGTCATCTTCACTCTCAATAGATCCGATTTCGACAAAGTTGAAACTCAACGTACCTTTGTCATAATGCTCAGAACAACTTGTAGTAACACTGCCATTTACTCCAATTAGCCACTCACGCCCATCAAACATTTTGAGAACTTTTGCGTCTCCGTTAGTAAGCCATGCTGAGATTTCTTTACGGTAATCATTTCCACCGTCAACATCAAATTCATCTTGAGTCATATCGAATTCAATACCAACGCCCGAAAAATCACCAGAGTAATAGTTCGCTTCATTGCCAAAATACAGATAGGGGTATTTGCTACTCATAGTTTCGACGATAGAAGCAGTGCGTTTTAGCTCAACACTGTCTACCTTTGGCTCAAGAAGAATGTGATAAGATGTTTCTCCATCTGTAATAATTGCGCCATCAAATTCACTGACTACTATCTTTTTAACATAGCCCTTTTCAATAGTATTAACAACAGGAGACACAGCATATTCATAAGGCTGTTCGCGCCCAGCCGCATACCAGTCAGTGTGTTCCATTATGACATATCCGGTATTTTCTGAATGCAATTTTATTCCATGAATAGTATCAGAGAATGGTTTAGTGACATTCTTTTCGGGCATGACGCTAATCCTGAAATACGCAATACTATCCTTATAACTTACACTCCAAGATGACTTGTCCTAAGTCCCAATATTTCGTGTCTTGTTAAACATTTTTGAAATCGACTTCTATAGGTTTTTCATAAAAGAACCAATGGAGGAAAAACGATCCAATGCCTCATTATAGGTATATTCTTTTCCGTTGGAATAATATTTAATACTTGTTTCTGCATAGCCTAAGAATTTTTGATTTTTGTCATATGCTACAATTCTAGCAATATATCCATCAGCCGATATTTCGACTGATTTTAAATCACTTGCCGGGATTAGATTAGTGCTCATTGAGATGTTATCTGTAGTAAATACTCCACTTTGACTAATATAGCCATTTGACCAGTTGGGCAATAAGAGTAAATCGTTTAATAAGTCAACTTGTTTTTCATAAATAGTCATCCATGTGGCATCTAAAGGCTTTTTGCGCTTAAACCGAAGATGAGTAATGTTACTCTTCACATTGGCTGGATATTTTGCAAAAAGGTTAATACAACCACGCCGTTTATCGTTTTCTGCATCAAAAATTACTCCATCAATTTGTTCGCTATATTTCGTCTTAAACTGTTTGAACCCAGTATCAAGCTGGTAGCCTCCAACTGATTCTGCTTTAGCACGAACATAATAAACACTATTATTGTCAAGGCCATCAACATAAAAACTCTTCATAGAGTCACGGTGATAAAAACATTGTGACTTTTTGATTTCGTTTTTATTAGAGTCATAAAGATAATATTCATACCTATTGATAACTTCGCCCTCAGCCGTTTTGTAGGTATAATCACAATCAAAAGAGTATGAAGGTGTAGAGATAATTTTAGAAGGGGAAATGTCGGAGAATGCCCTGAATTTAATGGAAGGTTTCTCGTGACAATAAAACAGAATCTTGTCACTATATTCGCTAAAAGTGTTCGTACCAGTTAATCTGCAACGAATCATGATATAATAAGGATCATGCTGATTTACAAGAACCCCACCTTTAATTACAAATTGTCGAGCTAAGCCAGTTCCAGTGGGAGCTACTGTGCCAAATTTATAAACAGTGCTATCTTTTGACTTGAAGATGATATAGGCAACTAAGTCAATATCGGCATATGCTCCGAACTGGAATGAAGTGTCTTCGTTAGCACTAAATACATTGATTTTTGATAAAATTGGTTTCACTGTATCACCTCCAAGTTAATCAGACGTTGTAACATAACAAAGCGCACCCTCAGAGTTTACTTTCAATCCAAGAGTGCTTAAAATGCTGTCAGCAGTGATTGCTTCGACTTTTTTGGTCAACTCATTATAGTGAGTTTTTTCTGTCCTACTTAGACCACTAAAATTGGTTGCCAAAGCGCTAATGTCATTTTTGTTTGTAGTGACCTGTGTTTTTGTTGTCGCATATTCATCGTTTTTGAATGTACTTAAATCAGAAGAAACATCATCAATCCTTTTATTTAAAGAAGCATAATCGTCAGATTCTTTTGTTTGCAAATTATGTATGTCCGCCTCATTGGTAGACACACTGTCCTGTAATGCGACAAAATCGTTCTTTTTAAAAGAGTCAAGATCTATATCTGTAGAACCAACTGATTTTTTTAATTCCGCATAATCTTCTGCTTCTTTTGTTTCAAGACTTGTCACACGGTCGTTTACGGCATTTGCAGTTGTATCGTCTGTGTATTTTGTGGCTTTCTCCCAATCACTATGAGAATAAGAGCCAGTCGCTCCCTGCGCAGAAGTACAGATATATAAATCGCCATTACTGCCTAAAAACCATAAGTCACCAACATTATATGGAGGAGCAGGAACGGAACGGAAAACTTGACACTTGCTGTCGGCAGTATTTTGCGCAAGAGCGGCAGAAGCGAGCGCATTGATAATACTTGCGTCAATTATCTCGTACCACATATATTCTCTTTTTGACTCAGTACTATTAGCCGCTTCTATCCACCGATAGCATTTTCCAGTATCAATATCATAATAAATCTCGTTTACATGATGCCATTCCGTATGCCATTTTACCCATTCTACGGCAGGCGCATTCTCTTTCGTCGGGACTCCATGTCCGTAGTTTGTCTTAATGGTGCCGCTGATTTGAGCTTGAGTGTTTTTGTTAGTCGATTCTGTCTGATTGATTAAATTGGAGAGATTTGTATCAATTTTATCGACGTTATTTGATAAATCACTCAAGTCCGAAGAGATCGTTCGCACCTTGGCAGCTTCCAGACTTTGATTTCCTTCAGTCAAAATAATATTTCGAAAATTCTTTTGCATTGCGGTGACAACGAGTTTTTGGCCGACTTCATAATCACGATTTGTAATCACGACATATTCGCCACCAAATGCGGCAATTTTATAGGTGTATCCATTTTTAGATGTAATAACCCCGTAAGAAGAAACATCAAATTGCGCGTTCGCCACTGCACTCTTGGCGGCAGAAGAAATGGCCTCAACTAATACATCTGTTGCACTTTTACTTATGTTTGACACTTTCTTTCACCTCCAAGAAAAATATAAAAGCCGACCCGCTGGGCTATCCTAGTGGTATCGGCATTGTGTTTTAATACTCTCTATTTAATTTCGCTTATTCATTTTTTGAGAAAGTTTGTTGGGAAGATTACGGACAATTTCGTTTGCCAAATCTTCTGCTCCACCAATAGGGTTCTGAATAACAATATCTCCAATGGAAATATCAATATTAGAACCGCCGTTAGAAGATAGGGAAGCCGTTCCGTACTTAGACATCTGATCCTGGAACCAAGCATCTGGATTGCCACCCATCTCGAAGAGACGAGAAGTAATATCTGCAGGAACAACTCCATCGCCGGTTTCAAGATAAGTATAACGTCCAGCTTGAGGTTGACGAACCAGAAGCTCGGAACCTTGCTCGTCAACATTATACTTGCCGGATTTTTGAATGCTTCGAGAACCAGAAGCTTTTTTGCCAGTGATTTTTTCTTTAATTTTGTCAACAAAACTCTTTTTCTCAGAAGAACTACTGGAACTACTAGAAGATTTGCTAGACGAAGTAGAAGAACTCTTGCCTTCATCCCGAGAACTGCTAGAAGAACTACTCTTACCCGTAACTGCATTATAAGCACTCTGAACGCCGTTCTTAATACTATTGACAATATTAGAACCAGTCTTCCATGCAGAAGAATTAGTGATTTTATCTTTGGTGGAACTTATAGCATTGTTTACCTTACTTCCAACCGTAGAGTTGTCCCATTTCTCTTTGACATTAGAAGCAATTCCTTTGGTCGTAGTTACTAATCCACTGACAGCGTTGTTTACTTTGCCGCCGAGCCAAGAATTGTTCCATGCATTTTTTGCACTACTAATTGCGTTGCTTCCAACTTCATAGATGTCTTTACCAAGCTCTAACAAACTCTTACCGCCAGAAACAGTCGTGGGAGTGCCACTACCACCACCGCCACCAGAAGATAGACTACTCGAAGATGTGGAACTATTGCTGGTAGTATTTTTGGTAGTAGGAGTTGTCTGACCTTTATTGTACAGATCGTTTCCAATCGTACCAAAACTATCACGAATAGAAGAAATAGTGTCATCGCAACTCTTAGTGATGCTATCATAAACTTTCCCCATGACCCACTTGATATTTTCACTAAGATTGGTAGCACCGGGCTCAACATTCTTCCAGGCATTTGCCATTTGGTCAGGGAGAACTTTATTCAAAGTCTCTTCACTCTTGGATTCGATTGTGCTATATGCACCATTGATTGCACCTTGAGTATTGTTAGCTAGGTCACGAACGCCGCTTTCAGCCATACCCCAGCTATTATCGAAACAAGCTCGCATATCATAGAGCATTTTCTCGGTATCGCCAGTGGTATCAGCCCAAGCTTTAGAAATAGTAGATTGCGTTTTAGCACTCAGATTTCGGATACCGCCACCACACTGATTCCAACTATTCTTCATATTACTAGAGATAGAGTTCATTGCATTAGAACAGCTATCTTTCATAGAATTGAAAGAGTTTGCCATCTTATTAGCGTTAGACTCACTCATCTCGTCAGTCATAGATGCCATTTTGTTAAAACCAGCAGTATATGTGTTTTGCATTGACTGGAACAGTTTCTTTGTGATACCCTCGACCTGTTCTGCGTTCAGTGCGGTATTGTCTCCGATAGCGGCATAGGTATCTTTAACCAGCTTCTGCATATTGCTATACATTTCTTTACTGGTTGCATCAATCTGATCGTCACTCAAGCCAACCTCTTTTGCCATATCCTTCCACGTCTTCTCAAACTGAGATTTCATGGAGTCGAGCTGAGCAAGTGTGTTGGATTTGGAAGAAGAAATGAGATTGTCAAGAGGATTACCTGTACTACTATTACCAAAGCCGAAGAATTCACTAATTGACCCCTTTATTAAGCCTCCGCTGTTTATTAAGCCTCCGCCCTTTATTGCGCTTCCGATATTCTTTATTTTATCAAACCATTTCGAAACCGAAGAGCTTTGACCGGAAGAGTTTATAGTGGACTTAGTTTTATCTGTGAATGTAGTAAACTTTAAATTCAACCCGCTTAGAGTCTTAACGCTCTTTGAAAGCAGCGTAGGAATAAGTCCGGTCTTATTGTCGTCACGAATATCGTCAACGGCCTCAACTACTTCATCAACTTTAGAGTCAATGGCAGTGTTTTTGCGAGTTTGAGGCGCAGAAGTAATAGTCGTATATCCGCTGGAAGCAGCAGAGTCGCGAGAACTAGGTATTTTAGAGGCTACGTTTTTGACCCAGCCGATAGGATTCTTGGCGATTCCCATTAAAGTCGCGGTTTGTTTTGCGGGGATAACGCCGTCGCCCTTCTCAAGCTGAGTCAGACGTCCTTTCTCAGGAGAGCGGACGATTATCTCTTCGCCTTCCTCATCGACATTGTAAGTGCCGGATTTCTTGATAGATTTGTCGCCCTTGGCACGCTTACCGAAAAGCCAACGAATAGGAGCTGTGACAACATGAACAATAGTGCCAAGCACACCGCGTTTTTTTGTGCCATCGCTAGATGTGCCACCAAACAAGAATTTTCCAATGCCACTAATGGCTTTAGTGATCGTTTTGCCAATACTCTTGACTATTTTCCCAAGAGTTTTGCCAATACCAGTTACAGCTTTCCCGATAGTGGAACCGATTTTTGCGAGACCGTTTGTAAATGAGCCGCCACCGATTGCACCGACAGCAAGCGTACCGCCAAGGAGAATCGTACCGATGACAGGAATATGACTGACCGCAGCCGCAATAGTTCCGGCAACGCCAGTACCGCCTGCAGTACCAATAGCGGCTTTGACAGTCGTACCAATTCCTTTGAAAATACCAGCAATGCCAGAGAATAGCTTGGTTCCGCCCAATGTGGTGCTAATGTTACCGAAAATTGAGCCAAGCCCGCCAATCGCTTTTTGGGCAATCGATGCGACTCCACCGAACCCCTCTTGGAAAACAGACGCTAATCCGCCACTACCAGAGAAAATTCCCTGTGCTGCAGAGACCACAGTCGTTTTTACATTGCCAAGAGATTTTGCAATAGCCTGTCCTAGTTTAGGAATCTCACTAGTGCTCTCTCCAAGGAATCCTTTTGCTGCAGCGTACTTATTAGAGCCTCCAATACCAAGGAAGCTCTTTCCTGCATCCAAGAGACGTCCTAAAAATCCTTTACCAGAACTCTTATCAGAGAACGTACCAACCGCACGCTGCAGACGATTCTACAGACCCGTAATTCCACCGCTCTGAGTAGAACCATTCAGATTGCCAAGCACGTCTCCGAGCTTAGTCAGCGTATCAATCAGTGTCTCAAGCTTGGTGACAACATTAGAAACATTAGTTGCTCGCTGGACCGCCTTCATATTGGAGACAACAGAGGCCATAAATCCATCGTAGTGACCTTCCATCTCTGCAAAAGTCATGGCTTCGAACTGGGAAGTATATTTCAGTTTCTTCTGATAGTCGTCCCAGCTTGTGCCAATAAGGTTAGTGGCTTCCTGAACCTTATCTTTGAGCTTATTCAGCCGGTCGATTTCTTCCTGTTTCTTGTACTCACGGCGCTTGCTGCTGAGGTCACTCTGAGCGTCACGAACTGCACTTGCATCAGCCTCCCACTCGTAACCATTCTCGCCATAGACGCGAGTGGTCTTATTGGCCTGTGCTTTCGCGAGAGCATCCTCGGCTTTTTGCAGTTCAATCGCCCGCTCCTGAGCATTGTTCTGCTCATTCAGCGCGTCGATGCGCTTGTCAATGACATCCATCCATGCGTCGCCCTGAATTTTCAGGTCATTAGATTTCTTGTCATTGGCGCTGTTCACGAGGTCAAGCAGGGAAGAGAAGAGATCTTTGAGATTGGAAATAATCGTGTTAAGACGATTGGCTTCTTCCCCCATGCCTTTCATGTGGTCAGTGACATCCCAAGTGCCATCGGCAACCTTTTGAAGGATTTCAGCATAGCGCTTACCAATATCAGTGCCTTCGTACTTTAATGCAAGCTCTTTCAATTCTGCAATATACAGTTCTTTAAAAGCTTCTTTGTTAAATACGAGTTTGTCACCCTGAAGCTCAAGACAACCGACGTATTTTGTGTCAAGCGCCATCAGCTTCTGAATACTGTCTTGACTTAAATCACCATAAGCATTATACTCGTCTACAATATCGGATAGATCATTAAACGCACTCTGGAAATTATCCATCCGATTGTTGATGTTTTCCAGAGTAGAACCTATACCATTGATATATTCTTCGATACTGATAACATTATTTTTAATCTTATCTTCAGCATCTCTAAAGCCTTGAGCGAGGTATTTTCCGGCCACACCACCGGTCTCTTCACAAGCAGTAGCCATACCATCAAGCTTTTCGAGGAACATCTGCTTAAAAGCATCGCTGTTATAATCGATTTCACCATTCTCTGGATTTAGTGCTCCAGCAAATCGCTCGTCTGTAAATAGGTCTGTGTTATCGTACAAGTCCCGAATTGCCTGATACTTTTTATCCACATCATCCGCATCAAGAGCACCGAATGGGTTCTCAATCTTATTCTTGCTGACCTCAGATAGCCCAGAAAATGCGGATTTTATAGCGTCCGTCTTTTCCTTGGCTTCATCCATCGCGGTGCCGTAGCCGTTGATGGCATCAGTAAGTTGCTCAAAAGAAATGGTTTCGGAATCGACACTAGAGTTCAACCAGTCGAGAATCTTCTTCATCTCGCCAGCAGACTTGCCACCATCATTAGCTGCATTCGCTTCCTCAAGTTGCGCTCTGACAAAAGTGCGGAATTTTGCGGTGTTAAGCTCAAGTTTTCCATTTTGCTCAGTTAAGCAAGCAGTAAACTTATCATCAACACCGATTAACGACTTCATGGTGTCTGCACTAATATAGCCATACTGGTTATATTCTTTCATCGCTTTTGTTAACGTATCAAAAGCAGATGACAGGTCAGCAACAGATTTAGAAGTTGTACTAGATGATTTTCCAGCATTTTTAGAAGATGAGCCGAATCCATTCAACTGATTTGTTAATGCTTGCCCACCCTTTAAGGCGGCATTCATATTGGTGTACAGCAAAGAAAGCTGAGTATTTGTGCGATTCGTAATTTCCTCTAGTTTCGCAGGATCGACACCACGTTCGCCAGCCTTTTCTACTTCGTTTGCAAACTCCTGAGCGGCACTATATGTTGCAGTTGCCGCAGTAGCATTTTTCAAAGCAGGGAGAAGATTCTCAAGAGCAGTCTTTTCAGCCTCTGTTTTCTCTTTTAGGTCATCAGTGCTTTCAGCCGTGTCATCGGCAGTAAGGTTTGCGACCTCATGTTGTGCATTAGACAGAATTGTTGCCGCAGCTTCTGCGTATTCAGCAGCAAGTAACTCGGCATAACTCTGTTTATTTATCTGAAGCTTACCATTAACAAGCTCAAGGCAATTCAGATACTCGGTGTTCATCGTCAGTAAAGACTGAAGAGAATCGAGACTCATGTAGCCATACTGATTGTACTCTTCCATTGCACTGGTAGAAGCTTTATACGCAGACTGGATTTCATCCATTTTGGAAGAAATATCTTCCATCTTCTGTGCGCCAGCAGCCAATGCGTCAACACCATTTGCAGAAGACTGAGCTACAATACCAACTTGAACAAGTGCTTGGATAAACGCATTTACACCGTTTGTGTCAGCAGAGAAGTCCATGTCGGTCAAAGCTTTACGAAGATTTGCGAGAGCTTGCGCTTGCTCATCGGACAATCCTTCGTTTGTACCCCACAAGAGTTCATTCAGCTTATTTGCATCAAATCCATCAATCGTATCTTCCAGAGTTTGAACAGCAGAATTTACCTTATCGAAAGTAAAACTGACATCCATACTGTTATTATTGTCATTCTGCCAAAAATCAACTGCTTGAAGTTTTCTACGAGCGTTTGTATTGTTGTTGATAGCATCCGTTGAGTCGTTGTAAGAATCTACATCATCACGGAGAGCAGATTGTTCATCAAGCAAGAATTGATACAGACTATGGTACGTTCCACCGGCAGCTCGCTCCGCCTCAGTGGTATTATCGATAACATACTTTAAGGCTTTACCAATCTCGTTGTAATAGTCAACAATTGAATCCGCATCATTTAACTTATCAGGTCCATAACCACCGAACTTGTTAAAGACATCAATGCCAGCATTTTTAATCTGGTCTCCCATATCCATTTCAGGAGCCGACCAAACAGTAAGATAATGCGTCCGATTATTCTTCTTGGCTGTATCAACAAGCTTATCACCTTGAGCGTCTTTGTTTTGTGTCAACTCATAACGAGATGCCTCCAACTGCTCCGCTGTAATATCCTGAAGTAAACCAAGCTGTTCCTCATACTTGCCATTCTGCAGGTCAAGTTTACTAAGTTTGTTTTCATCAAGCGTTCCTTGCTCTTTAGCAAGGTCAAGAATTTCTGCCTGAATATCCTTTGCTTGGTCAAAGTCCTCGGTATCCCAACCAGACTTGTCGCCAAGTTCTTCATATGCACTAACCAAATCCTTTAAAGAGGAAGTGGTGCTCTGTGCAGCATCGGCGGCTTCCCTGGATTTCGTGGCCGCAGTGTCAATACGCTGAGAATATTCAACAAATTTCTTTGTTATCCACGACAGTGCAAAACCAATGCCAGCGCTTAATGCGGCATTAAGTAAAATAGCTCGTGCCCGAAGCAACAACATACTGAGTGACAACTTGTTTGTTGCACCCTCGGCTCCCTCTGCTTGAACTTTACTTTGGATTAAAGCTGTGGTAAGATTACTAAGAGAAGGCCTTGCTCCGTTTGCCGCTTCTTTACACTGATTGTAAACTGCAACTAAACGCAAAAATTTCTTGATTATTGTGTCCCAAATGCTAGATGTCGTATCTGTTCCATTAGTAGAAAAGAAAGTTAATACCAATCTACTTTTATGAGGAGAGAGTTATGAAAAAGATAGGATACTGTCATTGGTGTAACAAATATGCCGATTTAAATTATGGCTTTTGCCCGTTTTGCTCAAGTCAACTGATATCAATCAGTGCATGGAATAAAATGACCAACAAAGAAAGAGAAGATTGGTTAAATAGAAATCCTAGACACAATCCTCCTAAAAAAATGTGGGGTGTTAATCTTGACTCCGCAGAAAAGGAAAACAAACAAGCCCGTGCTCAACTTGAAGAGGAAGCTCGCCTCGCTCAGTACAAACCCACTTGTCCAGTATGCCACTGTCCTGATTTGGAGAAAATCTCCGGCTTTGACAAGACTGTGGATATAGCGGTTTGGGGCGTATGGTCGAGAAAGGCGCACAAGCAGTTTAGATGTAAAGCGTGCGGATATGAGTTTTAAAGGAGAATAAAAATGCTTCAAAGAACAACAAACGGTGTCCCTCAAAAAGATTTCTGTCTTCATTCTCCTGCAAGTGTAGAATTCAACGGAAAGGAAGTTCGTGGACTTACAGCTTATTGGGATACTGGAAGCTCCGTATGCTGCATTGCAAGAGAAATTGCCAACAAACTTGGCTTACCCATCATGCCAACCCAACAAGAAGTTAAGTCAATCACAAATTCTAAAATGGCTGACATTACAGTCTGCACATTGAAAATTGGCTATGGCGATGACATAATTCTTCCCAATACATTGTTTTGTGTTATGGACCCGGAAAATTTTGAATATGAACTTCTTATCGGTCAAGATGTTATAGGGTATGGAGAACTTCATACTAAGTATAATCCGGCAATGGAACGAATTAGGCTTGAGTTTGAGATTGATCCTTCTGTGATTCCAGACCCTGAGATTTGAGTATAGCCTTCCACTGTGAAAAAATTTGTCTCCGTTCTTCCTGAGTAAACGGAGGCATCTTCCGTACTCTTACGGAAACAATATTAAAATCGTTCATTTGAATACCTCCGATTTTAATGAGAGAAAAATCTATGGATAAATATGTACGCTACTGCCCGTTATGTGACAAGTATTATCCCCAAAATCAAATGCTGTGCGCATTTTGCTTTAGAGATGTCATATTATCGCCTAAGTGGAATAGTATGAGCCAGCAAAAGAAAATCAATTGGAAGTTTGAGCATCTGCCGCAGGTTGACATTTCAACACTTAGCAAAGATTCGCTCAAAAAAATGCAAGATAAAGCCAACGCCTTTGACGCTCAATATAGAGCTGAATTGGAGGAGAAAGAACATCCGAAATACGTTCCCACCTGCCCAACCTGCGGTTCACCTGATATTGAAAAGATTAGCGGAACCAGTAAGGTTGTTGATGCAGTGGTCTGGGGCATTTGGTCCAAAAAGGCAGGGAAGACGTTTAAATGCCGGAACTGCGGTTACGAATGGTGATGTATTATGTCTCTTATTATTGCAATCCCTACTAAGCAGGGAATCTTCGTGTCAGGCGATTATAGACGAGAATCCAAATATACCGACAGAGACTCAAACGAAGTCATGTACACCACTCATTCTGATTTTGAACAAAAGGTTTTTCGAACTAACAATGGTCATGCAATAGCTCTTGCTGGAAATGCAAAGTTGAACGATGGAACTTCGACTAATGATACTGTTTACAAGCTTGTAAAGAGTATCAATCGCCGCAAACTAACCATCAAACAAGAAATCGAGTTTGTAAAGAAAGACATCTCAGCTAAAACAGGAGATAATCCCGTTGCGCTTCTTATTGCTGGTTACGAGAATGGAAAACAAGTCATCTTAAAAACAGACACAAGAGAGAATAGTATTCAGGACGTTTCAAACGAAGACATTGCTGTCATCGGTGTGATGGGTGTCGCAGAAAGACTCATTCGCATAGTACCGCCGAGAGACACACTTTGCGAAATCGACGTTGTTGAGTATATTAAGTTCCTTAATAGAACAGTTGCCAAAATGCTGGAATTCTCGGACTATAACCCAATGGTAAGTGAAGACTGTGACGTTCTAGTTATCACAGAGGATAACGCCCGATGGAAAACCTCACTCAGAAGACTCGACTCTCTTAGGTAGTGAGCCGTAATCAGCGTAAATTACGATTGTCCCATCTTTTTTTAGGCATGATACCCCAAAATGCGGAACGACTTCTTCGATATCTGGAAGTTGAGCCGCAAATGCCTCAATTTCTTCAAGAGTTGAAAGAGGCTTTCGAATCGTGTCATTCATACTAAAACCCCCTGAAAAATCACTTATATGGCTGCGACACATATACCCGAAGTGCCCAGTCTGCGGCTGTCCTCATCTTGATAAGATAGGCGCTGGTTCCAAACTCATTGACGTGGCAGTGTGGGGATTTGCTAGTAAGAAACCGGGAAAGCAGTTTAAATGTAAAGCATGTGGATATGAGTTTTGAATAGGGAAGTGAAGAATCATGTCTCTCGTGATGGCTATCGCAAACAAAGAAGGAATCGTTGTGTCTGCGGACTGGCGACTCATACTTCATAGAGCAGACAATCCGTTTATCGCTATGCCGTCCGACCATAGCCAGAAAGCGTATATTACAAATACAAACCATGTCGTTACGTTCACCGGCGATGCTAGACTTGACACAGGCGAATTTCTAAACGACGTTATCCTTCATACGCTTAAAATTACGTCAGCTCAAAAGATGCCTATCCAAGAAGAGCTTGGATTCTTGCTAAATGTGCTGGTGCAGAAAACAGTGAATAGCACTGTTTATTTAATCGAATGTGGTATCGAGAATGGCGAAAATGTGATACTTAGAGCAGATACAGGCCATAACAAAATTCAACCGAATACATTGGACGATATTGGTTATGCAGCTAGTGGTGAGCATAAACTTTATCAATCAAAACTCATCAAGCTTGGAGATAATATCCATACACTTAAACTACAAGAAATGGTTAAATTCCTTCAGGGTATAAACTACGAAATAGCCGAAATTGACAGTTTAGTAAGCCCCAAATGCGATATTATTACAGTTACTTCCGAAGGCACACAACGTTTATATACACCTGAACGCTACGGGTGGATTGTCGATCCATGAAAAAAATTCACTGACAGAATTGAATTGAATCAGTTCTTCTTTTTGAGATTCGTAATTCCATACCTCCGCATAAGCAATCGTATCTGCGTTTAATGGAAGGTTGGTTCTTGCCCATTCAGGATTAACTGTTCCAAACATAGACAAGTTCTCCTGATAAGGTTTTCTTTTTCCACATTGATAAGAAAGCAAGTGACTCACCTCCGTCGAAAGAACTTGATTAAAAAGCCAGGCAAACAATTCAAGTGTAAGAGTTGTGGGTATGAGTGGTGATCCATAACTAACTAAAATGGCATAAATAAAACACCTAGAGGCATGTAGCTTTTAGGTGTTTTGTTCCAATGGCATAATAATAAAAGCTCCCTGTCACATGGACAAGGAGCAAAATTTCTTAAAAACGGGTTCGACTGATTGTTTACTCGTTCGATTAACTGTTCACGCAGTCAGTCATCTGAAATGGCATACTAGAGTTCACTAGCGCCTCACAACCACAATCCCGTCCTATTCTGGATTTAATGTATCATACAAAAGATTATAGTCCTTTTGTAAGTCGGCATACTTTTTCTTTATACTATCAAGCTCTAATTGCCTTATTTCAGCTTCGGAAACCGGTCGTTTAAACCAAACTTTTCCGCCATATCCTTCACTGTCAGTAAGATTATGATGCGGATCAAGCCAAACAACATAGAATACAGAATGTTCTATTCCATTAACAATAAATCCAATTACTCTGCCCTTTGACTTGTTAATTCTGAACTGCCAATATTCATGTTGTTCATCACCATCTGGAGCAGAAGCATTTGTTTTGCTCCAATCAATCGGATGTAAATCATGTAACGAAGTTCTAATTTCTGGAATCTTTTTATTGCTAACACTTTTTAGGCAATCGAGCAGATCAAGAAACCACGCACCGCCAACTGTTTTATCTTCCGCATCTCCACCAAGATTAAATAAATCATGATTTCTATCAAAGCAAGCAAAAGAAAAAGTTAAACTATTTTGTTCAGCTTTGGCTCCATTATGTGGAAATACTTCCGTTTTTACTTCCGTGCATTTTGGTACGGGAAGTTTGAATTTAGTCTGCCTGTCCTTGCTCATAAAGTGCTTTGTAAAAATCCCTCATTGCTTTATAAGTGATTACTTCCGTACCGGGTTCCCAAGGCTCAAGACCTTTGCGAGCATTCTGCCACGGAGTTTCAGAATGAGTTGAAGCTTCAAGCTGATCGCCGTCGTATGGTCCATAAGTGCTATATACGGAATCAAGAATGTTCAGAACACGTTCGTTTAGAATACCCTCGTTAAAATCAACTTTAGGAATAGGCTCCCACCCATAACAAGAATATCGATGGTAGAGATCAGGAATTACAGGACCGTGAACCCATGCCTGAATTTCATTTTCAAACAAAGGACCATCGTCGTAAAGAGCACAGTACCATGCCTGTGCATAATAGCAAAGCTTTTGAAGCTTCTTGTGCGTCATTGATTCTTTACTAAGAAACCAGTCAGACACTTGATTTAGCAGTACCATGCTTACACCTTCCTTCTTTCACTCATAGTATACGCTAAAACACAATCAATAGCAATGGACTTTTCGTGAACATTTAAAACACCCGGCCTCCCTGCAGTAGGGAAGTCGGGCTTGTTCATTATGATGATACCTTATTTTAGAAGTTCAGCGATTTCTTCAGCAGTCATACCATTTGCCAATGCATTGGCAACAATATCTTCTGCCTTTTTACGATTCAGTTCTGCCGCAATCTTTTCGTCAGCATCAGCCTTTTTCTTTTCGAGTTTTACAATCTCTTTGTTGAGCTTTTTCAGCTCTGCTTCTTTTGCTTTACGCTGGGCATTCAGTGTAGCGATATCATCACCAATAGTTGCAATCTCCTGAGCAATAGATTCTGCGGCAGTATTTTTCTCAGCAATCTGCGCTGCGTAATCAATACCATCGATAACCTTTGTTTTATTCTTGCTACCTCTAGGACGTGCCATAATAAAATACCTCCATATATTTTGGATACACGATTGTACTTATATTATAGCCAGAAAACTTCAGGAAAGCAATCTCTTTTTATGTATTATAAATTACATTATAGTGATATTGACAGGATATGACAGACGGGTGTATAATAAATGGGCAGTCAAGGATTCTGCGTTTACTTTCTTCCTTTCATAGACGTATATAGGCGAACGTCCTCCCATTCAGCCGAAAGGCGAGAAGGAGAATGCCATATCTTTTACTCCCTTTCGGTGAGTCTATACCGAGAGGAGTGATGTGTAATGACTATTGAGATCACTACGGTCTACTATGTCGCAATGCTGATTTTCGGCTTTGCTGGCTTTGTCAAAACGCTTCTTGAGATTTTCAAGATGTTACATCATCATAGCGAAAGCCGTGATAAGTAAAAGAGCCGCCTATTAGCAGTAGGTGGCTCTTTCTGTGATGTGAATGTGTCCAAGCATTTACATTGCATTTTAAACTGTTCACCGAGGGCTTCGTCTGTAGGAGTCCTTGGCTGTTTTTATTATACACTTTTTAGAGTACGCTGTCAACGAACAACAGTGTACTTTTTCTTTTTGTTCAATTATTCAATCATTTTCTCTTTCTTATATCGCGCCAGAGAATAGCACGTCTCCTCGTTCCCACCTACTTCTTTAAGTCGTCTGGTTACGTCTGAGGTGGACTTCTGAACTTTCGTCCAGAACTGACTATCCTTCCAGTGGTTGCTCACTGACCCTTTTTAGTCGATGAACCTTCCACACTCCTACATTATATAATAGGGGAGTGAATCGGCTGCTGACCGCCCATTATAAACGCTACTTAGCACTCGATTATTACCATATTTTAACAATACGGTAAAACCGAGCTTTTATCTCAGCATATAGCATCCATATCCTTGTTTCTATCTTTCGATTCCTACATTATATAATAATGATAGGCGATATGGCTCTTAGGGTTTCCCAGCACTCTAGGGACTATTTTATTTTTACATGGTGCCGCATCCTATATTATCAAACGCAACAAATATAAGAGGGCATATTAACTTTACCCGCACCATTTTTAAGCTTTCCGCTCATCTGCAATAAAGACAGCACGCCAGAAATGGCAGCTGTCAGAGTGGGTAATGCACCAGCGGCTTTAACTGCACCATCAGCAATGTCAACAGAAGCAGTCGCGAAGTCTACAAAGAATTTAATCAAAGAACTGTCAAGCAAATCCTGACTCAGTTGCTGGAACGCGCTATCGAGTTGTGCGAGTTTGCCAGTTATACTGGAAAGGTAGACTTCGTTCTCTTTTGCGGCTGAACCTGCACTGTTAGCCGCATCCTTCATAGATTTTTCAGCAATTTCAAATTGGCTCAATACAGCTGCCACCGCATTCGCATTACGCTTTCCGCCAAGCATTTCAGTAACATTCGCACGAGTAACATCAGACAGGCTTCCCCAAACCTCAGAGATTTCTTTCAAAATATCGTACGTGCTCTTGAACTGTGTACCAGCAGCGTCCTTCATGATATCAACGCCAGTAAGCTGTTTTAATTCAGAACGAAGCTCAGAAACAGAGTTAGCACATCCATCCGAAGACTCACCCATATTTTCGAGATCCGTTTTGGCTGCACGCAAATACATACTGACGGTTTTTAGTGTTTGTCCGGTAGATTCTGCGTTTTGAGTAACAGAATTCATCGCAACACCAAGCGAGATCGCCTGGCTTAAATCATTTCCAGCTTCGTGGAGGGCAGCTCCGCTACGAGTTAAAATCTCAGAAATATCAGAGGCACTTGCGGGTTCGTTATTAGCGACCTCGTTAATCAGGTCGGCTACCTTTTGAGCATCATCCGCCGCAAGGTCAAATCCTTTTAAAATCGAAATCATGTAAGACGAAGCGTCCGCAATATTTTCGATTCCATCACCTACGTTAGCAAATAATGTGCTGACACGAGCAAGCTCTTCTGCGTCTGGTAAGCCATAACCCAAACGAGCCCAATCTGCGGTTGCACTTACATAATCAGAAATGGATGCACCGAGGTCACGAGATGTTTTTGCTGCCCTATCAGAAAACTGAGAGTACGCTTCCGTGCTTTCTGTTGTAACTTTCTTGAGCTCCACCATGGCGTCGTCTATGTCTACGACATTATTATAAACCTCTCGCAGACCTTGTTTGACCATAGCCACGCCAGCCATAGCGATAGCAGTCTGGAAGTGCTCCTTAAACAGACGAGACAGTTTTTGACTAAGAGTTTCTGTAGTGGCCCCACATCTGCTGGCCTCAACCTCAAGGTTTGATAGTCTTGCACTAAGATCAGTAACATCGCCTTCACAGCCAGCAGCAGAAGCTTTTATTCCGTTTAAACTATCAATTAGCTAAGAATATTTACTTTTATTTGCAATAGAGTCTTCTAACTTCGTTGCACGTTCATAAACACTCTTAAACTTCGTCATATCAACATTGGCTTGATTTATATCTCTAAAATCAAATCCAAGTTCTTTTAAATGTTGACTTGTAGAATCAATAGTTGTATCAAGAGTCTTGCATTTTTTATCAAAGTCTTGAATTGCTTTCCCTGGTGTAGTGTTCTCAATAGAAGCAAGCTGGTCTCGCAACTCTTTTAACTTTCCAGAAGTTTTTCCAGTTCCATCTTCTCCATATAAATACTTTTTGATATTATCATTTTTATAGTTGGAGTTATTCTTAGAATAGTTTTCAAGAGACTGAATCTTTTTTTGATATTTTTCATACTCGGATTCTTGAGATATGAGAGTCTTTTTTAAATCATCTGCAATTTCTTGATTTTGTTTTTTTAGTTCTTTTGCAACCGAATCAGCGCCTTTTGCAGTATTCCTGTCAGCATTGAATTTTCCGGTTTTTTCGATATCCTCAAGCTTTAACTTCTGAGATTCCGTAATTACATCTTTTGTTTTTGTCTTGAGTTTATCCATCTCATCGTTGATTGCGCTCAATCTAGTCTGTACCGCTTTCAACTCAGATGATTTGTTCCCATTAGCAATTAACGATGCTTCATCTGCCTTTAACTTTGCTTGACGATTTGCAAGGCTGAAAAGGCGAGAGATATCACTTTTTGAAGTGTCTTGTGTCTTCGTAGATCCAGACTTCCCGGTATCAACCTTAACTGTCTGCTTTGCCGCAGACTGCATAGCCTTTTTAAGCTGTGCAGTAACTTTACTCTGGTCAATCTTGACATCAAGTGTAACCTTTGGAGTTTTTAGCTTTCCGCTCTTGACTACCTTATCAAGCGCATCATTTATATTACGGATAGTGTCGTTTTGATTTACTCCAAAAGCAATTTTTACTGGTTTTTCTTTATAATGCTCCTTAACAGAATTAAATTGCTTATCTAACTCTGCTTTATTTGTGTCAATAACAACCTTGACCTTAATGGCTGTTACGGCAGAAGACTCTGTGCCAGTATTTTCTTTTTCATCCATACTGTTGGTCACCTCTCTTTTCCATTTTCAACAATTCCTTTCAAAATAAAAAAGAGAAGCGGCCAGCTTCTTCAAGCCAGCCTCCTCTCATTCAAATTTTCCAAATAAATTGTGGGTTACAATTCATGTAATGCGGTTTTTACGAGCATAGCCGCTTCAACTTGTACTTTTGAAATAAATGGACGCGCAGGACGCTTTGGTTTATTTTCATTCGGTCGTCCCATTCGATTCCACTCTGCAATGTCCATCCACAAGCCATGCTCAATCCAATTAGCAAACATTGTTCCTTCTAAGGCTGCATTATCTCCTTCTCTGAATGGTGTTTTACACCACGATTCCTGCGGTCTTGCAATATCCTTTATCGTCATGGTCACAACATTATTGTCAGTAGTAACGCTACTTACGATATTTTTTTTGCTTTCGATTCCGTCAGACCGTCCACTCTTCGAGTGTACGTTTTCTGCAATGCTCGCTTGTAGTCTCGTTTCAATTTCCGGCGCAACACCTTCAAGGATGTCTTGAACGCCGCTAACCACACCGGCCAGTAAATCATCAAAGTTCGTATACGAAGAAGCAAGACTTCCCATTCATTCCACCTCAAATTTCAAACCGATCCTTTGCAGACTGAATCTTTGTCGTATCCTTCTTGATGTAATACTTGTTGGTCACATCCGTGCCAGCATGATTGAGCAGGGAAGAGACATCTTCCAGACTCATACCCGCATTCTTCAGCAGGGTAGCGCCACTGTGCCGAAAATCGTGCGGATGCAGTGTAGGCTCATCAATCATCTCACCAATCTTCTTACACCAATCACCAGCCGTGCTTGAAGTAATCGGCATCCATGCACCATTGATTTTGGTGCCAACAAACACATAGCCGCCATCCTCGATACCATGTCCGGTACGGTATTCCTTCAGCTCTTTCAAAAGCTCAGAAACTTCCTTGCTGAACATCAGGTCAACAATTTTGCCTTCTTTTTCCAGAACGTCATGTACCATACGATTCTCATAATCGATAGACTTCCAGAGTGTATTCCGCACAGCGTTAACACGAGCCATGGTGGATAGCGAGAATAAGGCGTACAGACGTAACGTCATCGTATTATCCTTCATATGAACGGTGGTCGCAGATTCAACCAGAGCGTTCAGCTTCTCTCGCATCAACTTAACCTCATCAGGCGTAAGGTATGTCTGCTTCACAACAGCCACGTCCTTGGTCGGTCGGTCAATGAACTCCATCGGATTCTCTTTGATGATTTTCTTCTTGCGAAGATACCGATACAGTGCAGAAATCGTGCTCATACGTCGCTTCATACGAGCAGAGTTATTTCCATGCTTCTTACAGTAGAACAGAAATTCCTCAATATCCTCTTCTTCAAGTTCTGTCACAGGGGCATTTCCCTGATTGTCCAAAACATAAATCATCCACTGCTTGAAATCCGATTCATAATTGTAAACAGTAGACGGGCTGAGATCACGGATGCCCATATCAGTCTCATATCTATCCCAGTATTTCAAAGACACTTGGTTTACGTTCTTGAACTTCTCAGCATCCCATAACTTCAGCGGTTTACTTCTTGTAGCCATATTAAAATTCCCTCCAACCCACCTCTAAAAGTGTTTATTCCTTTTTATCTTTTGCCAGCACAGCAGAGATATCCTGCTTATTGTCCAGCAGGGCAGAAGTTACTTCAGAAAACTTTTCAACATCAAAGTCTTTCAAGTTACCCTTCACATCATTCAAATAGTTCTCCATAAAGTCAACGAAATCAGAAATAGGGTCAGGCTTCTTAATAATCTCGTTGAGCTTGCCACAGAGACCAAGAACAAGCCATTCCTTATGAGAACGGTCAATCTGCTCGTGGACAGCCTTCTCCAGAGAATCGTACTGATCCCAGAATGCAGAAGTATCACAACCAGCCTTGTTAATCTTGAAGTTAAAAGACTCGTAAGCAATACGCGGCCACTCACTCTGCGGCTCACTACGATAATCATAATCCGCAAAATACTTTAGAACGGTTAGCCGAAACACCACATCAAGCAGTGCGGGCTGATAATCACCGTCAATAGTACATGCCTTAACTACTTCATCAAGAAACTCATTTCGCTCCTGAAAATTTAAAACCTTCATTTTATCTCCCTTTCGTCTGTGCTTGCTTTAATTTCTTTCGCTCTTTTCGAGCTTTTTTAAGGTCGTCGTAATCGACCCAGCCTCCATCAATTTTGGAGTATGTGATCCAGCGGTAGTCTACGTCAGGATAATGAAACCAGAACATCTTGCGCTTCATCAGCGCAACACTGTCAGCAAAACCCTTCGTGTCAATTACCTGTTTACTGCCATCACTGTATGTAAGCTCATAGTCTGCCACATAATCGATTTTTCTTACAGCTACATCCTTGCCGTCCTTATCGACCCGGCGGAACGCTTCCTGTAATACAAAAGGAACCTGTTTACGGCACTCTACGATTTCACCGTTTTCCAGCCCAGGTAATACAATATCCCGATAGAACATCATCTCGGCACGGCTATCATAAACCACACCATCATAGGTTCTATCTGCTGGATTTTTGCTTACATTAAACTTTGTTCTGTTCTTTTTCTCCATAAAACCACCACGAAAAACGAAGGGGCGGTTATGCCCTCCCCTTACGATTTGATGTTTTCTTAACTACCGGCTTCACGGGCGTTTCATCTTTTACATCACTAGATGATTTGACTTCGGCCTCTACAGGCTCATCCATGATCTCATGGAAAATATCACGAACAGCCGGGATAAAAGTTTCTACCTCGGCTTCCGTAACATTCTTATACTTGCGCATCAAAAGAGTAGTCAGGTCTGCTTTTGCAGTCTCTTTTGAAATAATTCCCTGACGATACTGGTTTACGGCAGTCCACACAAGAAAGTGCGGCTCAGTATCGCAAATCATCCGCCAAGGATTAAGACGCGCATCCTGCTCGCAATGCGGGCAAACCGGATATTCTTTTCCGCAAGTACGGCACCAATTCAGATTTGCCATTAGGCAGCAGCAGTCTCAATACGGAACAGGCGCTTGTCTTCAGAGCAGTATTCCTGAGTAGCGCTAATCTTGACCGGATGAGCCAGCTCATTAGTGAAAGTCATATCGATAGCATTATCCATCTTGGCATTCGGGAAGATGATACGCATCAGCTTCTTGTTTGCCTTATCACAGGGATTGTAGCAGAATGCCTCAATCACGAACTCGCCCTCGGTAGAGAACTTATCGGCGCTATCATTGATAGCAATACCCTCCTCGCTCTCGTACTGATACTTCACAACAAAGCGGTCGCCAGCCTTCAGATCTGCACCAGTGGGCAGAGTGACCTCAGTACCAGTAACAGAGAACTGAGACTCTGCGGTCTCACCCAGCTCAAAGGTCTTCAGTGCATTACCCTGACCATCGACCAGATCGATGTACTTAAAGGGGGCATTTGCAACAGCAGTCTTGGGGGTATGGGCCAGAGTCAGCTTCTTGCCGTCAGCAGAAGTCAGATACTCAACAGTGGTAAAGACCTGCTTTGCTGTAGAAGAAGCAACCTCCTTCTTGGAGCCCATCTGCTCTGCCAGAGCACCCAGATGCATCAAAGCATTAGACCAATCCGCCTCTGCAGTCTTGCTCTTGTCGAATGCCATGATGTTAACGCCCTGTGCATCCTGAGCATAAACGGTCTCGCCGCCCAGAGTCAGCTTAAAATCCTTGACCTGATTCATAGTCCACAGACGCTTACCGTTCAGGTCATACTCATGAATGCGATGAACGCGGTCGATAACGACCTCATTGAAATTAAAATCACTCATAATTTTCTTCCTTTCAATTTATTTGGATAAAATAAAAGAGCAAGGCCAATCAATCAACCTTGCTCATCCAATCCAGTTGTGCTTTTGGAATCTTTCCAAATTCCACGGTGCCGGCGTAAACGCCATGCATCGTATTGTCATAACTTTTTATTTGCTGAACCTTTCTTACATGATTCATAAATACACTCATAGGGTAATCCATAGCCTTGAAGTAATCTGCTTTAAAGCCAGACGAACACGCCATCGAGAGCACAAGCTCCGCAAGATGTGGTTCGTAACGCTTTATTTTCTGATACTCCAAGTTATCTCTGGCTTCCTCTATCATTGCAATTCTCGTTGGTTCGTCAGCAGCAAATTCAGAATGCTTTTCAATTCCATTTGCGGCACATAAGTACTGAGAAATTGTTTCATACACTACATGATCAATACGAGTATCCGTAAGTCTGTTGTGTAAGACAATCTCACCACTTATGTTATCTTTTGCCATCATAAACCCAGAAGTGTCCATATCGCCAAGTAAAATAGACATATCCTGATTTTTATTGCCTATAAAAAGTTGCCGGAACATTTCAAAGTCCGAAATCTTCTGCCAATCAATTCCAACAGAGTCAAGCTGTGCTTTGTAGTCGCTCGATGTAGAACAGAATAAATAAACCAACTGAAAATACTTTTGCTCACCATAATCGATGATGTCACCGACCGAAGGCATGTGAATCGTAATTTTGTCGTTGATTTTAAAGTCTCTTCCGCGCATCAAACTTGGCTCATACAGTTCTCGAAGTTCCATCAACCACACCCCACAAGGTCATCCAGATCCTGCGTCTTGAACGTCATGATTCTCACACGATGGTGTAAATCCATGTTATCCTCGATGTTAGATGTGATTTTAAGTTGCTTAATTCCAAAAATTGTACTACCGTGTAGTTCTTTTTCCACAAGTCCACTCAGATAGTCAACTCGTGTTGCACCGCCATGACCTTTCATCTTCATCAACGCTTGGTTTACAATAACCCACACAGTAAGAGTGAAGTTTTCATACCAGTCATTGACATTGCTGCGGTCAGTCATATTTACCTTAAAACAAATATAGCTGTGTGCTGCCTCAATCGTGTCGGGAATATGAAAGTATGGGAAGATGTAGGTGTAAATTGCCTCATCAGGCTCTTCAATATCGTCATTACCCATTGCTTCAACAAGTCCGTCCGTATTAACCAACTTTAAAGCCAATTTGTTTTTGTAGTCAGTAATCAATTCACTCGTTGTCACAGCAAACTCACCACCTTACATTCAATGGATGTATTTGCCGTATCATCTGCATTTGTCAGAGAAATCCTAACAGTTGCGCCATCCATGATACTATTATTCAAAATACGAATTTTGAAAACACCATCTGTAGCAACCTGTGTTTCAACAAAGCTCTTGAACTCATCAAGACAAATAAAACTCCACTTTGCAACTTCCGTAACCTCTTCGCCCGTAATGCTTGTGAACACCGGAGTGAATCTCTTCCAAGAGCCACCAACACGAACTTCCGGCTTGCCTGCGTACTTAATAGTAGCTGTTACCTGAGAATCCGCATCCGGCTCATCACTCTTATTGGGCTCAAAATAATCACAAATCATCTTCTCGGCATTATCCGTCTTACTGTTATACTGATCCTGCCGGATATTCAACACAAGGAACCCCTGTGTCTTACCATGCAGTTCGTAACGCTCTGTACTCTGATCAACAGAAGTCGTAACATACGTTTTCGGCTCGCCATTGATAATTTCCAACATAAAGCGCTTATCAAGGTCAATCAGTGCAGTCTCGTCATCAAAAGGCATCTGCACCTTATACTCACGTTGACTTAGCGAAGTCACAATAAGTTCTTTGTTATTTGCGTAATAAGGTTTACTAAGCGTTGCCCAACGAGAGACTATCTCACCAGTAATCGGATTTTGCCATTGAATCTGGCGGTTACACAACTCCATCTTACCACGAAGAAAAATTTCATCGTTTGGTTCAATCTCAGTTACCAGCCATTTGCAGTTGTAACAGTCAACAATATCACCAAGATTTAAAGAATCGCCAGGATAAGCCTAGATTTTCTTTTCCTTAGCAATACTATTACTGCGACTAACAACCAGCTTCTGAGGTAAACCATTCACAAGAGTATTATCCTCGTAATCAACGCTATCTTTAAAGTGTGCGGCAAAATCTCGCTTTGCAAAAGCAATTTTGACATCCTTTTTGTTAGACATTTTTGCGGCACCGCCAACAGCTCGTGCCCTTGTATAAAAGTCCATCGGTACACCTCCTTACTCAGAGTAGGAAGCGTATGTATCGTAGTCGATGGTCTTACGCTTACGGGTCGAGCGGTCTTTTGCCATATAGTTATCTAACATCGTCATATTCTCCTCGTGAATGTCTTTCACAAGAGCACGAATACTTGTGCGCTCATTGGCAGGGGAGAATACCTGTAAACTCGTAGGAAGGTCCTGTGCGCTAAATGCTTTCAACTTTCCAAACTCACGCTTAAAATGTTGCTCCAACATCAAATGCGCTAACATATCAATCTCATCGAATGTGAGATCTGAATTAAACTCTTCTAGTTCTGAATCGTAATCATCGAAACTAAAATCCTCTTCCGGTTCAATGTTTCTGGTAATCACAGAAAGTGACTCCATCAAATAACTTTTTGCACGGTCATGTACAAGATCTCGCACTTCATTCTCGGTTAAGTCGAAATACTGAAAGAAATTACTATCAGTTTCGACCAGCTCGTAGAACTTGTTGTATACTTCCGAAAATGCGGTCACATTATCCCTCCAATCTTACTCGGCGGGAACGACCTCCGCCTTTTCTGCCCCTGCTTTCTTACGGCCACGCTTAACAGTAGTCTTTTCCGCAGAACTATCCTGTGCAACAGGCTGTGCGCCTGCCATCATAGCCTGCATCTGTGCCATCATAGCCTGCATCTGCTTCTGCATCTCAGCCATCTGGCTCTTTGCGGTCTCAAGCTCTGCCTGAACATTGTCGGTAGGCTTTGTCGCAGGAACAACGGACAGCTCACTATTACGCTTACCGGCACGGAGCTCCTTGTAACGCTCGTCAATCAGGCGCTTGACCTTAGTAGACAGGTCTTCACCGGCATTGGTCATACGATAAAAGCGACCACGGATACGCTCAAACTGAGCACCATCCTTAATGTCAATCATACGCTGAAGATTCTCGACAGTGGGATTCAGAATCGCATTGTCGATATCTTCAATGAATAGAACATCATCGCCCTTAATGCCAATAGCCTTAAAGATTTCATTCTGCTCTTCAGGGCGGAAACGCAGAACACCATTCTTGAACGCAGAACAAGTGCTGTTCATATACATGATCTCCTCCGGCGGAATAGGAATCACACAAGGCTCTTCCACGCTACCGGGCTCGAAAGTATAGCCCTTACCGTTCAGTGACGAAATGGTAACCACGTTATCGTCGCAGTTCAGAACGTCAATAAACTTCTTTTCCATCACGGAACTCATAATTCGTCTCCTTTTCTATAAAAGCGGAGACCGCAAAGCCTCCGCTCAAATTTGCTTTTGGTAAAAATTGCAATTACTTCGCCAGAACAATCTTAGCAATACGCTCGATGTGATCGATGCTGTAAGAGAAAGTGAAATCTTTCAGCATCAGATGAATCTTCTCGTTGTTGTTGTCATAGTCCTCGTAAGTATGAATGTCGCCCTTCATATCCAGACGGCCAATCTTACCGCAGAAACCGAAAATTCTCTTCCAAAATTTTTAAGAAAAATGTTTATCTAAAATTGATTCAATATTATCAAAATCCGTGTAGGGAATTCTGATAAGGTTAATATTATTGTTTACACAATATTGATTTTTTAATTCATCGTGACGTTTTGTCGTCTCAAAACGTTTTTCTGCAGTTGTGTCTTTCTTTCCACCAAAACTTACTGGAGCAAAATGTTGTCTTCCATCGAATTCAATACATGTGTTCTTATCTGGCAGATAAAAATCATAATATAATTTTCCCTTATCTTTCAAATCTTCGAAAGATTTTTGAGGAACATATTTTATTCCATTGTGAATTAAATATTCTCTAATTCTTTTTTCGCCTTTAGACGAGGCACATTTTGGACAACCGCTTCCATGTAATAAATGTGTTGGTTTTGCAAACCATTCTGTGCCGCAAATACAGCAGTGACAAAGTATATTTTGCTTTCCGCCGTTATACTCTCCGATTGTAAAGAACGTTTGTGTTATCGCGTAAAGTTCCTCAACAAACTCGTCAGTCGTCTTCTTTGCAACACGATGACATTTTGGACAACCGTATTTACTATGAATAAGTTTTGACGCGGTTGTTTTCCATTTATATCCATCTGTGTCGCACTGGACAAAAAGAGGTGCACAAATCCCTTTATACTCGGATAGTATGTTGATATTTGGAGATATCGCTTTGACCTTCTCACAAATTTGCTGATGCGTATATCTCTCTTTTCCACTACATCTTGGGCAAGCAAGCTTTCCATTCTTTAACGAATTTATCACTGAAATTGGGGCAGTATCCCACTCATATCCGTCAGATAAACACTTAAAATGAGTTTTATCATGATTTCCGGTATACTCACCAATCATAATAATATTTTTACTATAAGATGCAATTTCCATTCGTATTTCATCAGTTGTCTTTTTTCTACTCATCCACACACCTCCTTTCTTGCAAAATAAAAGCCAGATACTCTACACAGCATCTGGTCAAATCAAAACATTAGATAAACACTATAATCGGACGCTACTCCGTTCTTGTTGCATCTAGCAACCTCGTACTTTCATACGAGTGAAGACTATATCTTCACCCAGTAAAACTGGGGCACACCACTTCGGATGCCAAACACTTGCATCCTAACCGCTCCCACGCGGATAGTCGTTGAACCTTCCTCTGTTTGAGGATTGGCTGCTGATTGCCCATTATTTCAGCGTTTAGGTTTTAACCTTGCGCTATCTACAATTTTCTTTCTACTTTCGTGACCATCCATTTAGGCATATTTCATCCTTCTGTTTCGGTAATTGTAGTTTTAGGGTTTTCCAGCAATTCAATGTGTATTTATTATCGTGACTTACATCACGACTGGACTATATTACGTAAATTTACATAAATTTAATCCGGGATCAGCAGGGAACCATCACCCAGCTTCTTAGCGGAGCTAATGCCAGTGATTGCTACACCGTCATAAGTCTTCACCAGACCGTAACGGTTAAACTCATCCTTGGCTGCGTCGGACAGATACTGAGCGTAACCAGTCATACGACGCATCTTTGCACAATACTTCAGCAAGCTCACTGTAAACGGGTTCTCGCCATTTGCGTATTCATTCAGATACAGAGTCAGAGCATCCATATCCTGCATGGTAGGCTCGGAACCCTGAGAAGTAATGACCTGCTCGCCGCCAGGGATTGCCTCGTCAACCGCATTCAGAATGTAATAGAACATCTTGTTCTTTGCAGCCTCAGACATGTAAGTAGTCAGGGTGGCAACAGTCTTCCATGCAGCCTTGCGAATATCACGATAAGAAATATCGCTTTCAACCTGCAGATTCACAGTCTTGGGCTTAATAACCTCGAAATTCAGGTAAGAACGAGGAACATTACCACCCTTACCGGCCTCATACGCCACCAGAGTGTTTTTAGCAACACGCTCGGACTGATAGTCATCAAATTCGCCGATGGTGCCACGCTCAAACATAGTATCCAGCAACTCGTCCGATGCGTTGTACAGCTCGTCCTGAACAGTGCGAGTAATAAACTGAGACAGCTCATTGCCATTGTCACCGACGTCAGGGATTCGAGAGAAGTATGCATCAAAAATCTGAGCGGCCTCCTTCTCTTCAGGGTTCATAAAACGATTATAATGAGTCTTCTCTGCCAGCTCAAAGACCTTGCTGGGCTTCGCAGTCAGCTCGGCAACTTCGGTCATCAGCTCAGAGTTCTTAATATCCTGTGCCATATTCATTTCCTTTCCTTTATGTGCTTTAAGCATATAAAAATGTAATTTGTTTATCAGGCATTGGTCTTTGCTTCAGGAGCAACAGAAATCCAAGCCAGAGTATGAACGCCGTCCTTCTGAACATCGGCCAGAATAAAACGAGAGGCGGCAGTAGTAGCCAGCTTCCACTTGCCATCGGTGCCAACAGCCATACGCTTGCCCTTATTCTTCTCGGCAACATCAGTAGCAACATACTGGTCAGTACCGTACATCTCGCCAACTTCAGGAGCAATCAGCTTAACCAGCTCGCCCTCCTTAATTGCAACGGCATCCTCATCATAGTCGTCAATATTAGTCAGGCTTGCCTTCAGACCCTCCGGGCTAAACTCGTGGTCAACGAAGAAAATGCCATCAACGGTATCATCGGCAGAGGGGACAGCAACCTCATTCTTAGTGAAGTCAACCTGAACACCCATACCAGTAGTCATAGCAGTCTTTGCGGAATAAATCGCAGGGACAGCCTTCTGATCATGATAAAACATTTCACGAATCATAATAATTTCCTTTCTATAATGTTTGTTTACTCTCCCCAAATAACTTTCCGCATAATGCTCTTAACATCACTTGCATTTGCGTCGTACTTGGTTTCATTCAAATTCAGCTTGATGCTCTCAGACTTATGTACCTCAGAGGTCTCAATCTTCTTTTCAGCAGGCGCCTTCTTGGCAGCTTCAACGCAACGCTCGGCAATCACATTCTTGATGCCGGTCTCGTCCAGATTCTCAATCAGACTTGCGTAATTGCCACCATCGGAAACTTCAGCTTCAGTAATCATCTTGCTGGAGAGTGCGTACTGACGCAGATCCTCCTTCTTCTGTGCAAGCTCTGCAGCCGCTTTTTCTGCCTCTGCCTTCTCTGCCTGATCCTTATATGGAGTCAGAGAAGCAACCTCTTCCTTTGCACTCTGCAATTCAGTATTCAGACTTGCAATAGTGTTATTCAGCTCCGCAATCTTGGTATTAACATCAGAAATAGAAACAGTCAGAGTGATACGCTGCGGCTCGCCAAGAGAAACCTCGTTGCCCTCAACGGTGTAAGAGAACATGATGTAATCTAAATCGTTCATACAACGACCGAATTTCTTACACCAGATAGTGTGATCTTCGGGGAACACTTCGGCTAGATACATATCTGAATTAAACTTCACAACAGCCTCATTCAGCTTCTCGTACAGGTCATGACCGGTCAAACTGGAAGTCTCAGTGGTAGACTCCGGCTCTGGCTCACCAGCAGGTTCAGCACCAGTTTCAGGCTCAGTCGGGGGAGGGGTTTCACCGCCCTCCTCGGAAGTCTGAACATCAGGCTCTGCCGGAGTGGTGGGCTCGGTGGTAGACTCAGTAGCGGTCTGCTCTGCCTGCTCAATCTCGGTTGGATTCTCGACCTGTGCGGTCTGAGTCTCCTTGTCCTTATTCAGTTTCAAATTTTTTGCCTCCTTTTCATTAGATTCTGTATTTGAAATCTCTTTTGTATCCTCGATATAGGCATTTGCCAATTCAAGACCAAAATCGGTTTCAGCGACTTCAAGCAGTTTAGAGCACTTATATGCCGGTTCAACATTTGCACCAAGCAAGCAATGTGCAGTAAACACACCATCGTCAATAATTTTTGCCATGCGGCCACCCACGATTCCCTTATGAGCTTTCAGCACATCAATTTCCCAACTGGTATTTAATGTGCCGCTCTCAATACGGCGCAGAATCGTCGCACAAGCCTTTGGATATCGCTTCCAGATTTTACAAGAGGCAACAATAAAGTCGGTATCGTCAATTTTCTCGATACCGACTGATTGAAAACTACCGAATGCATCAGTGTCAAATTCGGCAGTCTTATATTCATTACCATCGTTGTCTTTTCTGGTGACGACTTTCATATTGTGACCGGAAAAATCCAGTTCACCCTTTGGAGCTACGACCAACTTACCAACAAGCGGGTTGCCAACCAGTGTACTCATCCAACTTTCAATGGTGTCACGGTTCAAAGCAACCTGATTCCCATTTACTGAGAAGTCACAGATGACAAACTTGGCAAGATAGTGGTCTGGATGCTCCGTAATCTCAGAGCAACAGATATTTCTACTATAGAAATACTCCTTACTCATCGTTCATCACCTCACTTACTATCTTCATTTCTCTGCTGGTCATAAATTTGTTTTTCAGTTTCCTCGCCCTTTGGACGACCTGTCTTTTTATCACTGTCACCACCACCGCCGGAACTACCGGTCGATGTATAAGAGGTCTGGCGAGCCACAAACACATCGTCATAACCTTCTTCGGTTTCAGCCTGACGCTTGCGTAGTTCGTCCTCAGCATGAAGTCCCATGTATTCGTAAGCAGTCTTGTAAGAACAGTTCAAAGTGGTGAACAGGAACTGAGCAATCGCCTTCTTCATCTCCATACCCATCATTTCAGTAGTAGAGACCTTCACATCAGGGCAGTACATCGGGTCTACACCTGCATCTTCAAGGCGAATACGATACCATCGCTTTAATACATCCTCAATCTGTTCCGCAATCTTACCGATATTTTTCATCAACTGGTCAAGAGACACTTTTGCAGTTGAAACAGTCTGCTGACCATCAGTGTTCAAAAAACTAATACCCAAAGCAGCCATTTCTCGGTTGCGATACTGTTTAACAGTCTCGATATTTGTCATCTCAACTTTTGGCTCAACATACTTGATATCCTTTACATAAGGAGCGGTCGTCACAAGCACGGTATTTTGCTTCCATGCACGCAGCAGGTTATCGTGCGCCGTCACTTGTTCAGAGAAGCCCTTTTTATCTTTGTTTGGCCCCATCAACTCAGGATCAAGCTGTTGCCAGATGATTTTCTTTGCCTTAGCCTTAGCATTTACACGGTCTGAAGTATCAAAGGTCTCAAGCATCAATGCCGGACGTAAGGCGCGAAACAGGGGAGAGACACCATATTTTTGTCCCATATTGCCAATACGAATCACGCCACAATGGTCAACATCCAATTTTGCGTATGTATCACCATTCTTAAATGCCTGATACACCTCATCTGGATAGTTGTTCTGAATCTCAGTCTCCTGATTTTCAAAGAACAGTGCTTTATTCTTCTTATCCTTCAGCATAGATTTACTCAAAGCTGATTTCAGCTTAGACATGTTGATAAGCACAACAGGCTGTCCATTTGATAGGTAATCACTTATCTCAGCAATACCAAGAGGGTAGTAGTCTACAATGTAGTTCTCATCCTTCTGACGCAGATATGTAATATAAGTGCCCTCTGCGTAAGTCATCGGAATGGCAGCACGCAGCAGACTTCGCACATTGATTTGCGTATTGAAGTCATCAATCACTTCACGGGCATAATTTACCTGTTTTGTCTTATTACGCTGCTCAGGGAACTGTGCGAAACTGCATTTGAACTCCGTATTAACATTCGCCTCAATCGCATCATAAGTAATACCAATCAGGTCATCCTTATTGATGTAATTACGGATGATTCCATTAACCGTCTGCACATTCGTCAGGCTTGACTGTAGCCCTCGTGCAAGTTCATCAATTCGGTCAACCGTCAGCGTTTCAGATGAGGCTGAAATTTTCAGGTATGTACTATACTGTTTATTTTCAGGGTCATAAGACGCAACTGCATTTCGGATGACGTTGTTCATTCTCTCTTCTGAAAGCTCATTCAAAGAGGTAATAACAACAGTACCATCATCTGTTTGTGAAGCAGTCACAACATCAAAATCTTCCTTTTTCTTTCTTGCCACATTTTCACCCCCTCTGCTTAGAAGTCAATGTTAGAAATACAAATCGGCGGAGTAGTCATTGTCTCCACCGCAGACTGGCGCACTTTATCCTTACGACGCAATTCGTATAGACGATGAGCTAAAAGCACAAGTGTGTAAGCACGATCATCATGCATTTTGTTGGCGCGATCTGGTGGCAACGCATAAGTTACAGAAGTGTTTTCTGGATTTGTAGTCTTCTGCATACTTGTAATCTCATTTTTCATAAGATCAATGTTTACCCATGCCGTTTGCTCATCTAAAGAAAGCTCATGTGTTTTCAAAATTTCCTGACCAGTTGCCTTGTCTACACCATCTACAACCTGAACGTAATCTCCACCGTTATATTCAAGAGGGAAGTGGATAACACCAAGATTCATCAACTCAATAAGCTCTTCAAACATGACGGAACGGAATTTACGCGGACTAATCAAACGTAATTTATCTACAGCGTCAGGATAACGAGCGTCATACCCTTCGTAGAGCTCATGATTTGCATCAATAAATCCACGATGTTCTGTGCCGGATTTGTCAATCCAGTTATTTAGCAAACCATCTGCGTAAGTAGAAGTACCGCCGCCACCTGCGCCTTGATCAATCATTAACGAATCAATGTACTCATAGTCTGGGTTCTGTCCATTGTAATGAAGAATCAATTCACGTAATTCATCGATTTGACGATTTGAATCCATCTTATATTTTTTGGCATTTGCTAAATCAACCATGTTCACGCAATTGATTATATCTCCACACATACCATTCTCTTTGTCGTCATAAATACGCATAACAGATACGATAGAGTTATCCATAGTACGAGCAGGGTCAAAAGCAATCACATACTTATATTGCTTGTCCCAGTATAACTGCGGTAGGTATTTACGCTCATTACGGCGAACCGTACCCCACTTGACGATCTGGTTTACACCGCCATCGCGTGACGGCTTATTATAATATTCGCGCATTGCTTTTTCTCTTGATGTTTTAAGAGCAGCGTCAACCTTATCTTGAGACAACAGTGGCTTGTATGGTTCACCATTCATGTAAACATGGATTGCAACATCGCAAATCATATCGCATACAAAATAATCTCGGTTACCTGCAATCATTTTTTTAGCAAAGTCTTTATAATATTTATAAAAAACCTTATCCATGGTGTCTTGGCTAGATGCGTAAACCAGCTGATTTGGTGCTTTTCTGGCTTGAGTCTCTGGGTTGTAATTTTTATCAGTGTCGGTAACAAAATCACCATCCTGAGTAGTGAAAGGCTCACATGCAGCAATTAGTTCGTCTGAACAGAACGCTGCCTCATCAAAAAACAATAAAGTTGCACGCTTGCCTCTTATGGAATCCGGTTTGGAATTAAGAGTTGTAATCGTACTGCCATTATAAAATTTGACCGTATAACCGGCTGGGTTGTGACTAAATCCGGTTTTATTCGTTGAACTTTTTTCTGTTTCTTTTTCCGCAATATCAAGTAAACTGCGGATAGAAGATGCTGTGTTACCAGAACGAGTAACTATCTGTTCAATCTTATTAAATGTTTCCTTGGCCTGATCACCCACGCTGCTGACGATATATATGGCTTGATCTTCGTAAAGAATTGCCTTTAGTATAATAAATACAGATCCAACGAAAGATTTACCAAAATTCCGACTACAAGCCCATACAACATGTCCTGCATTCCAGCTCTGTTCTAGCATATATGCCTGAGCGTCAAATAGTTGGATGCCCAATAAATCTCTGGCCGCAATAACAGGATTGCGCCGATAGAATGCAATCGTTGCCGCATCACACTCATAAATCTTACGTTTTACGGCTGTGATAATAGGCGCTCTTTGCTTCATTCTCATACGGCATCACCATCCGTATCTTTTGCGCTTGCGTCAATACCGGCATCTTCCAACAGCTCCTTGAGCCGCTGATTCTCGATAAGAGACAACCTATATTTTTCCTTAGCGTCATCACTTTCTTTCTGGAACTTATCAATCAATTCTCTCTGTGTATCGAAAATTTCCTGCTGGTCATTTTCATCAAAGAAAGCATTTTCCTTAATTGCCTTAAAACTCATATCTGCCGCCCATTGAGTTCCAGGAGAACGTAATTGGTCGTAGAAGTTCGCTTCTGCGCCAGCGATATCCTTTTCACGCATATCCTTCATCAAGAATGTAAGCGTATTACGTCCGGCATCCTTGTTGGAACGGTTCTTAACAGAAATCTCGTTTTCCTTGGCAATCTTATCGTTATTAGAAACCAACTTGACCTTAATATCATTCAAACTCTTGATTGCCTCAGCTGAATTCATCGGGTTTAAGCGGGCAATCTGCAAGTCGATTTGACGTATCTGGTTATTGTTGTTCACAACCTGAACAATCTGGGATAGCTTGAACGGGTCGTCCTCAATACCATCCTCAAAATACTTGATAAGTTCGCTAAACAAATAGCGGCGGTCGCCCTCGTTATAGCCATCAAATGGGTCGTACCCAATAACAGAAATACAGTCATCCTTTGCTTGGATCTCAATCTTAGACCACTTCTGCTCTTTCTCTTCCTGAATGTCAACAGCCGTTTTATTCAGCTCTCCACTTGTAATCGTAGTGCAGAAGTTTTGAAACTGAAACTGTTTGTTATTTAGTTGGCGAAGATATAAACCTACGGAGAAATTATTATTATGAGACACAACTGAATCAAAAAGAGAATTGTAAAACGGAGCATCAAGAAGATGACACATTAAGATACAAGCAGTACGTTCGCTTCCATATCTTGTCTTAAATTCATCAAAAAGACTATTCACGCACTTCTTACAAAGAGGCGCATAGCAGTCATTTGCTTTATAAAGTAAGCTATGTGGTAGTCGATAAAAAGTTCCTACCGGATCTTCTTTTTCATCACCGCAACGACAACAATGGTAAGTTGGCTTGTTTGTCAGAACGATATCTTCTTCAACAACCTTTTTCTTTCTAGGCAAACAAACACCTCCATTCAAAATCAAAATAAAAGCCGTAGAACGTGCGCACATCCTACGGCAGCAAAAGACCCCAACTCTTGCGCATCATGGAGAGGCCGTTGGGGTTTAATCTAAATTAAGACCCATGACATCAGATGCACTCGTATCATTGAGTTGCTTACTAGCATAGGTCTGTTAAGCACAAAAGTGATGCGATTGTAGTACACATTTTCACAATCGCATCTATATCATCTATTTGGGCTTGCGCCCTGCCAGCGAACTGGCATAATATTCAAAATAAACCTACCGCCAGAGGGAGTAGAAAACTGACGGCAGGCTTGCAAAAGGGGAGATGTTGGGTGCAGAGGGTGGATTCGGACCACCGACATTCTGGGTATGAACCAGACGAGCTACCTGACTGCTCCACTCTGCGTTATATGATGCCTAAGTGTCATCTATTTTTTTAATCGTATGCGCATTACAGGTTAATCATAGATTGACTTCGGACTTGTCTCCAACCGCGAATTGGAAACCATTTTTGGCACGCCCAGCTGCTTTCGAGACAGCACATACAGGTTTTAGAGACCTGACTTCTACCTTTGAATTATGGGCGCACAATTGGTGTATTCGGCGAGATTTGAACTCTGCGATACCTCGATTAAAAGTCGAGTGCCTTACCAGCTTGGCTACGAATACACAATAAATCCTACCTTTTAGCCGGTGGTAGGGAACCGGTATAATATAGGTCCTCCTGGAGAAGGACTGGCGCGGTCTCAGAGATCCGAACTCTGGCATCGGGTTTGCCGACCTAACGGTTTTCAGGACCGTTCTCTTCAACCACTTGAGTAAGACCGCACAATAACCCTACTTTCCTGTACAGCTACCTTTATATAAAGGTGTAGGGAATAGCCGTACAATCTTTGGTGAGCCAGGTTGGAGTCGAACCAACGATGTTTCTAATGTCACGGAGTTACAGTCCGCTATCTTCGCCACTGGATATACTGACCCATAATAAAACAAGCGTCCATCAAATCATCCGAGCTGGTTGAATTGTTCTCGTGTCGATAAAACGCTTGTTTTAGACTTTTAAAGCTTCGCATTAACGTAGCGAAACACGAATAGCTTATCATTTCGTTCCGCAGGACTACTTTGCATCCAACCATCCGTAGATTAAGTTGGTCTAGGCGGTAGCAACTATTGACCGCACAGCTTGGAGCCACCTGTAGGAATCAAACCTACGACATATGTGGTACGAACACATTATTCTATCTACTGAATTAAAGTGGCATGGAGCCAGTGACATGACTTGAACATGCGAAATCCATAAAGGCATCGGGATTACAAAACCCGCGTTCTACCAACTGAACTACACTGGCACAATAAGCTGGAGCAATCACTCCAGCCCATAGAAAAGGAGACAACAAATGATGTCCCAAAGCAGACCTTGCGGTCGTACTTCTTTTTTAATTACCCACTTATTGGTAGGGCGTCACCGCTTTTAATTCAAACGCACGATGCGTGTTTTATCTTCATTCAGCCTTCCGAATTTATCCTGATAGACCAAAATAAATCCTTCTCGCTGAGATGTGGTTAATTTTCCATCTGCGTAATCCATTTTTGACGTTTCACAACAACAACCCTGCTCATAAATTACAGAATTACCGATATCATAGTGACCTGTTTTATGAGTGTGTGCCATCACGATATTGTCAAAGAAATAATCATTATCCTTGAAATACCGATATGCCTTTTCTGCCGTTTTCAACATACCGCTGGAATAAGCAAGTGGATGCACAAAAATTGTTTCACCAACAAAACTAAACCAAGTATCGTTATAAACGATCTCAATACCACTATCCTTGAAAACATCAATCAAAGGGTCGTAATGAACCTTAGTATGAAGCTCCTTGTTGTAATGGTTAAAACCATCAACAAAAATAAGCTCTAAAGATGTCTTTGGCATCAGTTCAAGCAAGTCGGTGTCCAGATTCTTAGCAAGATAATTCTGGAAGCGTAAGTCATGATTACCATAATTGACAACAACCTTCTTAGGCTGAAGCATCTCAATCAGGTCAATCATATACTGACGTGCAATCAGAATTTCCTCCATTGGACTCTTACGATACACTTTATTAAAGCGAGAAATGGCCTGCGCATCTACCAGATCTCCGTTTACCTGAAGGATATCAATCTTTCCAGCGTACTCACTAAAAGTCTCAATGGGCTTCTGGAATGGAATATGTAGGTCGGAAATAGACAAAATGCAGGTTCCCACATCTCTATTAGATAAGGACTCCTGATACTGCATACCCGCACGGAATGCCTTAAAACGCTTGCGATACGCACACTCGCCAAAATTCTTACCAAATTCATCATTGAGCACTTTAGATGCGCCATCCCAAGTCAACTCTCTAGCCAGAACAGCATTCCCGATTCTTACAAAGAAGTCATCACTCGTTTCTTCTGGCCGTTTATTATAGCAACCCATTGGTATCAAGCCGGATCGCCCAGCAGCTCATCAGAGGTGGAGATATTGATAGTAACACCCTCAATACCATCCCACTTTGCCAGAGCTTCCTTCAGATTAAAGACGTTCTCACCGTCCTTGGTAATTTCGGTGATAGTGCCCTCAACAGTATCAATAATAGCGTTCTTAAAAACAACACTCTTCTTAGCAACCATAATTTTATTCTCCCTTATATTTTATTTCAAAATTGAAGTATTTAGCGATTAAACTGAATCATATCCGCCCATGTACTAATCCATCCACGATGATTTGTGTGAAGTTCACAAATCGCAGTTCTATCATGACCTCTAAAGTGTTCAAGATATGGAAGGAAACCACTGTTTTGCGGATTTTTGTACAAGTCACACTGGCCTGTATGACCGATTACGACAAGTTTACATGAATCCTTCAACCGGGGAATAACCTTCAAAAGATCACTTAGATAGAAATTCTGCGTTTCATCGAGCAAGATTACTTTTTTGTCAAAGGTGATGCCGCGCATATATGTGTGAGTTGCACACTGAATATACGCACCATATTTCTGACTTTCAGGATTATCATCAACAATCATCGCAACATTTGGATTAACGCCAATAGTCTCAAGTGCCTGATAAAGTGGTTCCATATACGGAGCACTCTTCTGTTCCTGCGTGCCTGGAAGATAGCCTTGCTTCTCTTCCTGTGTAGGAGAAACAATATATGCGATACCATTATATAGTCCATACTGAACTAACAAATTCGCCACACCGACAGCAATCGTAGTCTTACCAGTACCAGCACGGGCATTACAGAACACAACATCAATATCGGGATTCCAGATTGCGTCCCTAAAGATTTTCTGTTCAGGATCGAGCGTCATTCCATAAAAAGTAGGATATTCATCCAGATTCTGCGGGACATCCTTCTTCTTACGCATTTCAGTCTTATCAGAAGCCATATATTATAACTCTCCCTTAATTAATTTTGTTTATACCTAGATAAATGTGTTAAATTATACACACTGTTCTAGCCAGTAAATTTTATCAAACTTCCAAAGTAATCTGCATTTTCGTGCATTTACTTTCTTACAATGTTTTGTTTTTGACTGAAAATTCAAAGCCAGCAGTTCCGGATATAAAGCAGTAACATATCCTGTATGGATTTCTCCATTTTTATATGTATAGGAAACTAAATCCCTATGCCGGATTCCTAACACATTATCAGTTTTAGCTTTTGATTTCCTTCTCATAGGTTTGATAATCCATTCTTTCACATCGCAAGTGTCAGGAATACAATCTGTGATACATATGGCATCATTACTGTGGGATTTTACTATATTCCATTCAATCCTTTTGTTTGCAGTTTCACCACCGTTAGTCAGATGCAATGGTCCCAATTCGGATATTCTCTCCCGCAGATAGTTTTTACCTTGCATAACATGCATGGCGTAATCAAATCGTTTGGGCTTGGAACCAATAATTTTGAAATATCTATCTTCAAATTCTCGTTCCCTGCCTTCTGTCTTTTGATGGCAGCCGGAGCAAAGTGTAATCAGATTTCCAATGGTATCTGCTCCACCATACTTTCTTGCTTTGATATGATGTACTTCTAATACACAATTGGATCTTCCACATTCCTGACATTTACAGCCATCACGGATGATTGCAGCTTTTCTAAGGTTTTCATCCAAACGGCTAGATTTCTGATACTGCCACCTGTAAGGTTTGTAACCATCTGTCATCGCACGGATATCCATACAGACATCTTCAAGGTAATATTCCTGAATATCAATCCACCTATTAAGCTGATATAATACCCTTAAAACAGCATCTTTCTTCTGTTTAATACTTGGAGCAAGCCTGCCACTTCTTTTGGAAGAATGACGGTTATTAAACCTTGCCTGTCTGTATCTTTTATGGTAACGGTGATAACGTCTATATCCACGTCTTACATCCATGAGATGTTTTACATCCTGGCGTTGCTCAATCGTTCCTTTAAAAACCACTTTGTTTTTGGTAGGACATTTCTGAACAATGGCAAGACCAACATGGGCAGAACCGTCATCAATTCCAACTACCACCCGGCTTTCATCATACTTATCAGACTCAACTTCTTTTTCTAATTGAATCACCATGGGGTATCTGGATTTTATTTTTGCTCTGCCTTTTCTAACCAGATACCAGCCCTTATTCACTTTTGTCGGTGCTAATGGCCGATTGTTTTTATCAACCACAAAACAATATGCCATTTCATTTTCCATCTCTGGACACCTTCCTTTCGGAGTAATCTTCGTCTTGCCAATGTCGGGGAAGGTATATGTGTTTCTCTGTTATCTGTACAGGACATTAGCACAGTTTCTTGATTGGCACTCACAGAGCTTCAGACTGACGAGCACATCTAAAGGTGTGTCTTTAACCTTTTCCCTAACGTAGTTCGTATCTGCAACATATCTTTCGATAGTAGCAGTCACTAAGGCTTGAAACCTATTGTTAAGCAAGTGTAAACAAGAAATGTAATTATACACTTGTCCACTTGTTTACACTTTTGTCTATATATTAGACTGCTTAATAATTAGTCCTTTAATTGAACTCATCCACATCATCGCAAATCTTATCTACGATACCAAAGTTGACCTGCTCATTAGCATCCAGATACCAATCCTTAGCCTTATTTTTGGTCATGGTCTTCTTATCAATAGTAGAGTGAGCCATAATATACTCACGCATCTTCACAACCTGCTTCTCATAGTAGTCCATAGCCATCTTGGACTGCTCAAAAGTACCCTGAGCGCCGCCAGAGCCACTGTGAATCAACGCGGTAGAGTGAGGCAGAGCAAATCGCTTCTGACCAGACAGCAACATCACAAGAGCGGCACTCATTGCAATACCTGCGTTGATCGTCCAAACAGGAGTCTTACTCAACGCAACAACATCAATAAAGCTAAACATCGCATCCAGCTCGCCGCCGTAGCTGTAAATAAACAGCTTAATAGGCTTGCGCTGCTCAACAGGAATATCCTTATCAATACGGTTGTACTGCAGAATCTTGCGCTCAATTTCAATCAAAGACTGGTCAATCTCAAAGTCAATAAAGAAGATGCGATCCTTCTCATCAACGTAGAAGTTCATCATCTCAGGAGAGGGGAGACCGCCACCATTCATCAGGTTAGTGATTTCTTCTGGCAGTTGAATTTCAAAGTCCAATAGTCTATACCTCGTTCTTTCAAAGATTAGTAACGTGCGTTACGCTGCATCTGCTTCAGCATCTCGACAGCGGCAATATTAAAAGGAAGCAACTCAAGATATCGAGCAGACTCTTCCAGATACCGCTTGTGACGGGTCTTTGCAATACAAGCATGAGGGAAGACCTTTCGTACAGCCTTCGCTTCGGACTTAGTGATTTCAATCATTAGGTAAAACACCCTTTCAAAATAAAATAGGTAGGAAGAAAACAAGCGTCCTCGCTCTCTCCCTACCATAACTTTCCGCACTGTGTTTTACTCTATATATGTAAAATTATAACGTATCTACGTTAAAATACTGCACTTTTTCGCATTTCATAAATCAAACATTTTTCTATTTTGTGCGGTTTTCTCAATATTTACGTTTTTAGCGCACTTACGACAGTATTTTTGTCTGCGTCCGGTGCGAGCAACCATCTTTCCGCAACAATCACACTTGATGTACTCTTTCCCACAATACTGACTCCACAGAATACCAGCATTCTCAAAATCGTCCACAAAAATCTCATGAGGAGAATCCGGCTCTGCAATCAAAATATGGATGTTCAAGTTGTCAATCTTTTTCAAGCTTGCAAACCCAATAAAGCCAAGATTATGTAACTCACAAATCATCTCGTTCTGTTTTTTCTCATTCACGGATACGTTTGCCATCCTGAAGATGTCAGCAGTATCTTCCGTAATCCAGTAATTGCATTTTTCATTAACGGCAATATGATATTTTGCCAGACACAGCATCGTGAACATTAGGCGTTGCATCTGCTTGCCTTCAAGTGCTTGAATTTTCTCAACCTCTGCTTTTGTAATACACACACCATCAAGTTCCACCATAGGACGACCTTTAGCAGAAGCAATCGCTTTATCAATCAATTCTCTATCCAGAACCTTGTTGTACCCTTCAAAATGACGCAGCATATACTCGTTAAGCTTTTCTCTTACGTCATCCTTTGAGTATCCCTTATAGAAATAGTATTTCGCTACATAATGCAAAACATGCCCCGCCTTCTTCCAAGGCACATCCTTCTCTAGCCACTCTTCAGCGTAAAGAACTTCATTCAATACAATCATCCGCATCCTCCTTGCTATTCATGTTAATTAACACATCCTTGAAACGCTTGCCATCATACTCAATATCGCCATTCTCATCCTGTACAAGAGAATGAATCATACCGTCATGGCGTTCTAACAAGCGTTTAATCAAAGTATCGTGAAATAGTTCCCAGACTATGGCAATACTGGATGCATTCTTCTTACAAAGATCAAGCATGATGTCGCAAAGTACATCGTCATTAGAACACTTATCGTGAAGATTGCGGAACATACTTTCCTGATACAGCGCAATTCGCTCCTTGCGGTCTGCGCCGGTTTCCTTATTATTATTTCCGTTGCCAGAATGGATTGCGTTACCACGAGCAAACCTCAAGTAGTCCTTAAAAATAGAGCGGATAGCATAGTATTGAGAATTGGTGTACTCAACGCCAGACTTGAGCGAGTCATAATCAAACTTACGCTTTATCTTGAGTTTTTCTTCAAAATCTTCCAGCTCGTCCTCAACAGTCCAGCACAGGCGGTTCATGGTACAAGAATTGATTCCGACCGGCATCCGATAGAGGTAATACTGGATAACCATTTCATCCACATCGTCCTTGACGGTCTTTTGCATAATCTCATCCAGACCGGCAAACCCATCCCACTTGATGCGCTTGCGAGCTGCGGCCACATACTGCTTGTAATCACGCATCTGAGCAGGGTAGATATAGCTCATAAAGTATGGCTTACGCCATGCGCAAATACTACTCCAGAACTTCTTGTCCTCGATAGTATCAGGATTATCATCGTCTTTAACGACGCAAGATTTATTGTCATACCAATATTGCGGCATGTCCGTCGTAGCTACGCCTTTTATTTTGTCGATCGCGTTTTGTTGATAAAGCTGTCCGCAGATAATGCGATACGTAAGTTCATCGTACTCTTTACTACCTTGCTCAAATTTACTTCGCACATCAAACATCGTTGTAATTCGGTTTGTTGTACGTCCAATATTATCTCCAAATCCGCTGATATTAGATTCAATAAAATCCTTTTCGGTCGGAACTTTTTTCTCGCATTTGCGCTGGACACAAAGAACGACCGGCTCATTTACCCATTTATCAATGAGAACTCTATTGTCGGTAGAAAATGTAAGGTCGGCATCGAAATCTTCACCGTTAAGTGCTGCACACATATTATCCCACGCATTGGTGATAAACACGGACTTCATATAGCGATACCAGTATTGGCAATCATCAGATACATTCAAATTCATGCACCGAATATTTGCCATCTGACTCATAGGAGCTCTAAAACAAGCAACCCTCTTGACGTCTCTATCATTCCAAAAACGACTGTAAACCTCACCAGCCTTCAATAGTCCGGTTACCTCCATCCGAAACATAGACTGGCAAAGCGCATATGGATCGCCACTCGCAACTTGAAAATTCCCTCGTACCTTTACAACACCCGTTTTTGCCTGAGAGATTCGCTTTTTAATAAAGTATCGAATCCGATTCTGCACATAAGGGTCGTTAATCATTTCTGGCTCAATCATAAGAGCCTTAATATAGTCGTTTTTCAGACTGTTTATGTAATTCGGGTCATCACGCATTCCACTACCACGCAAATACAGCAACGCATCACGCCAATCACCGCCCATAACGCCCTTGATCTCGTCTAAGGTTGGTTTCACAAGTTCATGAATCTCATCGTTCGTAAGCTGATAACTTTGGATAAACTGATAATTCAGATTGCGCTCTTCATCAAGCTCCAACTCACAAGTCTTGGTTACAGAGAAGTGATAGTGGTTCTCTCTACAGTTTTCAAGATAGTCCTCACAACTATGGTAACTATCCCAGAGCTTTAGCATAGAGGTGCTAAGAACGACCTGAATTCTATTGATGTCGCGATAATCTCCCCATGCGTCCTTTAACATATTCTGTTTCGCTACCTTTTTAGCGAATTCACGGAAAGGGAAGGGAAATAACATGCCTTTACAGAACGCATTCCGCACACAGAAACCAGACGCAGTAGATGGCAACTTCAAATCCTCACTCCACTGTTGTGCAAGATCATAACTAATAAGTCCAAACCCATCATTCGCACACAGCTCGCAATCGTGTTCCTTATCTTCAACTATCGTAGGTTCTCCAGACACTCCATCGTCCAGAACAACAATATGGTCTTTAAAGCGCGTGTAGCAATCATCTATAACAAGTACACCATCAGGGTCAGTGACCGGAATAGAAGCAGAGCAAGCAAGGGCTCTATAAGCCTCTAACTTTGCAGGCACAAATTCCATACCCTTGTTACGGCCATTATCGATTCGCTTGCGGATCTCGTCAACAAGACGGTCACTCACAAACACAATCGTACTATTCTTAACGCCACCAGTGGTTCCAACCAGACGACGATACGTGATTCCATTAATTTTAAACCCATTTGGAGAACATGCCCGGCGGTAATCATTCTTCTTATCAACTACCAAACACATATAATCCGGCTTGAACTGAACTGCGTCCAGCTCAGTGTATAATCTACGAATCTCCCGGCGGTTCTCTAAGCAAGATGGCTCATTCCGCAACATCTTAATTCTACGCTTGATGCTCCGTGCCTTAGCCTCTGCATCCGTAACACCATTCAACTCATCAATCCATCGTAGAACAGTGCTATCAGCCAGTGAGATAATTTCGTGGTTTCGTCTGGCTTCATCCAATGGTATGGTTAAATCCCATTTTGCTTCAACCAGGCGCTTCGTATGGATCTTAAAAACAAACTTCTGGCAAGTTTGCTGCTTTGCCATTCGGCAGTCACCTCCGTATTCTTCTAAAACGTATCCTGTATTGCATAGCTATAAAGAAAAATATAAAATTAGGCTTTTACAGATAGCAGATCTCGCCATCTTCCATAGCCTTGAGCCAAAGTCGTTCACGCTCCTGGTAGAGCTCATCCAGCATATCATCAGCAGCCTCATACTCGCTGTGCGTCAGGCTATTGCTATTCATGTCACGCACAAGCTGCTTAATCTCTGCGTTAGCATCCTCGTAAGTTCGCATCGTTCATCACCCTCAATAGTCTTTAACTGTAATCGTCTGCTCGTCCATAATAGCACCACAGGCACCGCAGAACAGTGTACGGTCAATTCCAGTAGAATTATGACAACTGGAACACTCACAATACAGTGATTCTCCAAAATCCGCCTCATGTTCAATCCAATGAGCATGAACCACTCGACGGAACTCACCGCCAGCAGACATTTCTTTTTCAAGAATGCTCTTTGTGTATTGCATTGCCATATCGCACCACATACCACCAATAGACTTTGCATTACCTCTGACCCTAGGACGAGCGAGGGCACTATCGAGGACGCCAATCAATCGTGTTGCATTTACAAACTTATCCATCACTTGACCTCCTCAGCCACCCGGCGGATCGTCTCATCAATCTGTTCAAGCTCTGCCAGCAAAACATCCACGGTGTCAGCATCACTCTCGGAAATATTCAAATCTTTAATCTTATGTAAAGCCCATTCAAGGTTCGGGTAATAGCCGACCGTAACCTCCTTTACGCCAGTGCCCATTTCACCAGTCTTTGGATTCTTACCAGCTGGCCGCTGCTCAACGATAACGAGATTCCGCTCGTCGCAGTTCTTTATAATGTATTTACCAATTTGCACTCGCATCTCTTAATCTCCTTCTTTAATCAAATTCATACAATCAATATATTTATCATAGATTCGTTTTGCGAGTTCTCCATCAACATGACTTACATCGCCAGTTTTATTATTTTTAATTGTGCAAGAATACAATACAATAGGAGACTCAATCAAAATATGACCATATTTATCGTAAATATTATACCGACGGTCAAGTTCTGTTGTGATTTGCTTAACAAAATACTTTCCACTAAGCAGTTTTGAGAGTTCAAGATTTAGTAGCTCCGAAGCTTTTTCACAAATATCCTTTTCATTCATGTGTATTCTCTCTTTTAATATGTATTTATATTTCAAACAAGAGCCACATGGACTCTTATTCTTTTATATAATAGCGCATCCTTTCTTCATCAAATGTTTGAAATATTCAATGAAGAAATCCTTGCCTCCTTGGGTAATCTTTGTGACATACACCAGCTTGTCGCCAACCGGTTCATCTTGATAATATCGATAAATCGGCTCTCGTTTCTTGAATACTTTAAATAGCCCAGAATCTTGATATTTCTTACAAGGAGTGTTATACAACATGCTGCCCTTTTTCATTAAATAACCTTTGTGCCGTAGAACTGAAAATACATTACTACTATTTGGAGTAAGCCTACCAATGGATGCCTCGTTTATATAAATCTCATTTTGGATGAGAACTTCAGCAAGTTCTTCTGCCGTTAAACAACCGTCAGACGGATCTTCTTCATCGAGCATTTTAATTTCAGGAAGAAGTGTTAACTTATCTTTTAACATTTGATAAATAAACTTTTGCCCTTCTTGTGTCCAGACAAGATACTCTTGAGAATAATATCCTGTTTTGCTAGTAAACAATGAAGATTCAGTGTATCCGCTATCTTTATACTGGTCTGTTACAAGCCATGTTTTATGCTCGTCACTAAAATAGATCACATCATACTTGTAAAGAAAGCTGTTTAATCGTGCGGCGCTCCAACCATACTGAAAAGCAATAGTTGAAATAGAAACTTTTTCTTCTGGCCCAAAACCAAATGGTAAATACTTCTCATCCATTTATGTAATTCTCCTTAAATATTTCTAGTAGCCTCAAATGCGGCCACATCGTTCATGAAGTCATTGATATGTAAATACTTGTCAGCCTTTCGCACAGTCTTAGGCTTGAATTCTCGGCACTTGCATCGCACCTCGTCACAAGTCGTAAAGCATGGAATCTCGTACCGGCACTTCGTACAAACATGTTTCTTATGGAACTCCGGCAAGCGCCCAGCTTCTTGGTAGCACTCGTAAGTCACCTTTAAATCAATCCAGTATGGGTTATCAAAATTCATTGTCGTCACACTTTCTTTCACAATTTGTTTCAAACGTTGCATTTGGAACATCATCGTCGTCCCAAATATCAATATTTACTCTCATGGTCTCTTCTATAAAATGGCGGATTAAATTATCATCATCAAGAATCTTTATGTCATATAAAAATTCTGGTTGTTCACCCCAAATTGTGTTCTCAAAATTTGGATTCAACTCACTCATCATACGACCGCAACGAAGACTTTTTAACTTGAAGACACCATCACACATAGCATTGTTTACCTTTATGTATTCTTCTGACGGCGAGATTTTTTCGATACGTTTCATTGCTCTATGGAGAGAGGACGTTTCTGTGATGATATGATACATTGGATAAGCATTGTCGTATCCGAATTCCTTGAATATTTCCTTTCGTAATTTTCTGTAATACTCTTCGCTTCTTCCGTTGAAAAATATTTCACGTTCACTCTCGCATTGTTGACCCTTTCCATTTTGAAAGCTTTCAATGATTCTGGTGGTCATTTTTAAATATCTTGTATATTCTTCTTTTGTTGGTAAATGAAGCTCACGAGGAGACCGCCTAAAAAATACCACTGGCTCAACCTTCCATATGATTTCTTTATTTCGAGCCATCGCCTTAAACGCGGATTTTACGTATCCTTCCATTGCTGCTTTTGCATTGTACTTGAAAAGCTTTGCTTTTATTTCCATATCAGAGTCTATATCGTGAAACTGTCTACTATAGTCTCTAAAGCTTTCATTCGTCATACCGCAAGAGAAAAATATGTCATAAGGATTCCAGAAAAGTTCAATCTTGTCCTCATCGTGCATATTGCATTCTTGAATCAGCTGATATGCAATCATATTTTCAAGCATCAGTGTGTACTTGCTGGTCCCAGGTGCTGGTCGTGGTGGTTTTATTTCTGAATCTGGACGGATACTTATAATGGTATAGACGTACCCATCTTTCTTAAATTCAACAAACCTATCAAGATCAGCCAGAAACTGAATCTTACTATTTCCTCCAACAGGCTTATCATTTTCAGATGAATTTGTTAAGGCTCGGAAGAGCGCCCCGAAATTCTTAAACGAGTCTCCATCTTGAAGCTTTCGCGCGTTCTCTTTTGTCACAGTATGTATCTTCCTCATAAAGCCTCCAATCTAAATTGCCAAATATTACCAGTAGTTTGTCCATAACTTTCATATATAAATAAGGAATAGAATTAGGAAAAGTTATGGACAAACTTTTCTTTTCTAAAAAATTAGTTGTACTTTGAATTCTGTAAGGTTCTATCGCCCACAACTCTTCTTACAAAATATCTCTTAATGGTTTACTCGACTTGAAGCTATGGCGCGCAAGCGGCATAGATTCAATTTGAGTAAACCTACGAGCGTCCTCAGACGCGAGATCCCTCTCCACGCCCTGTCTGGAAGACTGCTATAAATATCCACCACAGTCATTCAATCACTAACTCCTTTACAGTATCCTGTATTGTATAGCTATCTACACTCATTATACCATGAGTTTGCCAAAAATTCAATAGCTACATAATACAGGATACTAATATTTCTAGCGCCTATTATAATAAGGTATGTTTCTGAGAGTGTTACTCTCTATGAAGGACATCCAGATGCTCTATATGTTCTGTGTAAGTTGCCAAAGGCTACAATCATGCTTCTTATAGGTCTTTGGAGTCTCTGAGAGTGCTGCTCAGATACCAGATCAGTCTATTTATGGTGATATGGGAGTATAGATTGATATAAATAGGTACTTTATGCTCCGAAGAATGGTCATTTTAGGTACATTTCGGGTACACATCGGGAAAACCCGCATGAATCCTAGCTTTTTCGGCTTTTATTGGGTCGAAAAGGAACAAAATAAGTGGTAAAAAGGTACAAATAAAAAGAAAAACTGGCCAAAATATAACGAAAATACGTTAAATTCTAGCTAGTTACCGAATGAGCTACCGATTGAAAAATAGCGATTTTAAGCCATTTTTAGGTATTTTGGGTAGAAAAATGAGTGATTTGTGGGTATATGTAAGAGAGGGTATAGGGGTGTATTTTGGGATAGTTTTGGCAGGGAAAAGTATACCCGGGGTAGGGTTAGGGAAGTGGTTTTAGAGATTTGTATGGGATGGATAGGAGAGATTGGGAGAATTTGAGAGGATGGGAGAAATGGAAGATGGGGTGATTTTTGTGGAAATTGTTGTGCAAAATATATAACGAATAAGAGAAAATGAAATTCATAATTGGTGATTATGAATAAGAAAGATGTACTGGGGGCTTCGGCTGCAGCCTAATCAGCGCCAAAAATGAAAAGTGTGCCCCTACGGCTTGAGTGCTGGAAATGCTCAAAATACGACACTCAACAGGGCAAGGGCAAGGCGGGAAGTTTTGGTGTATCTGGTATCTGATTATAGGTCAAAACAATAATTAAATAATTTTAACTATTTCGGTCGAGGATTACACGTTGCCGGGTGTTTCTTTTGTTCGCTGATTATTGACACGTTGCCGGGTGTTTCATATATTATATACTTTTCAATATACAGCCTATATACTTTTTGATATACTATCCATTTTCCCTTATAATGTAATTATATTATATTTTATTCCTATAATCAGCCGGCGGAAACACACAAAAACACAACATATATAATTTTCAAGCCGTCTATAGCACTATAACCACAATATATAGCATTGTAACAACAATAGTCCATGCTATGCAACAATGTTACTACTATACAATATGGGGATACCATGGTATTATACTTACAAGCAAAGCCCGCATAGCTTGTGAACTTTGCTACGGCGCAAAGTTTCGCCCGCAAAGTGAAACGACGCGCAAACTGTTCTTTGAAAACTGAATACGTTTCAAGCGGTATTTTCAACAAACATTCAGCCCGCCGCAAAGCGGGCGTAAAAGAATAGGAGAAAATACCATGATGAACATTTTTGATATTATCGCTAACAACTATTACAAGTTTGATACCATGTTGACGGCTAACGGCCAAAATCAGCCCGCTATTACCGTAAAGCACGACGACGGAAAAACGTCTGTTTACAACGTCGCCCGCGCCGTTACGAAAAAACAGGCGACGGCTTGCAAACTTGAAAATGCGTTTGATTTGTATTTGTCGGACGTTGATAGTTTGGCGGGCGCGGTTTGGGCCGCATATAGCGAAACTTTTTCTGTTGGTATCCGTTACTTTAACGGAAATACAGACGTTAATGCAACCGCCGCCGCGCTTTCGTCCGATACTATCACGGCTATTTTGTACGCCGTTAAAGCTGTTTTAATTTCCGTTGGTTTGGACAAAAAGGAACGTCTTTCTTTTATGTTCAATACTAACGCGCCAAAAGAACAGCGCCCCGACGATGCGCACGCCGCTGCTATTCTGTTCATTGCTTTTTTGCCGTGTTTTGTTGGTATCCGTTCCGATGGACGCGGGCGCAAAGTTATTGCACCGCTTGTTTCCACAAGCGACAAAGCAAAGCACATTGTAGCCGCTAACGTGCGCGGCGTGTTTGAGGATACACTTTGCAAGTTAATTGACGGCGCACACGTTAGCGCAACGATTGACGAAAGTATTGAACAGCAAAAGAAAGACAAAGCCCGCCGCGCTGAAATTTCTAACGCAAAGAAAGAAACCGCCGCAAAACAAGCTTTGTTAGCTGAAAAGAAAGCAAGCGACGACGCAAAGAAAATTGCTAACGCCGTTAAAGAGTCCGCCGCAAAGAAAGCGGCAAAGCCCGCAAAGAAAACCGCATGAAAGCAAATAGAAACCGCTTGAACGTATTTAGTTAAAACAATTTCATAAACTAGCAACCGCCCGACGTGAATAAAAAACGTCGGGCGGCTTTGTTATGCTTTGAATTTTGGCGCGTGTTTGTCCGACGTTCAAAGCATAACAAAGCCGTTTTCTAAATTGCCGTTCTTTTGTGTAGCCCACAAAAAGAACAGAACAGGCAAGAAAGAAAAGCGGTTGTATTATTTACCGCCCGCAAAGCGGCAAACAATACAAATTGTTCTTTGAAAACTAAATATTTCAGCCGTCAATAAACGGTTATAAATATCATTACATAAGAAAGCCCGCTCAAAGTGTTTCTTGTAAGAGAAACGAAGCGTAATGTAATAAGCTTATTAAAGTGCGCCTTATGGCAGAACTTTCCAAAGGTTGCACAAAAAGCACGGCAGAGCTGCGCTGTTCTAAAAAGAATGGCAACAAACAGTAAAGCCTTGCCAAAAGCTACAAAGCAAAATGCAAGAGGACAAAAAGGCAGAACACGAAAGATTGTATTCTTTTCACGCAATAATTGCGTCCTGAAATGGTTGCACTTGTTATCTGATTTTGGCAGAGTAGTTTTGTAGCTTTAAGGAATGCTTTACAAAAAAAGGAGATGATCTAAATGAATGGTTATCGTGAACCAACGGGAGAAGTGTACCAAAACACAAGTCAAAACAGTTTTACATGGTATCACAAAGAAGTGAAACCATATCAGATTTTTGGCAGATGTGATGGAATTCCTTTCATTGCAAGCCCGTACATTGCGCCAAAAACTGGATTTGTTCCAATGTTTGTACGAAATTCAGAAAAGAAATGGATGTTTGAGCATCCTGGAAAGTTTGTCAATTTGATTTGTAACGCATTTCGTTCAAAACAAATTACACTGTACAACTGGACGAAAACTGTAAATGCAAGAGCAGTAGCGTATTTAGAAGCAGAGCAAAAACGCACGAAAGCAGAAGAAAAGAAAGTTATACGCCAGAGTGCGGAAAATCGTGATACAGCTGTGCATAAGCCAGCGAAACACACTAAGGCGTTTCGCGGTAAAGATCCTACTGTATCATACGAATACGTTGATGTTTCACGGAAACATTATGGTACGGAAATTGATTTTGGTGGATACTTTAAGCCTATGAATGCAATGACAGCTTCTTATATGGATGGTGTTCATTGATGCTTTTCATGGCAGACGATTTCACCATGAACAATACGTTTTAAGAGCTGGGAAGCGTTATTACAATGTAAGGAAGGAAGAATTTCTTCTTCTAGCTCTTCTCCTTCTGCTGGCGTCAGAATGACACTTTTACGCCACTTGTAAGATTCTGTGCTTCCTTTTTTCTTAATAGCAGAAATAAGTTCTTCTTTTGTCATGTCATCGTAATTGACTTTTGGCATTCTTCAAACCTCACTTTCACTAACTATTTTAGCAGAGACGCGATGTAAAAGCAAGAAAAGAGGTGTTTATCTTTGAAAGACAAAAATGAATCATACAAATGGCGTAAATCTTGTGTTCTTACCCCAGCAGAGGGTGAAAAATTAGAGTCGGAAGTGCTTCCGTCTGTACATTGTGACAATGTTTCGCAATTACTAAAAAAAATCATTCGCAAAGAGTTGATTGTGAATGAAAATGTATATTTTTCAAGATGAGTGTATAAAAATGCAAAATGAAAAGGAGAATACAATGAAAGAATACGCAATCTTTGTTGCCTGTGAAGAAGATAAGGACCCCAATTTTGGTGGTCGTTATATCCTCTACACAGAAGAGGAAGTGAATACCCTGGGTGGTCTGGACGCTGTTCTTGCCAAATTGAAGGCAGAAGGCGAGATCATCACCGGTATTCAGACTGGTGAACAGTGAAAATAAGCACGTCAGAAGCACACAATAAAAGAGGAGTTCTACCATGGCAATTTTGGCTATTGAATCGGCTCTCAATATTGCCATAAAGTTTGGTGATACAGAGCTTGTGAAAATCTATCAGGAAGCCCTGAAAGAAGCCGGTGTTGAATACGTCAGCACCGCAAAATGCTGGATTGAATAAGAAAGGATGTTTGCTATGAAATCGCTTCTCATGTTTTTCGGTTACACCGCATATCAGGCGGGTTGTATTGCACCTATGATGTGGTTTTTCGTTCTGGGTGCTATCGCTATGGGTGTGGCAGAATGGAAAGGATGGTTGAACTGATGAAACTTGATCATGTTTACCCCGATATTGTTAATCGCTTTCAGTATGTGAAAACGACTAACGCAGACGCTTGGCAGAAATATGTTAAGAGCGTCATTGCAGAGCATGAGTACAATGACCTGTTAACCAGGATTGCGTGGGATTTACTCAGGTATGTGTACACTTCTGGTACGATTTGTGGGTGGTACGATAAATATAACGTACATGATTCGCATATCACAACGGCAGTCAAGAAGGCTTATATTGAAGTCTTTGGAATGCCGTCAGAATAAAAGATATGTTTTAAGGAGAGTTTGATATGACCGCAAGAGAATATTGCAAGAGTCATCCTGTAACCGCTTATGATAGCAGCTATGGCCGTTGTGGTGGTTTTCAGATTCATGGCGATATCGAATACGGCATTGACGATTACCTTTATGCTCAGTCTGGTGCATTGTGTGAAGATGAGAAATACCATAGTTATCATCACCTGAAAATCATCTATGCACCGTCTGGCAGAGCATATGTCAAGTGTTTCGGCAAGCGAATTTATCTTGATGAGTGCTTGAGAGTGTAAAGGAGAAACGACAATGAAAAAAGGTCAATGGTTCATGAACGATGAAACCGGTGTTATCACCAACATTCATCGTGAAGCTGTCGAGTGGTATCGGCAGGGTGCAAACATTTCCATCTGGATCAACGGCGTTGTTGTTTGCCGTTGGGGTCACTGATAAGAAAAGGAGAATAAAAAAATGCGTGCTACTGTTGAAGTGTATGAGAACAATGCAGGCGGTATCTGTGTTGCAGTCTTTGGTCAGAATGGTTTGACGAATCTGTTTGTCTTGTCGTTACTCCTGATGGTAATGAAACAAGAAGGACGAGGGCATTTTATCAGGAAGCGTTATACGGGTTCCCTGGCGAGGATGAATACAACGCAGAAGATTTTTTTGGTCTGTCTATGGATGATGCTTATGCAGACGTCTGCAACAGCAACCTGATTGCAGAGTTTTATGACAATCGTGTTGTAAACCTGTATCCGGCAGACATGGGCATTGCCGGAATGGAGCTATTTGGTATGGCTTGACCGTACATTCACAAAATTGTCATGAATAAACAACGTATTAACGCACTAAAATGTGACGTTAATAAAATCTACATTTTAGTGCTTGACAAAATCAGCAGTATCCTGTATTCTATAGCTATAAAGGGCAGTCCATCAAAGGACTTTTATTTTTACCGTATAGCTATATAATACAGGATACGAGAGGAGGGCTATAAAATGGAACGGAATTGGAAACTTGGTGACGATATGGTTGTGAGCGACAATCTTCTGGATGGTATCACGTTTGATGATTTGATTCTGACAGTGCATTGCAACTGTCCCAAAATTACAGAACAGGCTGTAAAAAAAGAGCTGAAAGAAATTCTTGCGATTCATATGCAGGATATGGAATTTTTACTCGAAAACAATATCGACAAGATAATTGAGATGGCAAGTAAAAACAGAGAATAAGGAGATGTGAGTATGAAATGCAATAACTATGATTACGAGAATTTTCACTACACAAGTGATAGTTGCCTGATTCTTATGAGTGAGGTTCGTTATAAGAAAAATGATTTTGGGGAGATGGTTCTTGTACCGGAAGAAACAAAGGAAGAAGTGGTTTCGTCTACATTTTACACAAACTACATTACAGCAATTCCGTTCTTTGATGATGATTTCTTTGGTCCTCATGCTTCTTGTGAAGCTGAATGGAATAGAACACCGGCAGGAGCTGTGCCTACTGTAATAACGACAATCAATGGCGCAGGTGACGAAAAGATTGTTGCAACATTTACATTCCTTAGCAAAAGTAATCTTTTGAATACTGCTGGTTGGCGTGAAAAGGAAATTGTCAAGAATGCAAAATACTTTCACATCGAAAAAGCTGATGGTGCAGATATGATTTATTTCTACACCGAAAGTGATGGCGATACGTCAGAGGGTATTTTTGACACTAAGAGATCTATTTGGAGGGGATAAACGATGACTGATGTTCAGAAAAAGATGTGGGATGCACTGGTTAAAATGTCTGGTGAGGACGTTGCAAGATTATTTGTAAATTGGTGTGGAGAACAAATTCTGGATGATGATTTCTATAAAAATATGATTGATGAGGGAGTGATTGAAAATGAAGAATGATTTTTACTGGAACAGGAACTATATGACTATTGCAAAAAGTATTAACGAAAAGCACCGTACAAAAATTATAATACATAAAAATTGGCAGTGGTATTTAGCTGAATTTGATTCATTGGAACAACTGCATTTCTTTGAAAACGTAGTTGGATTCAGAACTTGCTATCTTGGAATGGAAAATGGAATCGCAAGATTTTCTTTGAGTCATGAGTTTAAAGAAGAAAAATATTTCTGGAAATTGTCTGAACTTCCGGCTGGTGTAAAACCGATTAAAGCATTATGTAATGGTAGTATTGTTACTTGCTATTTTTTGAATGATGGGAAAATTATTCATTGGTATCGTCCGAATCCTAATGCAAGGAATGTTTATAAACCAATGACGTTGCAACAGCATATTAGGCATCATGAAGTGTTTGGTTCATATTGAGGAACAGGAAAATCAGGAGGGTGAAATTTTTGATTATCGATTCAATTCTTGACCGTAAGGACGGCAGACACTACAGCGCACATGATTTCTATCTTGAAGTCAGAAAGTATGAACGTCTGGGTGTTGGTACACACGGCGATGATATCTCTATTGCAATGGATTACGGAGATAACAGAGATGTTCAGCGTGTTCTGTGTCAGTACATCCAGCGCAATGGATATCCGGCAGATATTGAGGACTACATAAGAAATCAAGTCTGGGTGGTATAAGCAGCAGATGCTAGGTGATTAGCGGTACTAGGGCAGACATAACCGCTACCAGAGTGCGAAAGCATAAAAATATTAAAAGGAAAGGAAGCAATCGTATGGAATTCGTATACATCAATGGAGTTAATCATGATGGTTATGCACAACTCGATATTTTTGAGCATAACGCTAAGACTATGACGGTCAAAGAGTTAATCGAGGTCTTATCTACTCTTAATCCTAACGCAAAGATTCTCTTTGGTAGCAATTACGGTGATTATACCATAGAAAATGTAGCTCAAATTGGTTAACTAATATAATTAAAATCATGCTTTTATAGGAGATGAAAATATGAAAACTGTATATGTTATTGCCGTAAAGCATTTATTCGACTACGAAGGAAACACTCTTAATCGTTGGGAGTATGTTCAATTTGGTGAGTGTGGGTACACATTTTTTACTGAATCCGTTGATGGTGCGCAGCACTTTTATTCTATTGATAAGGCTCAAAAATGGTTTGATGAAATCGGTCATGGACTTATCTTTTACGGAAATTGTAAAGGTCAGTATGAGTTGGAGTCTCTTTGTATTAAGAGTGTTGTTTTCCGAGACCCTATTGTAAATTTCGTAAGAGATTTGGATTTCAAAAACTGCTAAAACAGATATTTTATTGGAGGTCTGTTTATGACTGTTTCTGAATTTATTAAGAAGTTGAAAGAGTTTGGCTATGACGAAAATACCGAATTAGTTTTTGGAATGTATACCAATACTGAATTCGGAGACTGGAAAGAACTTCAGGTCAGGGGAGTGTCAAAAGGTGTATGTTTTTTTGACAAAGAAACATATCCTGATAAACCTTTAATTGATGTGACGATGGAGCTGAGGTGAACATAATGCTTGTTTACGATCATCTGAAATGCCCATTTTGTGGCACACTGAATAAGTTTACTCGTGGCAATGGTAGAGAACTTGATAAGTTCAAATGTTTTTATTGTCATAGTCGGTTTGAAAAACAAAACGACAATGAATATATTGCCGTGAATGATAGAAATGAAACAAAAGCAGCAGAAAAGAATTTTATTTATACTCCTGAATTGTGTGGCGTTGTTCTTGCAGTAAAGATTGAAGGTAATAAAGAAAAGCTTCCTGTGGCAACGCTTTCTTTTGCTTTTGGCGGAACTTATAAAACAACATGGTGTCAGAGTACGCTTGACAGATTCAAGAAAGGGATCAATTCGTACACATGGTTCTTTGATGAGCGACCAACAAAAGAGGATTGTTTTGAAGATTATTGTATTAAGGGGTGATAAAAATGTATTCGAAAAAAGAATTTATTGAAGCGTTTTGCTGGATGTACGGCGTATCTAAAGCGGAAGCTGATAAAGCATATAGGACCAGTAGTGAAAAGCACATTGAAGCTATCATCGATTGTTATAAATCGAATTGTAAGAAGGCATTTTACGAAGATTAAATTGAGGTGATAAAAATGACTGAGAAAGATAAACGGATTCTAAAATACGCAATCGATAATCTTGTCCTTAGAGAAATCGAATTATGCAAAGGAAGTTGTAAAAGCAACCTTGAAAACAAAGCAAACCGTGAACGAGATCGTGATTTGATTATTTATGGTATTCACAGCGTTTTATATGAGGTTGAACGTCTTGAAGAACAGGAAAAGGAGATACTGGAGAAAGCCAAACATGAAGTGGTTCAGTTTTGATTGAGGTGAGAAAAATGGAATCTACAATTACTTATAGTGTCCATGGTTGGGAAAACAAAAACAGCTGGGCCACATTTTCTAAGGATGGATATAAAACCAAAACTCGTGCGCTTCATAAGATGCAACGCATGATTGATGGCGGTTGTTTTGCAATGGTAAATCTCAGGGAAGAATCCGTTTATCTCAGAGACGAACACAATGACTTTTCTACAAGCGGTGTGATTTATTCTTGGGACAACGAAAAAGGTTGGACTAAATGTGATGGAAAGGACGTGACAGAACATGACCAACACTGAAAAGAATATCGTTCTCGCAGCTCTTTCTTCCTATCGGCGTAAGCTAATGGATCAAAGTATTTCGTTCCTCAGAGCAGGGAATCACGAGGATGCAAGAGCAAGCACGATTGAAGCGGCCAACGTGAATGCGTTGGTGATTAAGTTTACAAGAGAAAAGGAGCTTGCAATATGATTTCAATCACCGAAAATGACATGAAAGTTAAAATTCCAAACGGATATCTCGTGTGTGTTCCTACGGGTGGTGCTGATGAATATCCTGGTGTTGGTGTTTTCTTTTCAAAAGACGGAAAATATGCAAGCTGGGACGATTTAGTATCAATGACAGAATATAATTCGGCGTTTGAAAACATTCAAACAGTTGGATTTAAGAAAGGTAGCGACGATTATGTGGCCGCTATTCGATTTGAAGATGGCGATATTAGTACAGATTGAGGAGTTTGCAATATGAATAGCGAAAATAAGATTGTTGTTACTAGCTGGAATGGTAAGTCTTGGGAAATGACACCTGAACAGATTGAAGCAGCGTACCGTTACAAAGAGCATCAGTATCGTATTGAAGATGCAGAGAATCAGCTTGATGGCAATGCTGATTGGATTGAGGAAGAATACGGTTATTCTCACGATGAGATTATGGATTTTGCTGACGAATTAGCAGAACGATTCGAGGATAAATTTGATTGTAATGTATCAGAAAATGATGATTGGGTAGCACGTATCATAGAGATGTTTGACGCCGCAGGTAGAAAGGAGAGCAACAATGACTGATCCTTGCCATTATTGTGTAGCACCGGAGCGTTATCCTGGTTGCCACGACCATTGTGAAAAGCTGAAAGCCCATCGTGAAAGTGATGAGTATAAGAAGCTGTGCGAATATAAAGAAAAGTATTTCAGAAACAATATGCCGAAAAATACGGTAGCAATCTATTACGATATGCGTCGTAAGAAGCATAAAGGTTTACATATGATGGGCTATAAAGGAATGGGTGTTTAATATGGACGAGAATATTTTCAATAATATAATGGATTTCTTCGATGAATGGGAAGATACGTTAAATCATCGTATCGACACTACCATTGAAAAGACAAATAGGAAACCAGAATTAAACAACTATAAAGAAAGAGTTATTTATAAAATTACGGCGCAGAAAAAATTTCTCTGGGAACTAGAAGAATCTTTCTATAATAGATTTCAAAAGAGCAAATGAGGTAATAAAATGAGAGAATTTGAAGGTTTTATTTTTCCTAACGGAAGAATTGTAGCGATTCCTGAAGAGGAATATATGGCAGCTATCGAAGCAGGAAAAGAAATTCTTGTGTTTTGTGGTGGATGGGCTGGTGGATACGCTAAAGCGTTTGGTGCAGATAAGGAACAGGATATTTATGAGCCTGATAAAACTTGTTACATGGTCTATTCGTATGATGTCATGGATAAGACCTTTACGCCAGAAGATATGAAGCGGTTCGCTAAAGTGATTGTCACAGATGGTATCCGTGTGTACATGAAAACAGGTGAGTCGGCCAGTGATTATTATTCTGGAACCTTCTGTGACTGTGGTACGAAAGACAGGCTCGAAGAACATTACCCTGACACTTGTAGCAACGATATTGAACAATACGATTTCAGTGATTGTCAGACAGTTGATTTTGATATGACGGTTCGTATGCTTGGTGCAGATGATAAAGATTACGAAGGTATGGTAAAGATGCTCAAGGAGATTTTGAGGTGATAAAATGTGGGATTTATAGTAAAACTCGCAAAATAAGCAACGATATAACGTAACAAAAATAAGGAGAAATACTATGTGGGCTGTAATTGAAAATGAGTACGCTAAAGACAAAAGGATTGGTTACGCAGAACTTGAAACTGTTGACAGGGATGACGGCGATGAGTGGTTCCCTGTAATGTACTGCATCAACGATAATGACCTTGATATCTATGTGCAGTATGAAATTGATGAGTGCGAAATGAAAGAAATTAAGAAAACTCTTGCAATTTATCTTGAAGATGAAGGCATTTGGGAGGATTGACTATGTGGGATTTAAGGGAAGTTCACGCTTGTTTTGATGGTGAAGGTTGGGTCTGGAATGAATCTTTCCATCACAAGAATGTGTTCGTAGGTGAGAATGAAGATCCGAAAGAAATCTTCTGGCAAGAATGTCAGATGTTCTTCCTTCAGGATTATTTAAGCAAGTGTGAGATTGTTGATGATGGTGACATTCTGGAACTTCAACTGAAAGATTCCGGTGAGCCGGTCCTTGCTATGATTATGGAAGAATAAAGGAGCTAGAGTTATGTTTTTGCTTATCAATATTTACAGTAGCAAAACAACGTCGGCGTATGTTGCTGGTATGGATAATTTTGAAAGCTACGATGAAGCAATAAAAGAAATGAAAAAACGTGTAATGGATGCGTACCTGAGTTATCACAAGGAATGGGAAGATAACAAAGAAGACGAGTATCATGAACCGTATATTGATGGAGATGGTACGACCTATTTTGTTTCTGGGTATGACTACAAAGACATTTGGCAGATTTATTAACTGTAAAGGAGAATGAATTGTGACACGGTTTTATCTTAACGCAGGTGCTCTTGGCCGTTGGATGCACCAGAATAAAGCACAATACACTGGTGCTTACGTTGAGGGTGTTCTGGTTGATAGTTTCGTAGTTGAAACAAAGCGTGGTGTTGCAGCTATCTATGAACACGTTCTGAATGAGTGGACAAGCAATTATTATGTTGAGTTCACTGATTACAAGAACGGTTTTAAGAATGGCGACGTCGATAAGATTTGGTCTGATTGGTACGCTTTTGAAGAAAAGGCAAGCGCATAAGAGGTGAATGAATATGGATAAACAAATTAAGGTTGAATATACCGATAATACAGATTATCGAGATGAAATGTTTTTCAGCGATATGGAATCAGCAAAAAAATATATCGAAGAAGAACTTGATAATACAAAAGAATATTTTGATGGTAGAGATTATGACTATTCTGATTATTCATATGGTAATGGTGGAATGATGACTAAGATTTGGGATAACTATTCTGATGAATGGGCAATGTGGACAGTTGATAAGATTCGATAAAAGGGAGATTTTAGATATGAAAAAATATATTTTGATCGCCGTTAACGAACGGAAAATTTTCGAACCTGATTATTTTGAAACTCTTGATGAGGCTCAAGCAGAGATGAGAAAACGTGTTGAGCAAATCGTGAGTCAATCTGGCGGAGAAACGGAAGTTGATTTTGAAATCAACAATGACAGTGCCTATGTGACAGATGCTCATTTTGAGCTTGGCGATGGAAACTGGGATTTTGCAATTTGCGAGGTGGTTGATACGAAATACTCTGAAAATATTAAAGACGCCATGTTTACTTCTGTTTGGGACGGTGGTTTTGAGATCACTACGAAATGCAAGGTGAATACGGAAACAAAAGAGATTTTCGATATCGAAGTGTCGGAATCAAATACAGATGTAGTGGAGCTGCTTGATGAAGAATATGTCACGATTGACGGCGTAGATTATTCAGCTGCAAATCATGATGACATCGATGAAGACGATAAAGAAACTTATTGGTATGAATAAACTTCAAGGAGAATAAATATGACTGCTCTATATTGCTATGACAACGAAATAATAAAGTGGATTTACGGCGATAATCTGTATTGCTTGCATGTCCAGCATGATGATGAAGCAGATAATAATCCTCGTTGGTGGGACGATCATGATTCCGTAATGGCCTGTTTTCATTCTCGATATCATCTTGGTGATAAGATTGATGCGAGTACGGCAGAAGAATTTTGGAATGATCTGGTTTACAAGTATTGCTCTGATGAAGAAATTCTGGATGCACTTTTTAACATGAAACTGGAAGAATCCTGTGTGGTTATTGACAACGATAACAGTAGTATTGAAGAAACTCGTTATGCGATTTGTTGTCGTGAAGATCAAGCCAATCCTTGGTATACCAATTTGAAATACAATGAAATTGCGACGTATGCTCGTGGTGAATTCTCTATTCGTGATTGTCAGATTCTTCTGGACAAGCATATTGCATGGCTTCCGCTCTGGTTGCATGACCACTCTGGTCTGTCTATGGATTGTGATACACAATTCAGAGGTTCGTGGGATGATAGTAATGTTGGCTGGATTGTGACCGCTATTACGGATGGTTCGGATAATACCAAAAATGAAGCAGAACGAATCATGCGTGATGAGGTAAAGGAATATAGTGACTATCTTTCTGGTGAGAACTACGGCTATACGCTTTATCGAGAAGACCACGGAGAATGGAAGGATATCGACAGAGCATTTGGATTTATCGGTTCCGATGTGCTTGAAAACGGTATTACATACAGCGTTGGTTGTGGTCTTGAAACAGCATTAAAGGAATATCGGTGCTGTATTGGTGATGCAGAGAAGGTTGTGACTGTCACTTATAACTTTGATAAATGTTGAATTTTAGGAGGAAGATATCATGGATGACAATATGATGGAACGTCAGATTGCTGATTATATGGTGAAACATGGTACTGAAAATACGAATTATGGCACATGGGTGTTTGAGGTCGATGAACTGGCGAAAAAGTTCAATATTACAGAGAAATGGATTCAGGAACATGAAGACGGTATTATGTCTGAGCTGTATCTCAGAGAAGAAGTAGCTGACGTTGAACGTGAATTAAGCGGCAATGATATGACTATCACACTTTTTGATGTGGATTTTTACACCGACTATTGCCCTAATTATATTGAAGACGAACAGGAAAAGGATGATGGTGTAGATCAATATTGGTTTGCACCAACGTGTTGGTGTACTGATGATGTTATCGACGCAGCAAAACGGAACGGGATTGTGTTGACTCCGCAACAGGCTGAACAGTGGTGGCAGAAGAACGAAAAGTGGTTCAAGGATACTCTTGCTGAATACGGTAATGAGATTCTTTTCAATGCGAATTTTAGTGAGGTGTAAAAGGAGAGTTTTATTATGATGAAATTTATTTCTGCAAGAGTATACGATGATTATTCTTCGTTGTTTTATTTCTTTGATGTCAGAAATAAAAATGATGATATCCTTGATTTGGTTAAAAAAGCAACAGAAGAATATCTGAAAACAGAGGAGGGTAGAAAAATCTACGAAGATAATTGTAATGATTTCGATTTAATTGATTTTGATAACTATGTTCCTAATTCGATTTGTGAAAAATTTGGCTTCGTAAAAATTAGTACACCTGAATTTGCTGAAACAGAAGCAGGTAACACACTTTATGAAGACAAAAAGGACACTATCTAATGTTCTATCATTTTGAATATTCCGTTAGACACTTTATGTACGGCGATACATACAGAGGGCATGAAATCTATCCTACAAAAGAACTGCGTGATGCGGAACTTAACTGGATGAAAACGTGTTACAGTAAGCTGACAGAGCTTGTCTATGCAACGTATGAAACCGAAACGCTTGATGAAGATAGATAATAATATAAAGGAGAATGAATAATGAAATATGACACTCAACTAATGGCGGAAATACTTTGCGGAGTGGCAAATGTTGAGTACAGCTCAGACTTGGAAGAGCTTTTATATCATTTGGATATTCAAGCACAGAATCCTAACAATGCGGATTTTAGACGTAATGGGCTTGCTATTATTGCCAAGGCTTGCGAGAATTTAAAGAATAAATAAAATCGAGGTTTTAGAAAATGGAACGAACTATGAATGACAAACTCATGGAAGTAGCACAGGTTCTTATTGAAAATGGAATGAGTGCAGATAATGCGTATGTTGCTTTACAGGCGCAGTGTTATATCCTTTTGGACATTGAAATCGACGATTATCTCACAGATGAAGATTATGAAGAACTCGAAGAATACGAGCAACAATTGAATAAAAAGGGAATGTGACTATGATTACGGTTGTTTATGACGATACGATGTGTAATGGTACTTACCGTGTAGAATATAAAACAATGGAAGATGCGGTAGAGTCTGTCAATAATGATTTTGAGAGACTGATGAAAGAACTGCGATATGAAGGTTATGAACCTGAATGGATTCGTGACTGCCACCATATGTTAGAGGTTTATGTTCCGAATACGTCTATTAACGCATGGTGGGATTTTGAGTAAGGAGAATTAAAAATGGATACTAACGAAATCGAAATGTTTGAGCAAAAGATGATCGACAGTGCATTTATTGATGCTGTTGATTATGATCCGAAGGTGGCTGCACGAGCTGTAGGAGCACGCAAGATGAAAATGAAGGGCGTATGCTCTTTTAATGAGTATATTAGCTATTTGCAGACCATTACCGGTAACGCAAAGTTGTTCTGGAAGTATCAGTTTTGAGGTGAATGATATGTATATGCTTTTAGATGTTTATATGCAGAATCTTGCTATTCCTAATATCATTGGGAAGCGAATGTTTGATACTTACGAAGAAGCAAAAAACGAAGCTATAAATCAAGCTGAAGCAGAATTTCAAAACTACTATCAAAAAATGTATACAGGGACTGGATATGAACCTGAAATTACAGAGATGAATGATAGCGTATATATTTCTGCACTTAAAGAGAGTGAATGGTGGACTATTGTTGAAGTTTGATAAAACAGTTCTTTTAAGGAGATAGTAATATGAATGAAAAGAGATTTGCAATCGATACACCCATCGGAAGGATTGTCGCAGAGGGTTTTGCAGAGCCATATCCTGAAATTGTAATTTACCTTAAAAGAAATGATGGCGAAACAATCAGCCTGTCCAGTATCAATTACGAAAGTAGTGGTGATATTGAAAATTATCTTTGGATGGATGTGCTCAGTGACGAGTACACAGATTATAAGAGCTGGCCGTCTGAAGATTTGACTGCAGATTTTTCCTAATGAATGAAAAGGAGTAAAACAAAATGGCTACTAATAATCCTATGACCGTAATAACCTCTAAGCCCTTCGGTGCACTGAATGTGGACGTGTACCAGAATGATAAACACCAGTATTACATGACCCGTGAACAGATTGGCGCGGCACTTGAGTATGGAAATCCGCAAATCTCAATTGGTACAATTCACAAGCGAAACGCAGACCGCCTTGACCCGCTTTCAACCTTAATCAATTTGATTAAAGTTGAAGGAAATAGAACGGTAGAACGTGAAGTCGTATGTTACAGTTTGCGTGGCGTTATGGAAATCTGTCGTCTGTCTCGTCAGCCGAAGGCAGATGCGTTCATGGATTTTTGCTGGGACATTATGGAGTCTCTGATGCGTGGTGATTCTGTTCTGGCAACTCCTCAGATGGATGCTGCATTGAGTAAGGAGTTTATTGACGTTAGACTTCACGCTCTGTTTGATAGTGTGAAGAACCTTCAGAGTGAACTTGATTCCACTCGCAAGGAGCTCGGTGACCAGATTGAGGAAGCTCGCGCCACTAGCAACGAAGCACTGAATGTGATTAGTAGTGTATCTCAGTGTGTTCATCAGATTAAGGACAAGCAGATGGATAACGCGATTCGTGCTAAAAGCTACACTCCTCGCAATGTTTTTCAGGATGAAATGAGTGACTGGCGTAAAGATTTGTATAGCAAGATTGGTGTGATTGCAAACACCAAAGGCTACACGAACAAAGAGACGCTTCACAAAATCTATGAATATCTGAATCGTAATTATGGTTTCGTTTTGGAAGATGCTCGTGCAAAGTATATTAAGAGAACGAATCGTAGTGGAAAAATCTCTACGATTGATATTATCGAAGATGACTCCACTTGGAAATCCGTTATGGGTTCTGTCGTTGCAGATATGTACGCAGCATCTATTGAACGTCTGCATCAGAATCAAAATGAACTTCGTCCTGTTTTGAAGACCATTGAAGCAGCTCCTGAAGTGAATGTAAACGACGATCCTGTAGTTGAAGTTGAAGTTAAAGAAGTTGTGGATGAGAAGCCTAAGAAACAGAGTGAAACGGCAACTCGTCTGGTTCCGATTATTGAACCGCTGGCTCAAAAACTCGGTGATAAAACTATTCATTATCATAAAACCTATCGTATGGTTTACAACAAGATTGGATTCACTAAGATGGAAAACATGATGAAGCAGTATAAGCGTATTCATGGTCGTGTTCCGAGTCCCAAGACAAAAGTATTCCTTGAGAATGACAAGGCTATGCGGATGTTCAAGAAAGCGGTTAAAGAGCTGATGAAAGAGCAGGAGAGTAAGTAATGTATGTAATCTCGAATGGTCACAACTATATTATGAAACGGAAGGGAGGTCGAATTTGCGCCACCTGTGATATCAATCTGGCATTACAGTTTGAATCTAAGGGACTGGCGATTTGTGAAATTAACAAACTTCCCGCCGGGTATAAAAACGGACACTATGCACCGAAGTCTATGGATGAAATCGAAGCTGCAAGTAAGAGTCCGAATATAACGGCTCCGGCTGCAAAGCCGAATACATATGCATTTCACATAGAAGATTCTGAATGGTTGACCGAGTTGAAGAAAAATCTTGAGATTACAGACAAAACAATGGGCAGTCTCAATGATTTATACACCAAAGTCTACGGCGATTTAACTGCGGCCAGCGATGAGATTGCTGATATTGAACACGCTATTGAGTTCAAGACTGTGAATGCAGCACAAGGTTATCAGCTTATGGCAGAACTTAAAAGAGCTCGCCGGAAGCGTAGAGAAGCTAAGGATGCAAAGCTTTTGCTTGAAATTGTTATGAACACAAAAACCAGAGAGTGGGGAGATGGCAAGCTGGAAACTGCTATTGAGCAGCTTGGCGCTCGTCAGTTCACTCCGAAAGTTCGTAACGATCTGTTTGAAAAGAATTGAGGTACATAAAAATGACGATTCATATTTTACACGAATGTATCGACTCTAGCGATTTTTACGCGGAAGGTAATATTATTACCATTAACAAAGATAAAGAGAAGTTGTCCGAAAAGATGTTCTTGCTTTATAAGGATTGCCGGGATTCGGAAGGAAATAGTGTGAACCAAGACGAAACGTGGTGTGATTCATGTGAGGCGTCCGTTGTTAGTGAGAGCTCTGGAAATTACTATCGACATCATTGGAAAATTGACAAGTTTGAGGTGTGAATTATGATGGTATATGGAAACATAACGTGTAATCGCTGTGGCATTACATGGTATGGCCCTAAATGTGGAAAGCTCTATTGTGATGAATGTCGTAAGATAATAAGAAATGAGGCATCCATTCGATGCAAGAATAAAAAGAAACATAAACCAACATTTGTTGAGATTGTGAGAATGGCAGATGCTGAAGGATTATCTTACGGTAAGTATTGCTTAAAGTATGGAATTTGAGGTGAATGTGATGAGTGCAGTTTTTGAAAGAAAAGAAGAACAGATGTCTAAATTGGTCTATTTTAATCCGAAGCCTTCTGTTCCGGCTAAAAAACGTGGTGTTACAAAAAGTAAGCAGAAGCGTAAGCGTAATATTTCTCCAATTAGAAGCTTGGATGATGTTCAAATGATTTCGGAATACTTCTGGGATAAAAAGCAATATCGCAATTGGTGTCTATTTAATGTTGGTATTGCAACTGGGTTGCGTGCTAGTGATTTGCTTAAACTGAAAGTTTCTGATATGTCTTACTGTCTTTATAATGGAAAAATTGAGGTGGTTGAGGATGCAGGAACTTGCATCGTCGAAGAAAAGACTTCTAAATATCGTGAAATCATTCTTACTCCAGAAGCGAGAGACATCGTTGAAACGTACATTAAGATTGCAAAACTTGGATATGACGATTGGATGTTTCCATCTCGGCAGGGGAGTTGGAAAAAGTCGTTGAGGACAAATGGTGGAGATGGGAAAACTGGTATTCCTCATATTGCAGAACCCAAAAAGGCCGGTGATCCTATTGATGTTGATTCTTTTGCTCGTATCCTTCGTAATGCTGGCAGAGATTTGGGTCTTAATTACAAGATTGCATCTCATTCTTGCCGTAAGACATTTGGTTATCGTGAGATGTGTCTTAATAAGGATGATAACCAGGCATTGTCTTGGATTCAGGGTCAGTTGAATCATAGTAGTCAGGATATTACATTACGGTACGTTGGTTTTGATGAGGATAAGGCAAAAGAATATTATAAGAAGACTTTTTATGGTGTGAATACACACAGCTTGGAAGACTGAGGTGTATGATGGCTGATACTTATATTAAAATCTGGGATACTTACGAGAGCTATTTTGAACCCCTTAGTGCTGCTGAGGTGGGGCGTCTGGTACTGGCGATGATGAAATATAAATCGTCTGGAACGGAGCCTGAGCTCAACGGAAATGAGCGGTATGTGTGGCCTGCTATCAAGAGAGATTTAATTAAAGATGCCGAATACATCGAAGGTAAGCGCATTTCTGGAAAGGCTGGCGGTGAAAGCAAGCGCAAGCAAAACGAAGCAAACGCAAGCAAAGCCAAGCTAGAGAAAGAAAAAGAGAAAGAAAAAGATAAGATATCGTCTTCGTCTTGTGATGAGACGACAACGACGAAACCTATCGAGGATGTTTTCCGAGAGAATATCGGGAAACTTGGTGCTACTGGTCAAAAGGCTTTAGCAGAATATGTTGAGCGCATGGGTGACGAACTTGTGCTTGCTGTAATTGGTAAGTGTTCTGATCTCGGCGGTAGCACATGGGCTTATGTGCGAAAAGCTCTGGATGAAGCAGAATCTCTTGGTTGTAAGACTGCTGATGATTATCGCCGGGCTTGTCCAATAGGGAGCGGTCGTAACACAAGAGTGACTAGGGAGATGCCTAGCTGTGGTGATTGGCTGAAGAACGCAACGCATAGACGTCAGCTGATAAAAAAAGACGCTTAAAAATAATATTTTAGGAGGAGCTTATGGGTAATTGGTACAAAGTATCAGGTCAATACGATGACGGTTGTAAGGTGTATAAGAAAGACTATATCGTCTTTGCAGAGTCCAGCTCTGATGCAGAACAAAAGATTTTTCACTTGAAATTGCCGTATGATTGTTCTTTTTTTCCTTGCACGGTAACTCAATTGATTAAAAATATTATTTATGAATTTTAATAAAAGAGTGATTTTAGGAGGTTTAAATTATGGGACTGCTTTTAGGTCTTGGTTTGCTTGGAGCGGCATTTGGCATTGATGCAGCAAAGCAAGCACCGTTTGATAGAGCGTATCGTCGTCTGGAAAATGAGTGGGGGACTTGTACATCGGAAGAGAGTAAGCGATGTGATGCTCTGAAATATGCCGTACAGAATGGCTTGTGTTTCGAGGATGAGAAGAAACCTGTTATTGAATGGCAGAAGCTGAAAGATCTTCAGTGGAAGTATCAGTTGGCTGGTATTTCTTGGCCTAGAGAATCTGCGATTCGAGATGTGTGCCGTCTGGCGGCTCGTGACCGTGGATTTGAGTACAAAGGATATTTGCGAAACACATTGACGTTTGGCTATATTACTGATCCGAAAAATATTTGCAAGCTTGGCATTGTAGATTGAAAGGAGATTTGAAAATGAATAACACTCGTAGAAAAGCTATTAAGCAGATCATTGACCGTTTTGATTCCATTCGTAAAAAGCTGGACGCGCTTGTGTCTGAGGTCGAAAGTGTAAAATCCGATGTTGAGGATATCCAGTGGGAAGAAGAAGAGTATCGTGACAATATGCCGGAGAACCTGCAGGGAAGCGAACGGTATGACAAGGCAAATGAGGCTTGTACAAACCTGTCTGATACTGTGGATGCTCTGGATGATATGATTGGTGCGCTGGATTTTGATTTTGGTGATGTGACTACTTCTCTGGAGGAAGCGATGGAATGATTAAGACCACAAACCCATTAAAGAGAAGTGCATGGGCTGTGTTCTTGTACAGAGGTAGGCAAGTTTATTCATACCTACTGCGTAATAGCAATCTTGGTGATAAGGAACGTATGGTAGAGCTGCTGGCACGAAGGTACATGACAGAGCCTGAGAATATTGTTGTAGATATTGAATTTAGAGATTGAGGTGATAGAGAATGACCGCATTTGTAATGTTTGCTTTTAATGTGGCACTGATAATAGCAGTGAATAACAGTCCGTTTGCGTTTTAAGTAGAGGCATGAATATGAAAGAACTGGAAGAAATTTACAATAGATTATATGATGAATACATTGATGCTAGACGAGAGCATTTTGAGTCTGCTCTCGATATGAAAAAGAATGGTGGCAGAATATATCTACATGGTAAAGTGCATGGGTTAGAAATTGCTATTAGCATCGTCGATGAAGTGCTCAATAGGGTTAAGGCAGAATATATCAAGGAAGCTTTTGACGTGGACCCATATAAAACCTAAATTCTTTGGAGGGAAAACGAAATGATTATTACTATGTATCGAAGAAAATGGAAATTCTCGGTGATGAGCGCAGAAGACGCAGAAGACTTTATCCGACAGCCACATTTTGAACGGATTCGGTTTATCTCGATCACTGAAGCTAATGGCTATCATATTGATTTTCATAAGTGTGAGGGCAATATTACTTTTCTACCGCTGAAGTTTGATGATTGTACTACTGATTTAGAAGGCACCTGTATCACTGATATTCAGGCTAATGATATCGTGAATTTTGTTCTGAATAACCATGAGGAAGATAAGACGGATTGGTTCTGTGTGAATTGTGGTGCTGGCGTATCAAGATCCGCAGCCGTGTGCGCTGCTGTTATGAGAATCCTATGCAACGATGATATGCCAGTATTTACAAACAGCTACTTCTGCCCGAATATGACTGTGTACAGAGAGGTGTTGAATGCTTGGATTAACCGTCTGTCTGATGAAAATGAAAGTGTCTCGACTGAGATATGGAATACTGTAAATAAAGATATGGTAGAGGAGTAAATCATGAAATATACAAAGCGTGAAATCATTAGCGCATATCGAATTCTCACGAAGAATATTCAACAGAATGATCTCGGCTGGCGTGGGAAAATGATTTTAAGTGATGTACTTGATGACTATTTCAGCCGTATTGAGGGTGAAAAAGTTGTCGTTGATCCGAAGTATGGAAGTTTTCGTTGTCCAAAATGCAATACCGTAATTACAAGTGAATATGACCATTACTGTAGACAGTGTGGTCAAAAGTTGGATTGGAGAGAAGCGCGATGAAGATTGATTTGACTCTCAATGAAGCACGAGTTATACACGACGCACTTGATGTGACAAGTCTGTGCCGGTCTGGATGCTATATGGGTTATAAGAGCGGAGACAAGGATCTGTGTTTTAGGCTTGACAAAGATGGTGATTGGCATTGCAAGCTAATGCGTGAAATTGATTCTATCAATGGCAAGCTTGAGGATGCAATGGACAAGGGCTGATAAAATCCGGGATTTAGTAAAAATTAAGAAAAATAAATAACTTAGGTACGATGATAATATGAAACAGAATTTGACGAATAAAGAAATTCTACGGATGGCTCAGGCAAGAATTATTGAGCGCGGTCAAAACCCGTATTATCCGGCAAAGCAGCATCTTAAAGACATTGATTTGCTGATGGAGCTATCTGAATTGATTCGAAAGTATAAGTAGTTAGGAATTTACTGGTAAACACTTGACGATAACTGGTTATGCTGTTATGCTTTGCATAACCACAGAATGCAAGCGCAGGAAAGTGGTTAATATAATGTGGATTATGATAATTTTACTTATTGTATTGAATGCCGTGTACGCACTTGGTCTATTAGAAGCGCTTTCTGATGCTGATGATCAGAGTGAGCGGTTGAAAATGGAACATGGAAGGGATGGTCGAAATGGATAATTTGAAACCGTGTCCGTTTTGCGGTGGAGAGGTTGCCATTGCCGAAGTAGGCGACTATTTGAGAAGCTGGATGTCTATAACAAGAGGAAACGGCAAGAATGGATGCAAGTGCCGGGTATTCATGGAAAGCAAACTATACAACTCTGATTGTTCCGAAGCTGATAAAGAAAAGATTAAAAAAGACCTTATCGAAGCATGGAACAAACGAGTTTGATAAAAGTTAAGATTTAGGAGGAAATATGTGGGTCAGTATTATTGATGAACCAATTCCAGAATACTTCAAAAACGGGAGATCGTATCTTTTGAGTTTATATTTTCATAAACGTTATGGGTATGAGATTAAGAAAGAAACGGATGTTGTTATTGTATTTTGGGATAATTCATGCGGTTGTTTTCGTGAGACCACAACAAAGCTGGAAATTGATTCGAGAGATATTTCAGAATGGTGGGAAGACATTTGATAAAAGCTGAGATTTAAGGGGAGATACATTATGAAAAAGTTTGTTGCTCTTTTTGAAGGTTGGAATGATAAGCACGACCATGAGTGTATGTGCTATGTTGTTGATGTAGATGATGACTTTGAAAGTATTTTGAGTGTTGAAGAACAGGCAGAGAGAATGGCTCGAAATGAATATCCCAATCTGAAAAATTTTGAGACGCTTTACATCAAAGAACTATTTAACAGATAAGAACTAAGATTTAGGAGGTGTTAGTATGGAAAGAAATTGGATTATGACTTGCACTAAGTTCAAAATGGTACGCGAACTTCTTGCAAAGAATGAAAAGACTATCGATATGTGCAAGCAGATTCTTACTGCGCTGCAGGCGTGTGATGACGAAATTGTTGCCAGATTTTCAGATTGGGAGTGGAGAGAAGACTTTGCTGAGCTTTCGTCTGAGTTGCATGATGAAATTTACTGGATGGATGCAGAGGAATCGTATGCAGCTTGCGAAGAGATTGTGAATGACCGGCTGAAAGAAATGTACAATTTATGTGACGATGCGAGTGTCTGGCTTGCGATTTGATAAAACCAATATTTTTGAAAGGAAGTGATTTTTATTAACTCTAATTTGTTAATAAATCGTGAGCAAAGTATTGCTATTGTGTGTATTATGTGCTTGCTGGCAGGGAATCTGGTATCGAAGATCAGCCCGGTGGCTCAGAAGCAGAGCAATTCGTACCTTTATAATAGTAGTCCTCCGGCAGTGAGCATTGTGCAGCAAGAGGAAAAAGAGCCAGAAGTCATTGTAGAGACTGTTGTTGAGACGCGGATTGTGAACTTCAGTCAGGGAAAGCGCGAACTCACTGATGATGAGCGTGCTCTTGCGGAGCAGATTGTTGCTTGTGAAGCAGGTGCTGATAGCCTAGAAGGTCAGATGGCTGTGGCTCAATGTCTTTATGATTCCGCTGTACTTGATGGTCTAACTATCCAGCAGGTCTTTAAGAAGTATGGTTATAGCTCCTTATATAATAGGAAGGTGACGGCAGAGAACGAACTGGCTGTGTCTATGGTGTTTGATTACGGCGCTAAGATTTCAGACAAACCTATTCAATGGTTTGTAACTCCGGCGGCAGCTCCGGGCAGTTGGCACGAGCGCGGAGCAACCTTTGCTGGACAATTTGGCGCACACAGGTTTTATTATGACGCTAAGCTGGTTGTGGATGATGCTGAGTAAATGGCATCATCTAAAATTTCGATAAATAATACAACAAAAAGATGTGTAATATGTTGACGAAAACAAAAAGATGTGTATAATATATCTTGAAAGTTGTTTATGTGAGCGGAAGGCGGTATTTCAATGAGTGAGAAAAAGGTTTTGGAAATTATACAGGTTGAGAACTTTTTGAAGTACATAAGAAAAAAGCGAGTGTGGGTCTGTTTTGTTTGTGATGATGTGGATGTTCACATGATATGTAACAAGATTGATAATGTTGGTGTAGAGACGCATGGAATTGTCAAAGGTATTGGATTTTTTGGAAACGAAAGTCATGTTGAGTTGCGGCAAGAATGCTACGAAGTAAGGAGGATAGAGCTTAGGCCGGGCGATAAAGAGAGAGCGTATGAGATGATATTCGATAATACCAGCGTGTTCGTATCAGAGAATCCTGAGTTGTACGGGCACTAAAAATATTTTCAAAAACCTATTGACTTCTGTAATAGTATCCTGTATAATATAGCTATGGAACGGAGCTACACTATTATAGAGGTGAAAGACTATGGACAACAATATTGACCCAAAGGTCGGAGAGGTTTGGTTGGTCGATTTGTCAAATGCGACAGGCCATCAGCAGCGCGGTATTCGACCGTTTGTTGTGACGAGCAACAATAAGCGCAACTTCTTTAGCCCCACAATTAAAGGGAATCCGTTGTCTTCCAGAATATACAAGCGTTCTCCGGTTCATGTTCTACTCTCAAAGGAAGACTGTGATTTCCTAGAGGTTGACAGTATCGTTCTCTGTGAAGAGACTGATACACTTAACAAAGGACAGTTCATTAAGAAACTTGGTGTCTTGTCGGAGCGTCAGATGAATATGATCGCAATGGCAAGATGCAAGGATGAACCGTTTTTGCTCGCAGCATTCATGGGTGGAGTGCAACATACTATAGATTTTCAGAATTTTGCCGCATTTGCTTGATTTTTTATAATGGTTAATGGTACACTACATATAATGAGAAGGAGTGTGCCACTATGCTTACCGAAGAAAAGATCAACACTTTTGCCGAAAGGTACTCTGATAGAAGTTCTGAATTTGTTATATCGACACTGCGTCACGTTATGGATTATGAGGCCGAACATGGATATGAACTGTTTGACTTCACAAAAGACGATTTTGTAAAAATGTTTGCCAAATACAATTGGGTGAATTCAAGTCGTTCGTTTAGAAATGTAAAGTCGATAATTACAGGGTACATCAAAAGTGAGAATCGAGCGAGCATGTATGACTTAGCTGAATTCTCAGAGGATGATGTGAGCTCGGACAACATGTACGAGGACAAGTATTTTGCGTCAGTTGATGAGTTTGTTGATTTCTTGGACAAGTATGAAGAACCATATCAAATTCGTATGAACGTGATTGCTGTACTGTACTGGATTGGGCTCACCTCTGAAGAAGTTTCCAATCTGACAATCGACGATGTTGATTTTGAATTATGTACTGTTCTGAATAAGACCAGTGTTGACGCGAGACTGATGAATATCATCAAGCAGTGTTATGAAATGAAACAATATGATGCCCCCAATATGGGAGGATACAGAACGTTTTATGTCATAAATGGTGATTACATCCTTCGCAAAACAGAGGATAGAACGGGTGCAGACAGTGATTCAAGAATGTCTACAAACACAATTCACAGCTATTTTGTACGGTTGAATGACATCCTCGAAAGAAGATACCATTCAAAGACTTTGGATCGAAGACATTTGGTCAGAAATGGTGAGTACGTGAAGGTCTACGATTACTGTAAGAATAATCCAGAATTTAATCTTGCAGAACTTAGTTTCGGAAATGGTAAAGATCCTCTTGCGAACATTATCGGAAGAAAGTGTAGCAAGGTAGCCTATGTTAGTTTCCGGCAAGGATACAAAGGTTGGGTTGAATATTTCCACAAAAATTAAAAACAGGGGCTTCGGCCCCTTGATTTTAACATTGTAACTATATAACACAGGATACTTATTAGAAAGGGAAATGTAGATGAGAACGCTTTTGCTGTTCCGTGGAGCACCAGGTTGTGGGAAGTCCACCTATATTAAAGAGCATAATCTTGAGCAGCACGTATTGAGTGCTGATACACTTCGCCTTATGTGCCAGAGCGTACAGGAAACACCTGCCGGGCAGATGGAGATTTCTCCGCAGAATGATGATGTTGTATGGGAGATGCTTTTCAAACTGCTTGAGGTGCGTATGAGTCATGGTGAGTTTACCGTGATTGATGCAACGAATTCCAAGACGGTCGAAATGAATCGTTATAAGAATCTTGCAAAACAGTATCGTTATCGGATGTATGTTATTGACATGACGGACCTTCCGATCGAGGAATGCAAACGAAGAAACGCTCGGAGAGAACGGCTGAAGCGAGTTCCTGAAGCGGTCATTGATAAGATGTACGCTCGGTTTGCTACTCAAAAAGTTCCTTCTGGCGTGACGGTTCTTCCTTCTACTACGGATGTGATGTCCGATTTGAACTACTATCCGAATGACTTCAACCAGTGGAAGAAGGTTCATGTCATCGGTGATATTCATGGCTGCTATACTTGTTTAAGTGAATACCTTGGTGAGATGAAGGACGACGAACTTTATATCTTCGTTGGTGATTATCTCGATCGTGGCATCGAAAACGTTGAAGTATTCAAGTTCTTGTGTGATGTTGTAAATAACAACCGCAAGAATGTGATCCTTTTGGAAGGGAATCATGAGCGTTGGCTGAACAAGTGGGGGCATGATGAACCGGTTCAGAGTGAAGAGTTTGCAAACTACACTCGTCCGCAGCTCTTTAAAGCCGGTATTGACAAGAACACTGCTCGTAAGATCTATTCCAGAGTCGGCCAGTGTGCCTACTTTGAGTATGATGGTAAGCGGTATTTTGTAAGTCATGGTGGCCTGAGCTATCTGCCTTATTTTCTTCCTTTTGTATCTGCTGATCAGATGATTAAAGGTGTAGGTCGCTATCCTGATATGCTAACCGTGGCTGAGTCTTGGGAAAAATCGATGCCGGATAGCTACATTCAGATCTTCGGTCATCGGAATGTGCAGGATGTTCCTATTGATATGGGGCATCGGTGCTACAACCTCGAAGGAAAAATCGAGTTTGGCGGATATCTTCGTTGCGTGGAACTTGAACACGGTCAGTCAATCAAGTGTGTAGAAACCAAGAACGATGTGTTCCGAAAAGAGGAGCCAAAGACTGAAACTGCCGTTGAAATGAAAACTGAGTTCGATAACGCAGAACTTGTTAGTAAGATGCGTCAAAGCAAATATGTGTTTGAGAAGCGATTCGGAGATATTTCTTCTTTCAACTTCTCTCGTGAAGCATTTTATAAGAAGCACTGGGATGAGGTTTCTACCAAAGCAAGGGGGTTGTTTATTAACACAAAGACGAATAAGATTGTAGCTCGAAGCTATGATAAGTTCTTTGCGGTTGATGAGCGGAATGAAACGAGAATTGGAAACTTGCAGAACACTTTGAAGTTCCCAGTGACTGCATATCTAAAAGAGAATGGATTTCTTGGTATCATTTCGTATGATGCAGAACAGGATGGTCTGTTCATTGCAAGTAAATCCACTCCTGAAGGGCCTTTTGCAGATATGTTCCGAAAGATTCTCATGGATACGACTTCTGATGAAGACCGTAAGAATCTGAAAGAAGTTGCAAAAGAGAATGGTTCTATCATCTTCGAGGTGATTGATCCTGTGAATGATGCTCATATCATTGAATATAAGAAACCGCATATTGTTTTGCTGGATATTGTTGCGAATGATATGAACTTCAGTGTGATGGATTACGATGATCTGAAGCGTGTAGCTGAGAAGTGTCATCTGCAGATTAAGGAGAAGGTTAAGACCTTTGAGAACTGGAGTGAATTCTATCCTTGGTACGAGGAAGTCATGAACGAGAACTATCTGCATCATGGCTTTGAACATGTTGAAGGCTTTGTTTTGCGAGACAGCAACAATTTCATGTTTAAGATGAAGCTTCCGTATTATAAGCACTGGAAGTTCTTGCGTAGTGTCATGCAGAGCGTTCAAAAACGTGGCTATTATGAAAATACCGCAAAGTTGTTTACTGCCGAGGATAACCTGTTCTATGGTTGGATGCGTGAGCAACGAGAGAAATATCAAGAGTCTTTCTGCAAGAAGGGTATTATTCAGCTGCGGAATGAGTTCTATGCTAGTAAGCAGAAGAGTTGAATTAAAATAGACATTTTATCGTGATTTTCGTTAGAATAATTAACGAAGTATCGTGATATTTCTTCCTCCGAAAATGCCCTGCGCGGGGCTGACAGCCGGGAAAGACCGGCAATATGGCCCTATGGCGGAACGAGGCATACGCAACAAGCTCAAACCTTGTAAAATTCTCAGTTCAAATCTGAGTAGGGCTACCAACCCATTTGCAGATGGGTAAGTGCTAGAATATTGGCAAATCGGAAAGACGGTTGACTGCTGGACAGACAGCTTTGATATGCTACCGTGGTGGAATGGCAGACACCGGAGACTTAAAATCTCCTGTCGGCAACGACGTGCCCGTTCAAGTCGGGTCGGTAGCACTAATATCCGGGTGTAGCTCAGCTGGAAGAGCGCGTGCTTTGGGAGCATGAGGCCGCAGGATCATGACCTGTCACTCGGACCATATAATGCGTCGTAGCCAAGCGGTTAAGGCAGGGTCCTTTGAAGTCCCGATTGCGAAAGTTCGATTCTTTCCGGCGCAATAACGAGTGGATATGATGAAACTGGCAACCATGCAGAAGTTAGAATTCTGTGCCGTATGGCTTACGGGTTCAAATCCCGTTATCCACATTTCTTTAAACATAAAATACAAGGAGGTTCATATGAAGAAGATAGATAAAATTCCTAAAGCGGATATAGAACGGATATTTAGTGAAAGTAAAAGTTAGGCTACGGTAGCTGATAAACTTGGCTATAGTAAAATTAGTGGAAGCATCAATAATTTACTTAAAGCGTATGCAAGAGATAATAATATTGATACATCTCATTTTACAGGGCAGGGTTAGAACAAAGGAAATTTTGATGTATCTAGGTTTAGAAAAGGAATACCTTTTAAAGGACTTAGAGAGTCCCTTCTATTTGTAAAAGAACATAAATGTGAATGCTGTGGAAACACAGAGTAGATGGGAAAGGAAATCCCGCTTGAAGTCCATCATGTTGATGGCGACAGACTAAATAATGAATTAACCAATTTGCAATTATTATGTCCTAATTGTCATGCTCAAACGGATAATTATTGTGGCCGAAAAGATGCTGCAAGAAAAAGGATTTCAGATGAACAATTAGCAGAAGCTTTAAAATCAACCACCTCGATAAGAAAAGCTCTAATGATGCTTGGAGTTAATTATGATGCAAAATCTTGGTATGCACGAGCAAGAGCTGTAATAGAAAAATATGGTATTATTCAAAAATTGCCAGAACAAGTACATGAAGACAAAGACAAGAATATCAATAAGCCTCGAAAATGTTGTGTGAGATGCGGTGGGCCAGTAAGTCATAACGCAAAGACATGTATGTGTAGAAAGTGTTATGAAGAAACGTATGCTAAAGATGGAATTGCTTATCCGTCAAAAGAAGAATTAGAAAAAGATATCCATTCTTTACCGTTTTTACAGATTGGTAAAAAGTATGGTGTTTCTGATAATGCTGTTAGAAAATGGTGCAGAAAATATAATCTTCCGGCAACACGCAAAGAACTAACAGAAAATTATGGTTGATCTCCTTTACTATTATTCCCAGCTCGCCAGTGATGGTGCAGTAGTGCTTTGTAAGCTGGGTGATTGTGCAGCTATGGTGTTAGTGGTTAGCACATCTGCCTTCCAAGCAGAGAGGGCGGGTTCGAGTCCCGTTGGTTGCTCCAATCTCGTATGGGTAGGATTTTTAGCAGTCAAATCCGGCTGCGCCTGTGCGAGATACCACCCCGAAAGGGGCTAACGAAATTATCCATGTACGTTATTCTCGGCTCGCTCGAAAGAGTGCAGCGTGCCTTTGCAAGCCGAGCATCCCAGCCTAGTGATGCCAGTTGCTAGGTTGGTTCTTATGCGACTGTAGTTCAATTGGTAGAGCGTCAGATTTCCAATCTGAAAGTTGCGGGATCGTATCCCGTCAGTCGCTCCACACGCAGCCCATTACGCTGCACCGGTTACTCAGAGCCGAAAGAAACCTATATGTTACGACATGGTTGCCAAGAGTGATCATATTGGAACGCGACGTAGCTTGGATAGTGAGAATTAAATTCTGAGGTATACGACTGGATAGCTTAATGGTAAAAGCGCTCGGAAACACCGAGAGATAAGGTTCGATTCCTTCACTGGCATCGCGCCGATGAAAGTCGGCGTTTGCATGGGACGTTAGCTTAGTTGGTTAAAGCTCCTGGCTCATAACCGGGTGATGAGGATAACACCTCACAGGGGTTCGAGTCCCTTACGTCCCACCAGCCCGATAGGGCGTACATAAAACCTGCTAGAACTTTTGTTTTATAGGCGATGAAATAATATGACGTTAATACGTCTATTATTTTTCGCTAATTTTTAGGTTTTTAGCAACATTACACAGGACACTAAAAGGAGGTGGTTTGGTGAAACATTATGGAAGTATTTGCGAGATTGACGGCTCTAAAATTGAGCCCGTCTCGTGTATCACTGGTGGTTCACCTTGTTAGTCAAGATCTTTCTATTGCCGGTAAACGAGCGGGGCTGGCCGGTGAACGGTCTGGTTTGTTTATGGAAATGATTCGTGTGATAAAGGAGATGAGGGAGGCCACCAATGGAGAGTATCCAAAATTTGCAATCTGGGAAAACGTCCCAGGAGCCTTCTCTTCCAACAAAGGAGAAGACTTTAGATGTGTCTTGGAAGAATTTGCACGCATTGTCGAACCAAGTGTTTCAGTTCCTCGACCTTCGGGAAGAGTATGTAAGTGGGCAAAAGCTGGAGCAATCGCCGGAAACGGATGGTCCTTGGCGTGGAGATTATTCGACGCTAGTGGTTGGGGTGTTCCCCAGCGTAGAAAACGTCTCGCGCTTGTCATGGACCTTAGAGGACAATGTGCCGGAAAAGTATTATTTGAGCAAACGGGCGTGTCAGGGGATCTTGACAAGAGCGTCAAGACGTGGAAAACCATTGCCCGACCTTCTGAAGGATGCACTGCAGGAGATGATTCATTGGTGGGAGATGAAAGATCCTACACTTTGAAGATTCGTTCTGGCTGCGCAGGGGGGGGGGTAAAGGAGCACTCGTGCAGAATGAATTGAGTGCGACTCTCTCCACTTTGCAAGATCAGACTTTGTTCTGTGTAAAGCATTAAGGAGGGAACGGATTGGAAAAAGAAACAAGTTTACATAATTTAAAACAAAACATTTCCACAGCGGTATTTGAAAGCCATAGTCAGGATGCTCGATACACTCAGCAAGGTAATACAAGCCCAGCTTGTACAGCTCAATGGGGTACTGGTGGTAATAATATGCCGCTTGTCGCTGAAAAGAAAGCCTTTGCTATGCAGCGTATTGGTGAATATAAGGAAAGCGAACAGGCCAGCACAATGAAATCTCGTGATTATAAAGATGCAACTGATCTTGTAGTTGAAGAGAAAGAGGTGAAATGTGCTGGATTTCCACTTGGATTTAGAGCAGAAAATACGAAATGCTACGATGAAGTGGCTACTACGCTTTGCAATGGTACGCGGCCTGGATTTACTACTGGATGTGTTCTCAATTGGATTGTTCGCCGCTTGACTCCTGTCGAGTGTGAACGGTTACAGGGTTTTCCTGATGGATGGACCGATATTGGCGAGTGGGTTGACGAGAATGGTAAAAAGCACAAGCCAGCCGATTCTCCTCGGTACAAGGCGCTCGGCAATTCGATTGCTTTGCCTCAGTGGTATTGGATTTGCCAGAAGATGAAACCGTATATTGGCGAAAATCCTACGCTTGGCAGTCTTTTCGATGGAATCGGTGGCTTTCCGCTTGTCTTTGAAAGTACGTATGGTGATGGTACTGCTATCTGGGGATCTGAAATTGAACCGTTTTGTGTTGCGGTGACAAAGAAGCATTTTCCAGAAGACTAAATCTCATAAAAGGCTAATTTTTGTAAGAGGTGACATGATGAACAGCAAAATTCCTATCAATGTAATCATTGATTCCGGTTCTTTGAGCCTTCCGGCAAGTCCTATCTTTCAAAAGGAAAAGAGCACATATCTCTGTCCGTTCTGTGTGACGAAGTTGGAGAAGCTTGAACCGAAATGTCCAGAGTGTCAACATAAAATGGAGTGGGGTGTGTGGATGGATAAGAACGCAAAGCACAATTATGCATGTGCTGAAAGTGGTGTGTTATGAAAGATTGGCTCCATGCAAAGAAAAAAGAAATTGAGAACATGACTTTCGACCAAGCGAAGGAAATTGTAGAGAAACAGATTCGTCTTGGGAAAGAGGGAGGCCAATGGTGTCCTCGTGAGCACACTACTCATGCCTACGAGATGATTCTTAAACGAGCCATCCTGTACGAAAGGTTCATGAGTGCATACACTGCATTTTTAAAGGAGGAGGGATGCCTATGAATATAGATTTCTTCCAACGGCGTAAAACCAAGCTTGAGGATACACTTCTTTTGAAAAATCAGGCAGTCGATATGCTTGATTATCTAAAGACACACTACATCAACAACGACCAGTATTGTGCCATTCGAGACTACATTGAAGAAGCTGCGAAGATTCTGGAGAGTGACCTCGAATATGCAAACAATAAGCTACAATCCGCATTCAAACCTAAGTATGGCCGGAACAACAGATTGACTCGTGCTCAATCTAAGATGTTCCGTGATAGAGAATATTAAAAATGGGGTGATGCCGTATGAACACATGCAAGAAAATATGTAACTGGTGTGGTCGTGAAATCAAGCCGATAGGTAGCGAGCAGGGAATCAGTTTTGAGCATCAATACTCTTATGGTAGCCAACTTGACGGTTCGCTTTTGAGTTTTGATTTGTGTCCTGAGTGTTCAGAACGGCTCCCAGTAGTGCTCGGCGCAATGTTTGTACATAATCCCTTAAAGGACGATTTCTAACGGCGAGTGCCGTATGAAATATAAGCCATCAATAAGCCAGACGGAGGATAATACATAAAATGAATAGTGCATGAATTGATTCAAGACAATAAAAAGAAACACAAGTGATTACCAATGAAACAAAATTACATAAAGGAGACTTAATATGGCAGATAGAATTTTTAATCTTCCTCAAACCCGTGGTTCTTTTGAGATGGCTGGTAAGGTCACCGGCACCCAGCGTAGTAACTTCTATAATGAGAAGGAGACTAAGAGTGGTGCTATGCGCCGTGTCCTGAGCTTTGGTGTTCAGACCTCCAACGAAAACACCTTCTATATTGATCTGGCTGGTATGCCTCGTGATAAGGTTTACTTCTTCCGCCGTGCCGACAAGGACAAGGGCATTGAGAAGGACAAGAAGGAAGTCGCTTGGAAGGATCGTCTGACTTATGTTGCACCGGAAGGCTATGACATGATTGGCGTTAAGGTCGGTGTTACCAAGAAGACGAATGAGTCCGGTAAGGTCGTCAATGATAACAAGACCCTGACCGACTTCGATGCAGCTAAGGAGATTTCCGAGAACCTGCATGACGGTGACAACGTGTATGTTCGTGGTAACATCGAGTACAGCACTTACAACGGCAAGCACCAGATCCGCTTCGTTCCCACTCAGGTGTCTCTGAGTTCTAAGGAAATTGACTTCGATGCAGAGGGTTTCGAGGAGCTGGCTCTGTTTACTCAGACCATTGTTTACACTGGTTGCCGCAAGAGCGATGAGTGCGATGAGGTAGTTGTCGATGCAAAGATCGTGAATTACAACACCATTGAGGATGCAGAGTTCTTCATTGACTATAAGGCAAATGCTCAGAATAAGGTCCTGGCTGATTCTATTCGTAAGCGTCTGAAGTCTTATACTAGCTTCGAGTGTTTTGGCCCTATCGTCAATCAGCAGAAGGTTGAGGAAGTTGAGACTGAGAATATCTGGGGTGGTCCTAATAAGATGAAGCGTCAGAGCACTCCGGCAGTTCGTAAGCTGTATATCGAGGGTGTTAATCCTGATTCCTTTGATCCGAATCCCGGAGACAAGGACGCAGAACCCACTTACACTGAGGACAATATTTCAGAGGCACGGGCAAAGATTGCTGCCAACGCTCAGGCCAAGAAGGACTTCGACGGCAAGGCTGCTGAGAACGACACTTCTTGGTGGGGTGGTTCTAACAAGTCTACTGCAACTCCTGTAAACGAGGAAGAGGATGACTGGGGACTGTAATTTTTAGTCTTAGCTAAGTAACACAGGATACTCATAAAAGAAAAGATTTAGAGAGGAATTTACATATATGGCTATTGTTTGTGATGCATCTGCTATTCGTAAGAAGCTTCGTATGCTTGTGTATGGTGAGCAGGGGACTGGCAAGTCTCGTTTTGCTATGCAGTTCTGCTACATGAAGACTCCTGAAGGGCGTCCGTTCCGTGTTCTGTATCTGGATACTGAGTCTGGTTCTATCGACGATTATCGTGAGGAACTGATGGAAAATGGGCTCGACCCGATGAATCTCCGTATCGTTTATACTCAGTCTCTCGCAGAGGTACAGGATTTCATCCATACTGTTGCAGATAATGAGGACTTCGAGGATGAAGATGGTAACGTTTGGCTGGATGCAGATGGCAAGCCTTTCCGTGCTGACGCTATTGTTGTTGACTCCGCAACCATTCTTAATCTAACCACAAAACAGGGTTTGACCAATTTCTCGCAGAAGCGTGCAAAGGTTAAGGCTGCAGCACAGGGTCTGACCGGCGATGAGAAGTCGGTGAAGATTGAGGGTGCTGGTATGGAACTGAAGGATTATCAGCAGCTGAACTTTAAGGGTCAGTCCCTGATTCTGGATCTGAATGCAACTGGTGTGAGTTACATCGTCATTTGCCGTGAGAAGGATGAGACTGAAACCAAGCTGGTGAATGGTTCTTCTGTGAGCGTTTCTACTGGCCGCAAGATTCCTGATGGCTTCAAGGGTCAGGAGTACAATGTCGGCACCGAGTTCCGTATGTATCATCCCGGCGATGATAAGTCTATAAACTTTGCTTATTTTGATAAGGATCGTACCGGTGTTCATAATGGCGGTGAGGTTGTCGAAGACCTGACTCTGCTTGAGTATCAGGAGTATCTTGACCGCTCTGCAAAGAACCGTGAGGTCATTATTAAGAATGGTCTGAATGATGCAGTTAAGACCGAGATGAAGCTTCGTGCTCGTGAACTTGGTCTTGATGACAATGATATCAGTGATGATGCTCCTGCAGAGAACACCTCCGAATCCAAGGAGCCTTCTCTGGATGACATTAAGGCAAAGCTGAACGATCTGATTGCTTCCGCTTCTCCTGTGAAGAAGAGTGCAGCACAGAAGGCTGTTAAGGCGGCTGGTTTATCTACCGCATTTCGTTCTATGACTGATATTGAGGAACTGAAGAAGGTTGCCGCAATCATGGAGAAGGAACTGGCTTAATGGAACTTACCCGTAAATGTAAAATTTGCGGGAAGAACATTTTCATCGAGCGAGACCGTAGCACTTTTTTCTACGACAAGACTGGTTTTTACCATAAGGACTGTTTTGTAGAGAAAAAGAAAAATCAAAAACGCCCTTGGACAGATGACCTGCTAAGGGCATTTTTTGACAAAGTGAAAGACACTACGGACAAAAAGGTCGATGATCTTCTTTCCAAAAAGAGAGAGCAAGACAACAATCGTGAGCTTGCACATATCAAACAGGAAGAAAAAAAGATTCTTTTCGACCATATTCGAGATATATACGCCCCGGCGGTTGTTCCTGGCAGCTTCTACTCGAAACTTACACAGTTGATTTCCGGTAATTATTACAAATATAGAGGTTCTATTCCTCCGCTAGAACTTTACGATATGTGGGTTCTAGCGAAACCCCGACTAGATAAAATAATTGCCGAGAAAGAAGCAAAGGGCTGTGATATGAGTCAGCGATGGAATTACGACTTGGCTGTTTTATTGGCTCAATACCCTAGTTATCTCGAACGAAAAGAAAGACTTGCTTCGATTCGCAGTGAAAGCGAAGACAAAACGAAGGAAAATCTGACTGAAACGGTACTGAAACGGATGAAAACAGCACCGAAACAGAGTAAAAACGAGAATGAAATTGATATAAATGCAATTCTCGATGAGATATAAAAGAGGGAGGTGGATGAGTGGAACTCATTTCAAATATCCCGAACGAAATTCTATTTGTTGGCGCAATTTACAAGCATCCTGACTATTTGGTCGAGTATGGGCATTATGTCAAGAGCAAGTACGATTTTTCCGATGAAGCAACAAAATTTTTCTACGAAGCAGCGTTGATTATTTACGAAACTCGGACTCAAGAATTTAATAAAACGTCTGTTTTAACGTTTATGGCTGAAGACGAGTCCAGATTGTCCCAATATAAGCGGTTGAAGGGCTGGTCAACCATTGAATACTACATGAGTCTTGCGAATGACGATGATATCAAAGGATATTTCAATATCCTGAAAAAATATTCGTTACTTCGTGAGTATCAGAGAAACGGATTCAATATTGAAGGAATCTTGAAGCACCGGCAGTTTGAAATGTTTGGTGCTCAGGACATTTACAAATTGATTCGTGGTAAGGCCGACAAGATCAATACGGTTATCATCACAAACGATGATGCTGAGATTTTGAACAATGGTCTGCTGCCAATGGTTAATGAACGTCTGAGCGTTCCAGATATGGGCTTGCCGTTTCAGTATCCTATCATGAATGATTTGTTCCGAGGATTGAAGTTGGGCACTGTGATGTTTAATGGTATGCCATCTAACGCTGGTAAGACTAGATATATGATGGCGATTGTTGCCTACGTCACATTGGTTCAAAAGCAAAAAGCTCTTCTGTTGCTGAATGAGATGGATCTTGAGTCAGTCCGGTATTGCTTACTGGTTACCGCCATCAACAATCCTGAATTTCAAGAGTTGCATGGTCATCGCTTCCACAAGGATGAGCGAGAAATCACTCTTGGAATGTACCGGGATGCAAATGGAAACTTCATCTTCCGAAAGCAAAACGAAGATGGAGAATACATAGAAAGCATTGATGAGTTTACCGCCCGTGTCTACGAGGAAAGCGAAGAGTACCGCAATGTGCTTGATGTTTGCCAGTGGATTGAGAGCGAATCACAAGGCTTGATTATCGCAAAGGATGTTTCTGCTGATTATAGTGACAAGTCCCTACGATTTGAAATCCAGAAGGCAGCTCTCACTCAGGGAGTTAAGTATGTGTTCTACGATACTCTAAAGAACGATATTGCATCTATTGGTGAATGGGCAGCGTTTAAGGTCACGGCCACCGAGCTTGAAGAGATTGCGAAAAATCTAAAGATCTTTATCTATGGCAGTATCCAGTTGGCCGAAAACACTCATGAGTATCTTCCTGATGAGCTGAATTCAAACAACATTGCTGAGTCAAAAATGATTAAACATGTTGCTTGGACGATGGTTCTGTTCAAGGAGATTCCAAAAGACAAGTTCGCGAAGTATCAATATATCTCTCATGACCCTGAGTGGGGCGGTGACTGTGCCCATCGGCTGAATCCAGATAAGCGGTATTACGTTGGAAACATCGATAAGAACCGTTTTGGTGAGAAAAAGAAAATCATGTTTGAAGTGAATTTGAACCAGAATGTCTGGAAAGAGGTCGGTGTCTGCACTAGAAAGTAAGGAGGTGTCTTGATGGATTGCCACTACATAAAAGTTACAGAAGGTACTTTTAAACAAGATAAAGAAACTATTCTTAGAAATTTAAAACGACAAGCAACAGATGAGAAGTGCAACAATACTGTTGTGACTGACATTTGCTGCGATGATGGTTCGTGTTGGGAAGGTAAGGTTGCATGGCTGACTGGTGAGTATGTTTCGCTCAAGAGTTTTTATCCTGATGACCCAGAGGGGCATGTGATTATCCCGCTGAATAGAATTCAGTATGTTTGTTTAATGAGATCCATTGAGACGTGTATTGACGAGTGGGAATCTAAAGTATGGTAAATATCGCAGATCTGAAAAATTACATTCTTGAAGAACAGCAGATTGAACCGATTCTGGAGGAACTTGGTTGTCATCATATCAGTCACAAGACTGGTTATTACCAGTGTGCAAATCCAGATGGTGACAATAGAACGGCACTCTGCATCTATGAGAATGAAAATCTTACTGCGGTAGATTACACACGAGATATTGCCAATGGAAAGACCAGTTATGATTTGATTTCTGTCGTCCAGTTTTTTCTGGAACTGTCTTTCCCAAAAGCTATTAAGCAAATCTGCGAATGGGTTGGACTTGATTACTATCACAACTTCGAGGAAGACCTTCCTAAAAGTATGTTGATTCTAAAAGAGCTCATTGCAATGCAAAATGAAGGTGAAGAACACGAGGATGACCGTCCGATAGTCCCAATCTCCGAAGCCATCCTCGGTTATTACAAACCTTATGTGAACCAGATTTTTGCTGACGATGGGATATCTTATGAGACGCAGCAGGAGTTTGAGATTGGCTTTGATGAACTGACAAATAGAATCACGATTCCAATCAGAGATGAAATCGGTACTCTGGTTGGTGTAAAGGGAAGATACTTTGGCAAGCCGCCTGAAGGCGAGATGAAGTACAAGTATATTGAGCCGTGTGCCAGAAACCGTATTCTGTATGGCCTGTATAAGACAGAGCCATACATTAAGAATAAAGGTCTGGTATATGTTGGTGAAGCTGAAAAGTCTGTCATGCAGATGTGGAATATGGATGTTTGCAACTGTGTGGCGACTGGCGGTAAGAAGGTTTCACAGAATCAAATTGAAATTTTAACACGTCTTTGCGTTGATATTTGTTTCGTCTTTGATAAAGACGTTCAGCTTAGTGAGCTTATGGTTCTCGCCAATCGATTTGTCGATGGCGTAAGTGTGTATGCTGTAGTAGATGATAAAGGGATTCTGGATGAAAAGGAGGCCCCGACTGACAATCCTGAAAAATTTAAAGCATTGATTGAGAATTGTGTTAGGAGAATTAAATGAATGTAAAACTCTGGAAGGGGAGTAGGAACGACCTATCAGACCCGATTGGAACGATTATGGAGAACAGAGGGGTTGAAGATTATAAGACCTACATGAACCTAGATGATTCTTGTCTGAATTCTCCGTGGGAACTGGACAACATGGAAGATGCTGTCAGGCTATTAAATAAGCACATCTGGAATAAGTCTATTATCTCTATCCTTGTAGACTGTGATGTGGATGGCTTCACAAGTGCTTCAATGATGTTTCAGTATTTAAAGACGATTGGCTATTTTGGAAAAATCAATATTCTGCATCATAGTGGAAAGGAGCATGGGCTCTCTAAAGAAATTGAGGTTCCACCTGAAACTACATTGCTGATTATTCCTGATGCTGGCAGCAACGATGTTGAACAGTGTAAGGAACTCCGCGAAAATGGTATTGATATTTTGATTCTTGACCATCATATCTGTGATAGAGAAAATCCTTACGCAGTAATCGTCAATAACCAGAATGGTACATATCCTAACAAGGAACTGTCTGGTGCTGGCGTGGTATATAAGTTCCTTCAGGCTGTTGATGAGGATAATTGGACTGATGTTGCAGACCGGTATCTTGATCTGGTAGCAGTCGGAAATATCGGTGATGTCATGGATATGCACTCGCATGAGACAAAGCGCCTTTGCACGAAAGGTCTGGCACGAATTGTGAATCCGATGATTTGTGCTTTGGTTGAGGCGAATAGCTTCAACATCAAGGGTGACCCGACTATCAATGATGTTCAGTTCTACATCGTTCCGATGATGAACGCACTGATTCGCGTTGGCTCATCCGAGCAAAAGAAGCGGATGTTCCGTGCGATGGTCGGTGAAGAGCAGACTTTCCAGTACACTCCGACTCGTGGCAAGAATGCCGGTGTTACGATTGACGAGACTCTGGCGCAGCATGTAGCTCGTGAGTGTTCGTCTTGCAAGTATCAGCAAAATAAGACCAAAGACAAGGCTGTCGCAGAGCTTCAGGAACTGATTGAAAAGCATGGTGCAGACCAGAATAAGATTCTCTTCTGCAACTCTACTGGCATTCTTGATAACACTCTGACTGGTGTTGTGGCAATCAAGCTGGCTGAAATGTATGCAAAACCGTGCGTATTGCTTCGTACCTTCGCTGATGAACCGGATTATTACGGTGGTTCAATGAGAAATCCTGACGGTTCTCCGATTGAAAGCTTAAAGGAGTTCTTGATGAGTACCGGAGATTTTGAGTCGGTTCTTGGTCATGATAACGCTGCTGGTGTGAAAATCAAGAAAGAAAATGTGCCAAAGGCGATTGCGGATTGCAATGAGTTGCTTAAAGATGTCACGATGAGTAAGGCAATCGTAGTTGATTTTGATTTTGACTATAGTAAGCTGACCGTTGCATTGCCGAAGACCATGTACGAAATGCATAAAATCTGGGCACAGGGTATTTCCGAGCCGTATTTCTACATTAGAAATATTCCGTTAGCTCATAGTGGATGTGCTCCGATGGGCAAGAACGGTAATATGTGGAAGTATTCTGATGAAGAAAAAGGCATTGATTTTGTGTGTTTTAATGACAATGGACGACTGATTGATTGGATTGAAGATAGTTTCGAGGATGATGAAGTTGTTACTTTTTATGGAGACAATTATGCAAAAATTATCAATGCTGTGTGTCGGTTGTCTTTAAATCAGTACGGGAATAAGGTTACGCCGCAAGCGCAGATTGTGGATTTTGAGGTGATTTGATATGGGAAATTGGAAACGTGCTATTGCCATCGACTTTGATGGCACTCTTTGTGAGAATAATTATCCTGATATCGGTGAACCAAACTGGAATGTGATCTACCAGGCTATTCAAGAACAGAAGCACGGTGCTGGTCTGATTCTCTGGACCTGCCGGGAAGGAAAGCTTCTGTATGACGCAATGGAGGCTTGCTTTGATTGGGGTATTCAGTTTGATGCAATCAACGAGAGTCTTCCTGAGTGGAAAGAACATTTTGGCACTGCTCCTAGAAAGGTTGGGGCTGATGAATATTGGGATGATAAGGCTAAGGTTGTAAAAAATGGAGAATTGATTGACAATGCTGATGCCTGAACAGTTTGAAGCAGACGTTAAAGAATTTATTGCAGAATGCCAAAGCCATCCAGTGATAGATTTATCAAAAGATGATCCATGTGAAGGATGTCGCTTTAAGGACTTTTGCGATAGGTTTTATCCGGGCGATGGTAGCACATGGCATTGGCGAGTTTATGAGAGGGGTGAATGAATGGTTTACATTACAGGCGATATTCATGGTGATTACAATCGGTTTTTAGAATTGGAAAAGTTTTGCCATAAACACAATCTTGGAATGAATGACTGGATTGTCTGCCTTGGCGATGTCGGTTTGAACTACTACGGCAAGGATGACCCTCGTGAATGGAGTATCAAGACTATCGCAGCAGATGTTCCTGCGAATTTGTTTTGTATTCATGGAAATCACGAGCGCCGCCCGTCTCGTAAGGATGGTTACAAACTAAGGAAGATTTGTGGTGATATTTGCGGAAGAGTGTGGTATGACCCGCAGTATCCAAACCAGTATTTTGCTATTGATGGTGAGGTTTACCAGATTCTTTCTGGCATAGAGATGTTGAATTGTCTTGTTTGTGGTGGAGCTTATTCTGTGGATAAGTATTATCGGTTGGAGTGGGGATATAATTGGTTTCCCGACGAGCAACCTAATGCAAAAATCAAAAAGAAGGTTGCACAGCAGGTAAATGATAGGGATATCGATGTTGTGTTAAGTCACACTTGTCCGACACGCTACGTTCCTACAGAGTTGTTTCTTAGTTGTGTTGATCAAAGCACTGTTGATAGTTCTACGGAAGAGTTTCTTGATGATATTCTTGATATTCTGGAAGAGACTCATATTGGTAAGCCGTTCTGGTATTTTGGTCACTTCCATGGAAATAAATACACTGACAATTATGTGATGCTTTTTGATGATGTTATTAAATTTGGAGATAAGGTGAATACGGATGAGTGAATATCATGTGAGCTGTGGTATGTTTGGTATTTACGCAGGAACTGTTAAAAAGAATGGAACCGAATGGAAGGATAAAACTCGTGTCACGGATGAAGCTATCGAGGCAGTTCGTGATTGGCTTCTTTCTGAAGCTCAGTCGAACAATAGAACTTCTGGTGGATACGCATGGACAACAAAGGACGGTAAGACTGTAACTTTAAGAGTGTCTATTGAGGATAAGGAGCAGACAGATGATTAAAGATAAAAATTTACGAGTGCTTGATTATATTGACGGCAATGAAATCCTCATTCAGATGGGAGAGGAAGGTTCAGAACTGTCAAAGGCTGCAATAAAGTTTTATCGTGCAATCGACATGAAGAACCCAACGCCTGTAAGCATTAACGAGGCTTATGAAAACCTCGTAGAAGAATTCGGGGATGTGCTGAACTGTATCTACGCATATTTTGATGATGATGCAGAAAAAAATTTGGAGTTTTACTGTAGAGGCAGACAAGATTGCTGATGAGAAGCGTAAGCGTTGGATTAAGCGCCTGAAGGAACGTAATCAGTTTTAATGGTGGAAGGAGAATAGATGTCAGATAATTTTGTAAATCTTCATGTACATACAGCGCAGGGTTCGTTACTTGACTCTATTCTTACCGTCAAGGAACTTGTAAACTTTGCCAAAGAAAACGGCCAGAAAGCAATCGCGGTTACAGACCACGGAAAAATGCACTCTTTTGTTGACCAAGTTAAGGCTTGCAAGGAAGCAGGCATTAAGCCAATCATCGGCTGTGAGGTCTACGAAGTAGATAATCAGAGCGAAAAAGCTGATACGAAAGACTATAAACAACCTCGTTATCATCTTGTTCTGCTGGCAAAAAACGAGACCGGTTTGAAAAATCTGTTCAAGGTTGTTTCAAATGCTTGCATTGATGGTATGTATAAAAAGCCTCGAACTTCTTTAAACATCATTGAACAGAACGAGTGGGGTAAAGGTATCATCTGTCTTACGGCCTGTCAAGTTGGTCGAATGAGTAGATTGCTTGTTGATGGGAACGAGACTGAGGCATGGCAGTTATGGAACAAACTGAAATGGATCTTTGATGACGTGTTTATGGAAGTTCAGTCTCATGATACGCCAGATCAGGCTGAAGCTAATGCCAAAATTGTAGCTTTTATCAAAAAGTACAATCTTCCGTATACCATTACAACCGATGCTCATATGCTTTCCAAGGAAGATGTTGATGCACATTCAGTTTTTGTAGAAATTGGAGAAGGACGAGAAGTTGGAGAAAGTTATGTTGACTGCTATCTTCAGACCGAAGACGATGTGCTGAGAACACTTTCAAAGCAGTTTGATGAAGACTTCATCCGAGAAGGTTGCTCAATGTCTGTGAAGATTGCAGATATGGTTGACGATATTGATATTGGTCTTGGTCAGCCAAACCAGATGCCAGAAGTGAAAATTGAAGGTAAATTTGATTCGCATCTGGATTATCTACGCTACCTTGTTTATTCTACTTTCGATGAAAAATTCGGATGGATGAGTAAAGAAGAACAGCAAACCCGGCGGGACAGAATTGAGATGGAGCTTGACGTTTTGGAATATGTTGACTACATCGACTATTTCATCATGCTGTATATGCTTTGTAAGGTGGCCGATGAACGAGGTATCCCTCGTGGCTATTCTCGTGGTTCTGGTGCAAACTGTCTATGTCTATTTATGCTAAACGTTACGCAGATTGATTCTGTTCGTTGGGATCTTGACTTCTCTCGTTTTGCAAATAAGGGTCGTAAGAGTCTCGCGGACTTCGACTTTGATATTAGCCGTCGTCGTCGCAAAGAACTTGTTTCTATTGCAGAAGAGCTTTTTGGGAAAGAGAGTGTAGCACCAATCGCAACTTTTAATTCTCTGTCTACCAAGGTTGCCATTAAGGATATTGGAAAGGTACTGAACGAAGATCCAGAAAGCCCATATTATATGCAGATTCCGTATGAATTGCGAAATGAAGTTGCTAAGTTGATTCCGACCGTGAAAACATTGGATGATCTCGGAGAAGAAGTTGAGAAGGAAGTTCTATTGAAGGACATTCTTGGAAAGAGCGAGCAGCTTTCTAATGTGTATGATAAGTTCCCTCTGTGGGTTAAGTACGTTATGCGGCTTGAAGGTTTACCGAAAAGTATGGGTCGCCATGCTGCAGGAACTTTGATTACACCTAAGCCTGTCATTGAATATTGTCCTCTCTGTATGGATAGAGAAGGAAATCAGATGTGTCAGCTTGAAATGCACAATGCAATGGACGACTTATCATTGGTCAAGATGGATTTTCTTGGTCTTGAAAATTTGGATACGATTGATGACACATTAAAGATGGCCGGTCTAACTTGGAAGGATGTTGACATCAACCATCTCGACCTAAACGATAAGGCGGTCTACGACGCAGTTTATAAGTCTGGACACACAATTGGTATTTTTCAGATGGAGTCTGCTGAAGCTCGAAAGATGTGTGTTGAAGCAAAATGTGACAACGCCGAGGATATCATTGTTGTGAATGCAGCAAACCGCCCTGGTACTAAGGACAGTTTCCCGACGTATTGCTCCAATAAGCTTCATCCAGAGACTATCAAACTACTTCATCCTGACATCAAACAGCTTTTTGCCAAGACTCAGTACATTCTTCTTTATCAGGAACAGGCTCTGGCAGTATTTCGTTATGCAGGATTCCCTGAAACTGAGGTTGACAATGCTCGTCGTGCCATTGGTAAGAAAAAGAAAGATGTTATGGCATCCTTGGAGGTCCAGTTTAGAGATGGTCTTCACAAGAAAGGATGGAACGATTATCAGATTTCTGAGATGTGGGCATTGATCTTGAAACAGGCTTCTTATTCCTTCAACCGAGGCCACGCAGTTGCTTATGGGCTTCTTTCTTACCTGACAGCATACCTGAAGACTCATTATACTGAGTATTTCATGGCTGCGTGTATGATTACTAAAGAAGATGATTCTGGCAAAATGGGTGTGTTCATCAATGAATGTGACCGTTTACATATTCGGGTCCTTCCTCCAAGTGTTAACAGGTCTGATATGGAATTTAAGGCCGATGCGGAGAAGCACACAATTTTGTTTGGCTTGAAAGCCATTAAGGGAATGGGCGAGAGTGTCGCATCAGGGGTGATTGCAGACCGTCCATATTCTGGATTGGCAGACTTTGTTCAGAGAGCAAATGGTGGCAAGATTGGCACTTCAAATGTTGTCAAGTTGATTAAGGCTGGAGCTATTCCAACAAAGGACAAGAGAAAAATCTTAATCACTTTTGCAAATATGGTTTTTGAGAACGAGTATAAAGAGAAGAGTTTCCACGAAATGGCATCTCTCCCCAAGATCTCTATTCTCAAAGACGAATACGGAATTGACACAGATTCTATTAAAGACAAACCTACCAGACTCGCCTTATATAATAAGGTAAGAAGGGAGCGCTGGGAAGCGGACACATGGAATCGAAAGAAAGAAAAAGACAAAAAGCGGAATGCCTTTATGCAGGCGTTTGCTGAAAAGTATATGCAAGACGAGCACATGTGGGAATTTGAAACCCTTTCAATGTTCTTGACTAGCAATCCCATTAAGGATGCTTGTACCTATATTGATGCTGGTCTTGATACTGTAGAGGATGGCGGTGAGGCAACTGCTATTTGTGTCATCGTAGACATCCAAAAAAAGAAGGATAAACGTGGTAACCAGTTTGCATACTTACATGTTTACACGACATGTGGTATTGTTGAAATGATTTGTTGGGCATCTCAGTATGCACGATATTCAAGTCTGATTTCAAAGGGCAGCGATCTTGCAATCCTTTGCAAGAGAAAAGAAAATTCGTACATTGTTGAGAAGATGAAGCCTTACAAACAGTGGTTGCATGATAGAGAGATAACGTAATGAGCGGTGTTTTATATACTATTGACGGAGAGGTTCTTTGTGAATTTCCTGAGTTTAAAATTTGGAATCATCAATACAAAGATAAAACTGTAATTAAGATACATTGTACGAATTGTTGCGTCGTTAGAAAAGTTCAGAAGTGGAAGTTTGATTGCGCAGAACAATGCGAGCGTACCACAAAATGGTTTTATTGCAGAGTGTGCGGAGGACTGACAGAATTTAGATTAGGTGCATAATAAGAGGGTTATAAAGTGGCAGATAAGAAATTTAATGAAAATATGATCCGTTGCTACATCAGGATAAAACGAGTCTTTTATCCGAAAGATGGGAGAGAGGTGGAGCCCGGCGGCTTCGCCACTTTCTCTGCCGAGGTGGTAAAAGTCAAGCAGGGAAACCCTGTTATGAGTCGATACAGTGACCTCCGGCTAAAGGGCAACGTTCCTAGCCTCGATATGGATAAAACTTATTCGTTCTGTGGTGAGTATGTTCATCATGAAAAGTTTGGTGATCAGTACAAAATTATCTACATGAATGAGTTTCAAGAGATTACTGACCCGGAAGAACAAAAAAGCTTTCTCCGTTTTATCTTGACAGACCATCAGTTTGAGATGCTTTACGAAGCATTCGACAATCCGTATGAAATTATCAAGAATGGTGACATCAAATCTCTTTGTACTGTTAGCGGTATTACGGAAGGTCGAGCACAAAAGATCATTGACTCTTTTGAAAACAACATTGATAACAGTGAAGCGTACACGAAACTGATTGAGTACGGTTTGACCCCCAGTGCTATTGAAAAGCTTGTTCGTCAGTATCACGGTGCAGACACTCTGGTAAGAAAGATTGAGGAGAATCCTTACGTCCTGATCGATGATGCGTATGGCATTGGCTGGAAAAAAGCTGACGCTCTTGCTTTGAATATGGGTTTAAAGCACAATTCGCAATTCAGAATCGAAGCTTATGTTATGCATTTTCTTGCCGCCCGTGCCGAAGAAGGCAACTCTATTATTCCGGCAAATCAGACAATCAATAGCTGTATCAAGGAACTTGATTTGAACGAGGGTGACCAAGAAGTAATCAAGAGGGCACTTTTCCATCTGCACGATGTCCGTAAAACACTTTGGTGGAGTGATGACCGTCAGGAATTTGCTTTAACTAGAGTGTGGAATCTTGAAGATGAGATCGCAAAGGAAATCAAGCGATTAGCGGATGCACCTGTTGAGCCGATTGGTAGAAATATGGATGCAGCAATCAATGAGGCAGAAGATGCACTTGGTATTGAGTATACAGAAGAGCAGAGAGATGCTATTAAAAAAGTATGCTCTAGTAACGTCTGTATCTTAACAGGCTACGGCGGAACTGGCAAAAGTACAGTTGTCGCTGGTGTTCTAAAGGTTCTTCGTGGTAAGTCTTTCGCTCAGACTGCACTCTCTGGTCGTGCCGCAGCTCGTATGCAGGAGATTACTGGTCAGGATGGTAAGACCATCCATCGTCTTCTTGGTTATGACATTGAGAATGGTGGTTTCATCCATAACAAGGATAATCCTCTTGAAGAAGACATTATCATTCTGGATGAGACATCTATGGTTGGAGCTCAGTTGTTCTATGACTTGATTCAGGCAATCGAGACCGGAAAGCGATTCATTATGATTGGTGATGACGGCCAGCTTGAGAGTATCGGTATGTGTAACATTTTCAAGGATATGCTTGCATCTAAGGTTGTTCCTGTGGCTCGTTTGACTAAGATCCATCGTCAGGCAGCTAAGTCTGCAATTATCACAGAGAGTATCAAGGTTCGTAATGCTACGCAGTTGGTGCCTTATGGCTGGGCTGGTAGTGAGATTCGTGGTGAACTTCGTGATTTGGAGCTTGATATCTATAAAGACGCAAGTGAGTCATTCAACCACATCATCAATCAGTACCGTACCTTATATAATAAGGTAGGGAATGATAGTGCGAAGATTCAGATTGTACTTCCACAGAAGCTGCGTGGTAGTATCTGTACTTATGAAGTCAATAATGCTATTCAGGAAATTGTGAATCCGAGTCGTGGTCAGGCAGAAGCAAAGGTCACAATCTACGGTGATGGCAAGGATAGAGTGTACACTCTGCGTGAGGGCGATCAGGTCATTATCAACAAGAACAACTATGAACTTCACACATACAATCTCAAGACAAAGAAAAAGGAAGAGAAGTGTCCGGTGTTCAACGGAAACCGTGGCATTATCCGAAAGATTGAGAGTAGTTTTATTCTGGTTGATTTTGACCAGTGGGGAACGATCTTCATTCCGCATTACTTTGGTGGGAATAACATCTGGGCAACGCTTGAACTTGCTTATGCTTTAAGTTGTCATAAGTTGCAGGGCAGTGAGGCTCCATATGTGATTGTTGGCATGGACAACTCTGCGTACCTGATGCTGACGAGAGAATGGCTCTATACGGCCATCACTCGTGCCAAGAAGTATTGTGTGATTTGCGCCGAAACTCATGCTCTTGATCGGGCTGTAAAGACTTCGAGAGTTCCATATAAGCGGACGTTCTTGAAGGAATTTTTACGGAAAGAATTTTCAGAAAAGCATTGACAATTATGTGCGTATCCTGTATAATATAGTTATAAAAAGTCTCCACCTCGGAGGCTTAAAATTCTCTTTTTAACTATGTAATACAGGATACGGGAAAGAAATGGCTTGCTCGTAACGACAAGCCTTTCTTTATTAGCTATAACTATATAATACAGGATACGCAAGGAGGCTTTATGACAGATAAAGAGCTCATAGGTAAGCTTGATGCGATGGTTAAGGCATTGCAGAAGGCAAAGAAAAAGACGGACAAGACACGCATTTTGCTGGATGCACGTAAGGATTTTGGAGATGAAGCTGATGAGCTGATGGCATTTTTCCGATTTCTGCTTAACCCGGCAATTGTTACTGGCCTGTCTGATGCAAAGATCAATAAGAAGGTAGCTGTGAAGCCAGATATCGACGTTCAGTATCTCAGTTGCGGATACCTTTATATTATGGGTGCTGGTCACAATACAGGCTCTGATACATCCATCGCAACAATCCAGAATTATTTACATAAAAATCCTGAGTATGAAGAGTTTCTAAAGCGACTGTTCACTAAGAACCTGCCGATCGGAGTCGAGGCAGCTACCATCAATAAGGTGTACGGCGAAGAAATTATTCCTGTCTGGGAGGTTCAGCAGGGGTATCCGATTGATAAGGTAAAGCTGAAACCTAACGAAAAAATTTTCGCCTCTCGTAAACTCAATGGATGCCGTGGCACTTATATCAATGGTCAATTGATTTCCAGACAGGCGCAAGCGTTTACTGGGCTTGACCATATCATTAGAGATCTCGAAAGTCTTTGGTATCTAGGATATGTATTCGACGGAGAACTGATTCGCAAGAACGTGGATGGACTGTCGGATAATAAAAATTTTGTAACCGGCATGGGAATTTTAAACAGCGACACGGCAAACAAGAGCTGTATCAAATTCGTTGTTTTTGACATGGTTCCAGAAAATCAGTTTTTAACTGATAGTTGCACTGAACGATACGAAGTTCGAAAGAAGCGTCTGTTGGATTTGAAAAAAAGACTTTTGAGAACTGGAACCGACAATATAGAAGTTGTTGAAATGGTCTATGAGGGGACCGACCATTCTAAGATTGATGAATGGTTGGATTACGCCGTTCAACATGATTGGGAGGGGTTGGTCGTTAATCGGAATGTTCCGTATCGTCGCTGCCGTCATAATGGTTGCCTAAAGGTCAAGCGTTTCTACACGGCTGATCTCCGTATCACCGCGATTGAGGAAGGTCAGAATCGTCTAGCTGGTACGATGGGCGCTCTGGTTGTGGACTACAAGGGTAATGAGCTTCGCATTGGCTCTGGTTTTGATGACGCTACGAGAGCTACTGTGTGGGCGAATCCTGATGGCTACATTGGCAAGATTGTTGAGTGTAAATACAAAGAAGTTACCCAGGACAAAAAGACTGGCCTTGAGTCTCTGCAATTCCCGACCTTTGTGCGATTCCGAAACGATAAGAATGAAGTGAGCTACGGCTAAGGAGAAGATTATGAATCTTTCTAAGAAGTCCATTAAACACATTCTTCGGATTCTGAATAACAAATGTGTTGAGAATCCATCCAAAACCACAACAATTAGCTTTGGCGGTAATCGAATTCCAACTCGTGAATTCACGCCCAAGAATAAAGAAGCGTATGGATGGTGGACTATTGTTTACGTTCCATCAGAAGGTTACTTTTGGGGAATCAAGAATGAAATGTCTGAGGAGTTTGGGATGGATTTGGATAGTCCAGATATCAATTCTCCTGTACAGCTTGCTGATTTGTGAGGTTTTGCAATGTTTATTTTGACGCAAAATAAAACCGAAGTGGTTAACACAAGTCGATGTCTTTCTATTCGTATCGTAGATAGTTCAACAACGATTAAAGCGTATGGATCTGGAATCGACACATGGTCTCGACTTGGTTCTTATCAAACCACAGAGAGGACAAAAGAAGTAATTCAAGAGATTAACGCTGCTCTTTGTGAGGGCCGTGTTAGTTTCGATATGCCGGAGGATTAAAATGCTACTTTTAACGCAAGGCGGAGAAATTATAAATCTTGACCGTATGGCAATCATTGATACCGCAAGCCTTAATGTTTATGCAAGGCAGGGCATGGGTGAGCGTGGAATTATCCTTGGTAGTTATAACTCCGAAAGTAGATGCTATGACGTTATTGCAGAAATTTATGACGAATATGCACATGGACAGGATATGTATTCCATGCCGAAGGATTAACGATGAACGATTTTCAGAAAATCTCCATTCCAAAGAAAGAACGACTCGAAGTTCAACTTACGGATGGCACAGAAGAACACAATATATTGTACATAATTACATCTCTAGCCACTATTAAAGGTGCTGAGATTTTTAAAAATTTTCGTTTGTATTCTGTAGGCTCCGCCGGGGAGCTCAACTTATTAGAGAAGCGAGACGGCGATCCCTACTTTGATAAGCTGAAAGGAACAGAATATGAATTGTGAGGTAGTAAATGGTAATTGATATTTTTAACTCAACAGAAAAGTACGGCTTGATTTTAGCAGACCCGCCTTGGAAGCAGTCAAAAGGTGGAAAGAAAGCTGTGCGGAAGAATTCAAGCGGAATGGAACTGGATTATCCCGTTTGTTCGTTGGATGAAATTAAAAGTCATCTTGAAGCAGCTACAAAACTGACTGAAGAAAACTCAATCTTATTTCTTTGGACAATTGACAAATATCTGTTTGAAGCGCAACAGATCGCAGAAGACCTTGGGTACAAGCTTCACGCAAGAATGATTTGGAACAAAGTTAATGGTATCCCGGCTGCGTTTACAGTAAGATTTGGGCATGAGTACCTTTTGTATATGTACAAAGGAAAACTTATTCCGGTTGCAAAAGATGAACGAGGGAAGATACATACTGTTTTTACAGAAAAGGTGACTAGACACAGCCAGAAACCGGAAGTGTCTTTCGAAATTATTGATAGGTTGTATCCAGACTTAAAAAAACTTGAGTTGTACGCTCGCAAAGAACGAAAAGGATATGACTGTTGGGGAAATGAGGTTTGAATATGAGTCGTGAAGACAAACGCAAAGAGCAGCGCAAAGCACGAATCCTTGCCCGGCGAATCAAGAAGGCCGGTGGTCCAGACTTTCTGGCCGGAATGCCAGTTGAAGAGTGGGAACCCAAGATTGGTGATGAGGTCACTATTAAGGTAAAGAGAATTCAGGGCAAGAAGGATTTCTTCAAGATGAGTCCTCAGTATCAGGATTTTATCAACAGTCTTGAAGACGGAAAGCCTTATAAGATTACCAGTACCGGCATGAAGGGTCAAGTCTACGGTATTGACGCACATCCTTATTTCCAGATTTGGAAGGGTGATATGGAACCATGGCACGATGGCGATATGCGACATGACGGATATTCTGCAGAAGACATGGAGAAGTATGGAATTATGGATCTATGAGGATGTATTTCAGGACGGACTATTATGCCGATGTTGGCATAGATGAAGTAGTTCGGCTTCAAAGAGGAACTACATACGAAGTAGTTTCAGAAACTGAATTTTTTTATTTTATCGTAACGGATAATGAATCATTCAGAAAAATGCTAAACATTGTTATGGTTCCAAAAGAAGATCTCGAAGATGATGTATATGTCGTGACTGGCAAGAGCGAAAAACTTGAGGAAGGAGGTGGGGCGATATGATTGGTATTGACCATCGTGAGCAGGGTCGTAAGGAACGAGCCCTTGCAGAATATTACAGAACCTTGGCTCGATATCCGACTGAATGTGGAGAGCCAATTACATATCAGTTGTCAGAGGAGCAACTTAAACAGGTTCTCTGTGGAGAGGTTACTGTTGATGAGTTGATTGAAAGAGGTGAAGTAAGTGGTAGTTGATAAGTACGGGAATCCATTTGATGTTGGTGATTATGTACTAACTGCAGAGCAAGCTTCTGAATGTAAATACATCGTATTTGTTTCTGTTGTACAAGTTGCGAAAATTGAATGGGACGAATATTGGAGCGATTACCGTGTCTATTTTGAACGATGGTATCCAATTGATGAACGTGGCGAGCTTATTTATCACTACGCAAAAGATTGTGTTGTAACAACTGAACATAATTATCTTGTTGCTTTAAAACGCAGAGACGAGTGGGACAAGAAGGAGGCAAAAGAAAATGGTTGACGTTCTCGGCAAGAAAATTAACGTTGGCGATACAGTGCTTCGAGCAAGCACAAAGGGTCATGAAGGTATCACTTGGACGACGCACAAGGTTATTGGCTTCACCCCAAAGTACTTAAAGGTTGAGCCTGATGACTGGACAAAGAAGTTTGGAAGCAAAGATTATCAGCTGATTATGCCATTCAATAGCCTCGTTATCAATGAAGAAGATGCAAAGTATTTGGAGGATTAAATGACAGTTGATTTGATTGCGTACACACAGCGAGTTTTTCCTACAAGTGATAAGAATCCTTTAGATATTGTGGAGGAAGCTGCGAGTATTTGTTACGATTCTTCAATGACTGACGATTATAAGATTGCCAAGGGATGTAAGGCAAGCGGTCACTATTCTGTGCTTGAACACATCAACTTTACGTTCTACGTCAAAGATGTAAGCCGAGCACTTCTGGCACAGATTAGTCGTCATCGACATATTAGCATGAGCTGCCGCAGTCAGCGTTATTGCAGCGAGGATGGGTTCAAGTATGTAAACCCGTTTACTGGTGAAGATGCCGATGTTTTCGATAATATGATGTCGGACATTGATACCGATTATCAGATCCTCAAAAAATATCACAACGCCAAAAACGAAGATGCTCGTGCGGTTCTTCCGAATGCTTGCTGTACAGAGTTTTACATTACGATGAACGCTCGTGCTTTGATTGAGATGAGCCATCTTCGACTTTGTTCTAGGGCTCAAAAAGAAATCCGCGAGATGTTTACAGAAATGAAAAAGGAAGTTGCACAGGTTTGTCCTGAAGTAGCAAACTGGATGGTTCCTTCTTGTGAGGCTAATCCGAAGTATCCGTTCTGTCCAGAGGGTCGTGGTTGCTGTGGTCGTCACCCGAAGCTGGCAGATGTTTATAAGCCTATTGAAAAGAACAAGGAGGTTATTGATGCAAACACTTGATGAAATTAAAAAGAACGTCGAGCACCCGTCTTATTACGGCGGTGCAGACAATCCCTACGAAGCCATTAAAGTGCTGCGAGAGTGGCAACTGGATAAGGATGCTTATCTTTGGAATGTTGGTAAGTATTTAAGCCGGGCAGGTCACAAAGATGGCAATTCTCAGCTTCAAGATTTGACGAAGGCACGTTGGTATTTGGATTATAAAATCCGGCTTTTAGAGGAGCAACAGAAGATTGCTGAAAGTGTCGTAGATACGCTAAAGAAGATTCCTGATGAGACTAATGATAAGCTGACTACGATGCCAAAGAAGGACATTAACGATTATTTTTATGATCCAAATCTCGGCGGTGTCTGCCATGATTTGGTTTATCGCCCTAATGATCCATTCAAAGAAAAGTTGGCAAAAGCAGAGCCGACGTGCAGTATTGAGACTGCTGTGGTTCCTGATTGTGCCGATAAGGTCAAGTTTTAAGAGGTTTACATAAATGAGATACAACTGGAAGCTACCTATTATCGTTATTTGTGTTGTGCTGATTTCCATTCTTGGCATGACCTTTATGGTGCAGGGGCCTAAGAACACGGCCATCTCTTATGAAGAGCAGATTCAGGAAGCTAAGTCTGGCATTGAGATTCAGGAGAAGCGCAGAGCTGATCTGATTCCAAATCTGGTTGAAACTGTCAAGGCTTATGACCAACATGAGTATCAGACACTGATGGACGTTGTGAATGCTCGTGGCACTTCCGGCCAGACCGCTCAAGAGATTACGACTCAGATTGCAGCTATTGCGGAAGCATATCCTGAACTGAAGTCTAGCGACAACTACAAGGAGCTTATGAATGAGCTATCCGTTACTGAAAATTTGATTGCAAACTATCGTGGCGATTACAATCGTGTCGTGAAGGAATATAAGCAGAGCGTTCGTAAGTTTCCGAACTCCTTTCTGCTGGGTCTGACTGGATATGAGGTTCAGAATTATGAGTATCTGTCCTATGAGGGGAATGAGGCGGCACCGGCAGTCGGGGACCTTTTTGGAAATCGGTAACGCCGAAATTACTTATCGTGAATTGATCGTCAGTGTTGGTATTGTGTTCATTATGCTGATACTTGGTAGCGTTATCGCTGGAAATATCACCAGAGATTCACTTGAGCAGAAAAAAGAATATAATACAGCAATTTCGATTGAGTCCGAAAATATGTTCGATTATGGAATGAGAACCAACGTAGGTAATGCGTTTTGCCAAGGCGCACTAGAAGCAGTAGATACCGTAAGTGATTCACGTATCGACGGACAGTGGATGTACATCTATTGCGAAGAAAAGCATTATACGATGCATACACGAACTGTAACTACTACGGATAGCAAAGGCCATACAAAAACAAGAGTCGAAACGTACTGGACTTGGGATTATTACAGTTCAGAAGAACACAATTCTAAGAATATTACGTTTCTTGGCAAAGAATTCAAGTATGGTGACATCAAAATGCCATCAAGCAAGTACCTGACAACTGTACAAGTCAGTCCTCATGTGAAATTCGAGTTTTATGTCAAAGAAGTTCATTATGATGGTACGTTGTTTGCAAATTTGAGCGACGAAAGTATACATGATGCACAATTCATTAAGGATAAAAACATCGAAGAAGCACGAGATTATATGATTTCTGCAGCTGGTACACGGGTGATTTGGTTTTGGGTATTCTGGGTCGTATTGATGGTAGTTGCGGTTGGAGCTTTCTATGTGACAGAAAATCGTTGGTTGGAAGATTAAGGAGTGATTGCATGGAATATGTGATTAAACGCGATGGAACGAAAGTTCCTTTTGACAAAAGTAAGATTGTAAATGCGATTGAGAAGGCGATGACCTGTACGCCGGGTGGTATCGACGCTCGTGTGTCGAATGCGATTGCTGACTATATCGCAGACATGCCGGACATTCTTTCTGTTGAGCAGATTCAGGATATCGTAGTGGACAGTCTAGCAAATAGCCCGTTCATTGATGTTGCAGATGCATATAGTCAGTGGCGGCAGTATCGTCAGGAAATTCGAGATAAAGAGAAAACTAACGCAAGTATTCTTGAAATTCTTGATGCCCAGAACGACGCAATCAATCAGGAAAACAGTAATAAGAACGCAACCATCAATAGCACGCAACGTGATTACATGGCCGGAGAGGTATCTAAGGAACTAACTGACAGACTTCTACTTCCAAAGGATATCCGAGATGCACACAAAAATGGTTTAATTCATGTGCATGATAAAGATTATTTTGTGATGCACTGCCATAATTGCGATCTGGTCAATCTGGAAGATATGCTCCAGAACGGCACCGTCATCTCCGGCACCTATATCGAGAAGCCCCACAGCTTCTCCACCGCCTGCAACATCGCCACCCAGATCATTGCACAGGTGGCTTCGATGCAATTTGGAGGTCAGAGTATTACACTTTCACATCTGGCTCCATTCGTAGATGTTTCCCGCAAGAAGATCACAAGTGAAGTACACCAAGAATTTTACGAGATGGTTCAGAATAATGAAATCGATAAGATGCCGGAGTCTGAAACTATCAATCGAATTGTAGAAGAGCGTTTACATAAAGAAATTGCTCGTGGCGTGCAGACCATCCAGTATCAGGTTGTCACTTTGATGACGACAAACGGTCAGGCCCCTTTTATCACCGTGTTTATGTACCTCGATGAAGTTCCAGAAGGTCAGACTCGTGATGACTTGGCTCTAATTGTTGAAGAAGTGTTAAAGCAGCGCATTCAGGGTGTAAAGAATGAAGTTGGTGTATGGGTCACTCCGGCCTTCCCAAAGCTCATTTATGCTCTTGATGAGGATAACATTCATCCTGATTCTAAGTATTATTACCTGACTGAGCTGGCAGCTAAGTGTACTGCCAAGCGAATGGTTCCTGATTATATTTCCGCAAAGGTTATGAAGGAGCTTAAAGGCGGTGTGTGGCCTAGCATGGGCTGTAGATCCTTCCTTACTCCTGACCGCACCACTGAGAACGTAGCTAATGCCAAGAATTGGGTTAAGGGGCATAAGTATTATGGCCGCTTTAACCAGGGTGTGGTCACTATCAATCTGGTAGATGTGGCTTGCAGTTCAGAAGGGGACAAGGATAAATTCTGGAAAATCTTTGATGAACGACTCGAATTGTGTCATCGAGCTCTACAGATTCGTCACAAGCGTCTACTCGGCACTCCTTCTGATATGGCCCCTATCCTGTGGCAGTACGGTGCATTAGCTCGTCTAAAGAAGGGCGAGAAGATCGACAAGTTGCTCTTCGGCGGCTACTCCACCATCAGCCTGGGTTATGCCGGTCTGTATGAGTGTGTGAAGTATATGACCGGCAAGAGCCACACCGATCCTGATGCTAAACCTTTTGCTATCGAAATTATGCAGCACATGAATGATAAGTGTAACGAGTGGAAGGCCGCTGAAAACATCGATTACTCCCTGTATGGTACTCCTTTGGAGTCCACTACATATGAATTTGCACGTTGCTTGCAGAAGCGGTTTGGTATGATTCCAGATGTTACTGACCATGACTACGTAACAAATTCTTATCATGTCGTTGTCCGTGAACATATCGATGCTTTCACTAAGCTAAAGTTTGAGAGCGAGTTCCAGAAGCTTTCTCCCGGAGGGGCGATTAGCTATATCGAGGTGCCAAATCTGCAGCAGAACATTCCTGCGGTGCTTAGTGTTATGCAGTTCATTTACGACAACATCATGTATGCGGAGCTGAACACCAAGTCCGACTACTGCCAGTGCTGTGGTTACGACGGCGAAATTAAAATTGTAGAAGATGAGAAAAACCACAAGCTTGTATGGGAGTGCCCGAATTGTGGTAATCGTGACCAGAACAAAATGAATGTCGTAAGACGTACTTGCGGTTACCTGGGAACTAATTTTTGGAATCAGGGGCGCACTCAGGAAATCAGAGATCGAGTGGTCCATCTGAGCGACAATTAAATAACGTATAAGTGGTGGGTTGGTGGGATTAAATATACATGGACAGACTAAGCAAGAAGCTGCAAGAAGAGAAAGATAAAGAATCCAAGGTCATGAAATATTACCATTATAAGGACATGGATATTAAAACGCCTTATTGGTTTCTGTATCCGCTTCTTATTGCTATGTATTGGGTAGAAAGATTTCGTACTAAGATCGAAATGTTTCGCCGCAAAAAGCTGAATAAATGGAGCGACAAGAGAACTTACCGCATCCTAAAATATGTATTCCCAAAAGCGTGCAAGGTAAACACTTTAAACAACAGCTTTTATTTTACTTGCCGTGACAACGCATATCTTCTTCATTGGTCACTATGGAGTAGGCCATGGGATTGGTATTACTGTAACCTTCATAATGTTGAAATTCTAAATTATCTTGCGTGGGATTTTGAAATGCCCGGATATGTGAAAACAACAGAGGAAGAAGAGGATTATCCAGATAACTGGATTACGGTTATATTCAAAAAGGAGCTATAAAATGAAAATTTTCGAAAGAAGGTGATTAACATAGAAGCATGGAATAAATTCTTCAAAGCACTTTTTGAATTTTTACTTATCCTTATCTATACCGCATTACAGTATTTTGTGTCATGGGCTGGTACGTCTAGTGTCGTTTGGCTGATTTTTAGGTTGTTTAGAATAACGTTCTCTTTTGAGGCCGCGACTGTCATTTGGTTGGCTTTAACTTTAATTGGAATGTTTATCAATTACTACTCAAACCTCTATAAAAGCAAGTAAACTAACTAGCAGGGTGGGTGTGGTGGCATGAAAGGAGTCTTATGGATTATTGGTCTGTTGAAGTAATGTACTATGATGATGGACATCAGGAACTCAATACATATATGGTCAAAGCACAGGATCAAAATGATGCTATAAACAAGGCACATCATCGATTTGAAAAATCTCATCCTGGTATGAGTTGCATGGTTCAGAGTGCAGAAAGAGCAGGTGGCTGAGATGGACTTCAAATGTAAGTGTGGCAGTAAATCTTTCTTTATCCAGAGCAAAGGTAGCCAGATTGGATTGTATTGTTCTGTTTGTGGCAAGTGGCAGAAATGGCTTACTAAGAATGAAGTGAGACAGTTTGAGTACGAGACGAATACGTTGGACTCAAAAGAAAACAATCCTGATGATGATTTTTATGAAAAATTCTCCTTAACTCCATGGGGCTGCCTACACTGTGCTTTTAGAGATTTTGGACTAGATCTTCCTGAAATACCTGGTAAGATGGCTGATGCTCTTATGGAAGATTTCTTCGAGATTATGAAAAAGCATGGATTGTGGAGAAAGAGTAAAGATGATTGAAAACATTGAACGCGAAAACAATCAAAATAACCAGACAGATTTGTATAATCGACTACTAGCTAGAATCAGCCAAAGCGCTATTAGAGTATCAACTGTAAAAGAGCCTCATACTTATATGAAAGCAGTTGGAACAAATGAACTCAAACGAATTCTAGCGGAAGAATTTAATATCCAATAAAAGTGCCGTTTTGTGAGGTGCAAATGTGAAAAAGTGGACTAAAGACCTTCTTGAAGCTAATGGATATGAGCTGAGAAACGCATACGTTAAAAATGTATCTTTTAGAATAAAAGATTACGGATTTCTTTCTCTTACACTCACTTTAGAAGGCGATGGGTGGGGAGTGAATTACATAGGCCCTTCTATCGGTAGAAAATACTACATCAACGGAGAGTCTATTAAAGATGGAAATGCCGCAAATTTTGAGGGTTATGAAGGCGGAGCTGAAGCTATCGTAAGGATTTTAGATGTTGTTGATTGTTCTGAACTTGAATCACTAAAAGGAAAATATATCCGTGCAGCTATCAAAAGAGGAGAGTCTGTGAAAATCATCGGGAACATCATCAAAGATCAGTGGTTTGATTACGGTTCGTTCTTCGATGACTATAAGACAAAACAGGAGTGCGATAGGAATGACTCTTGAGCAAGCAATCGAGATTCTTGACCCCAAAAATCCCTATTACGAAGACTCATATACAGTCCACCGTGCTCGATACATGGGAATGGAAGCACTTAAAATTCGAATGCCTAAAAAGGTCAAAAATATACCATTGTGTGAAATGGTTTTATGTCCAAGTTGTGGATATAGTTATCTATACAAGAAACTTGAAAAACTAAAACCTCCGTTTGATAATTTTTGCCCAGAATGCGGGCAAGCGTTGGATTGGAGTAGCCTTAACTGGCCGGACGATAAGTACGAATACGAAAAACTGCTCAACAAGATTAAGAAAAAACAAGGATTGTAGCATATAAAATTCCGCTTTTAACAGAAAGGGAAGATATGTTTAAGACTTTCAAAAATACTGCCGTATGCGTACTTCTAGCAGCTATTATACTGACAGGATGCAGTACAAGGGTGAAAGATTCAGTAGGGAATGTAGCTGTAGAGAATGGCTGGTTCTATCGTATCAGTGATACCCCTATGGTATACGATAAGGATACACACATTATGTATTACTTATTCTGTAGAAGTACAGGCAATCAAGGCTACGGCTATATGTCTCCTTATTATAATGAGCACGGTCAGATGTGCTACTACATTGATGGTCAGGTTGTTCCAATCGAGGAGGTGCTAATCGATGTTGACTGAGATTTCTTGGCTTATGACCAAGGCTTATATCATTTTGGTTCTTACGGCTGCGGTAATTCGCTCTGAGCAGATTTTGTATGACACCTCTACATATATTTTCCGAGGCGACAAGAAGAACGGAATGTGTGGCTGCGTCGCGCTGAATATTTTTATAATCGTATGTGCAAGTATGTGGACGGTGGTGTTTTAAATGAACTACATGAAACTGGTTAATGCTGATAGATTAAAAGATTGTCTTTTGCTGGAAGGGAATCTTGGACATATCAAAACTCTAAAAGATGTTGAACGAGTTATTGATTTTCAAGTAGATCGCCAGCCAACAACTGTATTTGAGTTCGTAGATAATTGTGAGAGCTCGGCATGGGTATGTGATTGTTGTGGTGGCGGAATTAAAGGGCAAGAGTCGCCAGAAAGCCTTGGCTATAATCGTTGCCCGTTCTGCGGCCTTTTGATCGAGGTTGGAAAATGAACTACGCTAAAATCATTCCTTGTGATATAGCAAATGGCGAAGGGGTGCGCGTCACATTGTTCGTGCAGGGTTGTGATCATCATTGTCCCGGCTGTCAGAATCCTACTACATGGGACCCGAATGGTGGTAAGCCATTCACAGATGAAACGCTTGATAAAATTGTAGATTTACTTCGACCTGATTATATTCAGGGGCTGACGCTCACGGGTGGAGACCCACTGTATCCAGAGAATAGGGAGACGATTTGCAAAATTCTAATAAGAGTCAGACACGAGTTTGAAGGAAGCAAAGACATTTGGATGTGGACTGGATATACATGGGAAGAATTGATTCAACAGGCAGCAGAAGAATTGAAATATCAAACTATTCCGACAACGGTAACAATTATTCGAAACATAAACGTGCTAGTCGATGGGCCATATATCGAATCTAAACGAGATATCTCTTTGCCGTACATGGGGAGTTCCAATCAACGTGTAATCGGCTGTAATAAGAGCTTTGTTTTACGAAGACCAGTCCTTTGGTGGGCTCCAGAAGATAAGAAAGGAAAATAATATGGATTTGGGAAATGCAACTATTAATCTTGGCTATGGCATGAGTCAGATGCCGTATCGCCCCAACATTAAGATCAATAAACTACACGACGATGCTCATCTGCCGACTTATGGTTCTGCAAATGCTGCTTGTGCAGACCTGTATGCCTATATCGGTTTTGATGATGCAACGATGGTAAACAAGAATGGTGATCGCTGCATTATGATTCAGCCGCATGAGACCGTTAAGGTACATACTGGTTTGCGGATGGCTCCGCCTGAAGGTTGGTACATTCAGGGCTTTGCCCGCAGCGGTCTTTCCACAAAGCAGGGACTTGCACCTGTAAACGCTGTGCCGATCATCGATCAGGATTACCGTGGAGAAATCATTATTCCTCTTCACAACTATTCCAATATCCCTCAAATGATTACTCATGGCGACCGTATTGCTCAGATGGCAGTTGTTCCGTTCTGGCAGGCTGATTTTGAAGAAGTTTCCGAATTTGACGAAACTGAGCGTGGAGTTGGAGGATTTGGTTCTACTGGAAAACAGTAATCGAGGTGTTTATGGGAAAGACGATTGATACGTCCGAACTTCTGTATCGGATGGGCAAGTACGCAGAAATCGATGTTGGAGAAGAAAAACATGATGCGTTTATGCATTTCATGCTTCTTTTGACCCGCACAATTGAGAAGATGCCGAATGCTGCATTGACTCATAAAAATCCGATTGATGATGAGATTATGGAAAATCAGTACAAGCTGACGAACACAATCTCACTGGTAACTGGCCGCACTCGAAACGACGGCTGGTATCTAACTTGGATTGGCATGACAATGAAAATCGTGCATCTGAAGATCGGAGAATCAGCTGGTTTCCGGTATATTAAAGATAATGAGGGACATGATTATCCGGGCGCAATGCATACATCTTGTGTTGTTGATTACTACATCTCAAGTGACAAGAAAAATGTTATTGTCCAGACTGAGAACACTATTTATAAATTTGAAAAAGTTGAGGAGGACTAAATTATGGCTAAGTATTTTTATGTTTACAATATCGCCGGTGTCGAGGATTCTATTGTAAAGATGTTCAACACTGATACTGGTGCAATGGGCGAGAAGAGTGTCAAGAAGGATCGCATGGATGGCTTTATTGATGGTATCAAGACGAGCGGCTTTGTTTTGAACAAGGAGCTGGCAGATGCTGACGTTGCAGAGGCCGAAGCAAAGCGTGTTCTTGCAGAAAAAATGACCGCTTATCAGGCAGCTCGCGATGACTATCACAACAAGAGTGAGACTTTGAAGAAGGTCAAAGCTAAGTACGGCATTAAGTAAGGAGAATACATAATGTACGATAGATACACTGGGCGCAAAGGCGTTGCTTTGGAAAATCTCATGGACGAAGATTGGAAAACTGCACTTGCCTTACACAAGGAAGATATCCCAAAAGGTGCTGAGGTGTATATTCAAAAGATGATTCAAAATCTTTATGGATGTTATCTTGTAGTTAAGTATAATAATTCTGTTTATTATGTTAAGCCAGAAGGTATTAAGCTGATTTGAGGTATGTATGAAGTATTACACTGTCGAATCTCATTACGAGAAAGAAGCTCCATTTGGAATTGCATGGCAAGTAAAGCTGTTTGACGGGCATACGCTTTTGGAAGAGTACGACCACATCTTCTATAACGAGATTGCTGGCTACTGCAAATGTCTTGAGGATATGGGGTTTATCGAGAATGTCGAAGTGAAACTGGACACCGAAAGCGAATTAAAGAAGTTACAGGATTTCCAGAAAAGTATCGATAAGATCACGGCAAAGGCCGCGATGTTGGAAAATCCTGCAAAAAGTGTAGAAACTCCTTGGATTAAAACAAAATATTCATTCTGGTAAAAGGTAAATTTTACGGAGGATTTATGGAAGGAAATAAAATCGGTTTCCTGCAAGCGACAGACGGAATTTACAACGTAGATATTGGCGTAATAGTCTCAAACGATGCTGTTGAACTTGCATATTATAGTGATGCTCCAGATATGGAATTGAGTTCTGCAACGCTTACAAAAGAGAAGACAAAGACTTTAATTTTGTATTTGATATATGCACTTGAACAATTAGAGTAAATATGTTTTATGGGTGGGTGGGAGGAATAAATATATGAAACGGAATATCACAATAAATCAGACTCAAATTTGTAATGGCGATAACTGTACTCAAATTGGAATCATTCACAATGATGAAGTGTATACCATGCAAACGAGTTACCCGAAAAGAGAAGGTCCTGCGGAGTTTACATGCAGTATGCCTGAACAGAAACACTATTTAAAAAATATCCTTTATAAGATTGTAGAAAAACTAAATAGTCTTATTGGATGGACTATAGATGCGTTTAACGATATTTGATCAAGGTGATAGTATGAAAGCACATATTCGGGAAGAAAAGAAAACGGCTCCATTAAAACTTAGCAGGGGAACATTGCTTCAAGATAATGAAGGCAAAATCTACAAGGTCTGCGACACAGCAGAATATGATGAGACGTATACTGACGATGAGATTATCAAGGTTGCTCTATCAGAAGAAAACATGATTCGTGCGACGAACTTTTTTAATACACAGTTTGTATTTGCAGATTGAGGTGGAAGTATGGCGACAAAGATTGTAAAGCATGGCTATGAACCGGAACCTCAGAAATTTGCTATCGAGTTTAAATGTCCTCATTGTCATTGCGATTTTTATGCGGATGACACATTTGATTCAATCTATAAGGTCTACTATGTTACAGCTGCCAATTTTGAGTTGCGATATACGTGTCCTGAATGTGGTGAAACCGCAAAGCAAATTGATATTGCAGATTATAATGAAGTATTTGGCAAGCAGACCTTCTTTGAATGGCTGAGGTCTATTTTTGAAACACCGCTAGGTAGATACTATAGGATTCAGAAAGTATTAAAGAGTTTGAGTGAAGGAGAAGAATAATGGCAATCAAGATTATTAAGCATGGGAAGAAGCCTGTCGAAATGGCGTATCATTTTGTGTGTGGTTGCGGGTGCGAGTTCTGGTCTGACTCAAAAGATGTACTAGCAGCAAGAACTTTAAACTCGTATTATGAAATCAAGTGCCCAGAGTGTGGAAATTGGATTAAGACCTTCGAAAGACCAGTATTCAAAAGTGAAGTCTTTGATAACTAAAATGTATGTTTTAGAAAGGTGTTAAAACAATGGAGTTTTGGGAGCTAAATCTTTTACATGATGGGGATATAGAACTAATATGTATATGCTTTGACGAGCAATCGCTATTCGAAATGGCGGTCGATAGGGCATTTAATTTGTTTGCAGAAATAAATGAATGGCCTCTCAAACAAGAAAATTGTTATGCTTCCGTAAGTGTAAACGACAAGATTCATTCTATTTTAGTGAAGATTAGCACACAAGACGATAATACAGTTGAACTCTGGGAGTATAAATGGGAATGTGTTTATAAAGAACCTCATGAAGACAAGTCTAATGACACCTTACTTCAGGAAGTTGTTTCTCGTGTACGAGACATTCCAAAACTATTTTATGATTGGGCAGAGAATTTCTGCTGGAAAGCGAGAAAAAATGGCTATTTGCAGTAAATGTCTACATAAAGAAGTATGCGCTTTTAGGAAGCAAACAAGAGATAGTTGCGCCGAATCTTGCGAAGACTTTCTCGGTTGGGTTAAGGTCATGGATGAGCGTCCGATCCCTTTAAAAGACAACGTTGTAATAAGCGATTGTGGTCTGTCATTTATCGGATATTACGATTACAATAAGCGAGATCGAGAGCACTTTTGCGATGCAAACACCTTTGAAAAAATTTATGAATGTCCATCTTACTGGCTGAAAGGACTTGATTTACATGAGCAGGAAAAAATCGCTAACAAAGAATACGAGTGTAGGAAATCCAATATGGGACAAGTATGAGATTGTGGGAGTCTCTTTTGACACATCAAATAATCCAAACAAGAAGTTCTTCAAGCCGGTTTACATAATGCCGAATGGAGATGTCGTAGCTTGCGATGGGACTCACGATTTCAATTATGATCCTAACAAAGAAATTCAAATTGTTCCAAAGGAATCTATCCCATTTTATGGCAAGCCAACAGAGCCTGCTGTTTATTGTGATGATGATGGCAACTGTGTGGATGTTGACGGTAATCCTCTCGGTATGAAATGGGACGACTTTATGGAGAAACAGCTCCGAACGGTAAATAAATAACATATCATCGCTATAAAAATCAGAAAACAATACGGTAAAACTAGACTTTTATGAGGTGGTGAATTATGATTGAACGCGGAGAATTTTATGTGGTAAATAATCTCATGGTTGTTGCACACGACTATGAACGTATCGATGGATATGGCCGTATGTGGAGCAGGCTGCCTGTAGACAAGAATTGCCTTGAAACTTATTGTCAAGCATTAAAGGACTGTGGATATAAAGATACTACGGAGAATTTCAAAAATGATTGAAGAATGTATAAAAATTATATGTGATCGGTGCGGCAAAGATACGCTTGTTAAAAAGAATGGATTCCCAAACAATGTAACAAGTTATTACGTTCCTGATGATAAAAAATGGAGCTTGAAAGGCGAAGTCGCTATCTCAGATTTATGCCCGCAGTGCCGACGCGAATACGAAGATATGCTCCATAAATTCTATTGTGAAGGAATAAAACGCAATGACTGAAGAATTAGGTTTTTATAAAGACCAAGCAGAATATTATAAAAGATCAATCGAAGATCTACTGCACCATTATACTGATAGCTGTGGCATGTGTACTGTTAATTTAGATTGCAGTGAATGCGTTGTGGATAATTTTATCAATCAGCTACGAAATATTCTGTATAGTAGTAGTGAGTATAAAGGAGAAAACATATGAAGCTGCTTTTACAGTCTAATGGAGGATTTTCTGGATTCTATAGTAGATTTATTTTGATTGATGCAGACCTACACAAAATGGTAAAAACGGATGGTCTCATGAAAGATGGTCTAACTGGAATAAAATATATTTGGGACTATATCGATAATGAGAAGATTCCTGATATTGATGATTTTGATAAATCTCTTTGTCAAGATTTCAATTATGACATTTCATTACTTGAATGTTTTTTACCGACTGCCAAAGTTGTCACTAATGAATCCTTCATAATGGACGACATCAATTATGATGTTTATCTATCATCTGAAAACGTTCCGTATAGAAAATTCAGATTGAATTCTTCATCATATCTTGAAAATGACGCTCTCAGCGCAAAGCTTAGGAAACTATTTCAGACATTCTTATAAAACTTGGATTCTTATAAAGGAGGCTCACAATGATTATTGACTGCAAATCTATCGCACAAGATATCAAAAATAAAATCAAGAAGATTATCGCAGAGGCCAACTACGCTCCTGTTTTATATATTTATCAAGTGGGGGATAACCCCGCATCCAACGCTTATATTCGTGGTAAGTTGCGTGACTGTGAAGAGGTGGAAATCGAAGCAAAACTTATCAAATTGCCAGAAGATATTACGGAGGATGAATTAAATAACAAGATACTGGAAGATTATAATTGGGAAGATGTGGACGGTATTATTGTTCAGCTCCCGCTGCCAAAACATATCAATCCCCAAAATATCTACATCCCAGACGCAGTTGATGTTGATGGTTTTAATACTACATCTCCATTTCAGCCCTGCACTCCACTGGGCGTTATGAAGATTTTTGACTCCACCGGTTACGATCTGGATGGCAAGAATATACTCGTATGCGGTCAATCTGATATTGTTGGTCGTCCGCTGGTTGATATGCTGATTAAGCGCCACTGTAATGTGATCTCTGTGAACAGCAGCGGAAGTTTTATGAAATGCACGGCTCTTGCAATGGATATGGTCGATGTGATCATCTCCGCAGTCGGAAAACGTAATTTCATCACACCGCTTGGTCTTGATCGAGTAGAGGTCTGCATCGATGTTGGCATCAACTATGACGAAAACGGAAAGCAGCACGGTGATTGCGCTGACGCTGTTTATGAGATGGAGAATATCAAAGTTACACCTCGTATCGGCGGTGTTGGGCTTATGACACGTGCCATGCTACTTCATAATGTATGTGTGGCAAAGTATGGATATCACAAGTTGGAGGAGGTGATTGGATGAAGGAAGTCCCAATTTGGGAAAAGACGACTCTGACGTTAGATGAAGCGGCTGCTTACACGGGGATTGGGGTCTGCCGACTAAGAGCGATTACTGATGATGAAAACTGTCCATTGGTACTTTGGGTGGGGAATAAACGTCTTATCAAACGTAAGGCTCTCGAAAAATATATAGATCGAACGTATTCTGTTTGAAATATAGGCTCTGATGTGGTATACTCATGGTGTCACACCAGAGCTTCTTATATAACGTAAGGAGTTCCGCATCATGATAAGACGTAAAGATAATAATGGCAAAGTTTTAAAAGACGGCGAGAGCCAGAGAAAGGATGGGAGATACCAATATAGATGGACAAACAAACTTGGAAAACGCTCAATAATATACGCCACTTCACTTAAAGAATTGAGAGAAAAAGAAGTTGAAATCCAAGAAAAACTTAATTTGGGTATAACGTCTACTTCAAAAATCACAGTGTACCAATTAGCAAAAAGACATCTCGAAGAAACAAAACTTACTATTAGGCCAAGCAGCTATAAAACAAAATCGCAGAATTTGAAAATCTTTCAGAATCACCTAATTGGGGAAATGAATGCAACTGATATTTTAGTGCGCGATGTAAAACAATTTGCACGAGAATTGGATAACGAAGGATATTGTTATACAACAATCAGAGATGTCATGTCTTTAGCTAGACCGGCATTTCAAGAAATGTTTGATGAGAATATAATTCCTAGAAATCCATTCGTTTTTAAATTAAATACAGTTGTCAAATGTGACTCAAAAGAAAAAGAAATATTAACAGAAGAGCAGTATCAAAATCTGATCAAGTTCATGAAATCTAGTCGAGTATATAAAAGGCATGTTGGCATGGTGATGCTTTTGCACGAGACAGGACTTCGAGCAGGAGAATTATGCGGGCTAACAAAAAAGTCATTTGATTTTGATAACAACACTGTTACTATATCTCATCAGATGGTGTACGATGGAAAGAGCGGCGGGCTGTATTTAGCACCTACAAAAACAGAAAGTGGGATAAGGACTATCCCATTATCTAAAGACGCCATCATTGCTTTTGAAGAAGCGGTAAAACAACGTCCGATTGTAAAAGCAGAGAGAATAATAGATGGGCAAGCCGACTTCTTGTTTATAGCAAAAACTGGAAGGCCCTATACGAATAAAAACCTTGTTAGAATTTTTGAAGGACTAATCAAAGCCTATAATAGTTGCCATGATGAACCATTGCCTGAAGTCACTGCCCATAGTATGCGCCACGAATATTGTACACGACTTGTCAAAGCCAAGATGGATGTTAAATCGGTTCAATACCTCATGGGACATTCGTCGCCCGATATAACCTTGAAAGTGTATACTCATATCTTAAAAGAAGAGACCGAAGCAGAGGCAATCAAACAGTTTAATAGGATTGTTTCCTAA